ATCGCGATCAGTCAATATTGACTGATCGGTTAAGACATGACAAAGGACGGATCATGCAGAACACACCAGCGACAATCACCAAGTCTCACCGCAACTCCACCCAGGAAATTCCGTTCGATGTAGCCTGGGCAGAGGGAGGTAGCTTGGCGAATGTCGTCAGAACCGACACGAACGGCGTCACCGTCTTTGCCGGCACGCATCCCGAGCACGGCAATATCCACATCATCATCCCTGCTGTGGGCGACGGGCTCCTGCTCTTCCCTTTTGAAGTCCAAGATTTTTAGTGCGATAACTAGTCAATCAAAACTGATTGAACGGAGTGCGACATGAACAACGACATTGTGATCCTTCGCGAAGCGATCAAGAAGATCATTCCGATGCTTGCAGGCAAAGGCTTGACCGTTACGCAAATGGGCACACAAGCCTATGTTCAGCCGCACCCCGTCACCGGCCTTCCCTACCGCGTCAACATTCCGCTCTTGCCCGACAACGCAGAGCCGGACTTCGTTTTCGCGATCCAGGGCTTTATCGACCACGAAGTCGCCCACGTCCTCTTCACCGACTTCCTCTACAAGGCTCACGAGAAGTCGCGCCGCCTGCATAATCTGCACAACATCGTCGAGGACACGATGATTGAGCGCCTGATGGGCAATGAGTTTCCCGGCTCGAAGAAGAACATTTCGCGCCTCGGCAAATACTTCCTGCAGAACGTCACGGCCGTTGCGATCGCGAAGGCGCAGTCGAAGCAGGACGAGTTCGATTACCTCCTCGTCGTCTTGATGCGCGCGCTTGCCGGCCACGCCGAGTTCCAGGAGTTCATGGACGACAACAACTACTGGGATCATGAGCTGGTCAAGGAGTTCATGAAGCGCTTCAGCAAGGCGTCGCAGAAGAAGATGCCGCTGCTCGCGTCCACCGAAGAGACCTACGAGATCGCGCTCGAGGTCGAGGCCATCCTCTATCCACCACCGCCCCCTGCCCCGCCGCAGCCCGAGCCTGAAGAACAGGACGAAGACGACAGCCAGGGTGAAGGCTCTGACGATCAGGAAGAGTCCGACGGCGAAGACGACAAGGATCACTCCGACGAAGAACAGACCGGTGACGGCGAAGGCGACGGTGAGCGCGAGCACACCGAAGACAACGACAACGCTTCGGGCGGTGAAGGCGAGTCTGACGAAGAGGAGAAGGAAGAAGATGCCGGCGACGGTGAAAACGAAGGTTCCGGCGAAGGCGAAGAAAAAGCCGACGATGAGAACAATGGCGACGACGATGACACTGCCGGAGAAAGCGCAGATGGCAGCGACGACGATCAGGCTGGCGAAGAAGATGCCGGTGACGCTGACGGAAAAGGCTCCGACGAAGCGGACGATCAAGAAGGCGCGGCTGACGATGCCGATGATCAGAATGGTGCCGGCGACGGCAACGACGATGACCAGGACGAAGGCGACACGAGTGATGGTGAGCCTGCTGACGCTGGGCAGGAAGCAGAGAATTCTGATGCAGAGGGTGAAGGTGAGCCCGCTGAGATGGAAGACAGCGCCGATGAAAGCGGCGAGCCTGATCAGGCAGGGGATGATGAAAGCAACGGCGACGCTGGAAGCTCTGATCCCGATGATGAGAGCCAGGAAGGCGAAGAAGCCAACGGCTCACCGGATCTGAGCAACGTCGCCATCGAAGACACCGGCGATCACGACGACGATGGTGACACCGACGGTGAAGGCGAAGACGGCGAGAACGATCTCGAGGTCGCAGGTATCGGCTACGATCCGAACCAGAACCCCTTCTCCGAAATGAACGACGACGCGCTCGAGGAGAAGGATCTCTCGTCGGCGCTGGTCAAGATCATCGTCAAGGAGGCGATCGAAGCGTGCCGGGCGGCCGACTATTCGGTCTTCACCCGTGAATACGATGTGATCAAGACGCTGGACGTGCCGGAGAATTTCGACAGCAAGCACATCGTGGAGCTCGACGAGCAGACCCGCGCACTGACTGGCGTCATGCAGAAGGACATCGAGCGCATGATGGCTGCGCAGTCGCGCGTCTTCAACGTCGCCGGGCAGCGCTCTGGCAGGCTCAACAGCTCCGGCCTGCATCGTCTGACGGCTGGCGATCCCCGCGTGTTCTCGCGCCGCGAAGAGATCCGCGCCAAAGACACAGCCGTTGCGCTGCTGTCCGACTGCTCCGGCTCGATGTCGAAGAAGCCGATGGCGACGGCAATGTCTGCCTCTTATGCGCTCGCCCAGGTTCTCGAGCGCTGCAACATTCCTGCCGAGTGCATGGGCTTCACGACGGCGCAGATGTATGGCGATGATGGTCCGCTGAATGCAGCGCGTATTCGCCAGTTCAATGCCGACCTTCAGAACGAGGTCAACAAGAGCCGCGTGAAGTTCTCGCGTGTGTATCCGATCTACATGCCGATCTTCAAAGAGTTCCACGAGCGCATCAATGCCGAGGTGAAGAAGCGCTTTGCCTATCAGCGTAAGTTTCAGCCATTCATGGGCGGCAACATCGACGGCGAGTCCCTCGAATATGCTGCGATGCGTCTCGCCAAGCGCAAGGAAAAGCGCAAGGTGATCATCGTGCTCTCCGACGGCTTCCCCGCTGGCGCCGACGGTGACGATGAACACCTGAAATACATGGTCGAGCGCCTGACGAAGATGGGCTTCGATCTCGTCGGTATCGGCATCGAGTCCTCGGCCGTGGCTCGCTTCTACGACAACTACCTGATCCTCAACTCCGTCGATGAGCTGCCGAAGGCCGTCATGGGTGAGTTGAAAAAGATCCTCATGAAATAGCGAGGGAAGCGCAATCGGTAAGTAAATATTGATTGCGTCCCATCGCTGCGCTTGTTAGTAAGTAAATATTGATTGAGAGCGTCACTAGAACGCGAGATTAAACGGAGACAGGAAATGACAGCAGCAGCAGCCGTAGCAGTGCAAGCCGACCCCACCGACGACATGATTACCTGCGCGATCGACGGTGGTCGTTGCCACTCGATCCGCGTCTATTTGCGCGAGAACTATCCGGAATGGACGATCGAGCAATACAAGGAAAAGTATCCGGGCCAGCCGATGCTGTCCGAAACCGGCAAGCGCGCCGCTCTAAAGGCCAGGGAAGCTGCCGAGCAGCGCAAGAAGTCGTCCACCGCCTTGCAGCCGAACCAGCCGTTCGCTTTCACCGAACGGACGCTGTCGGAGATCTTCGGCCTCGACGCGTCGGCCGGCTTGAGCTCGACCAACAATCCGATCATGCTGCGCTGCCTCACCGAACATCACCTCGAGTCCGCTGCCTATATCCAGGCGACCGATCCGGACTACGTCTTCAACATCGACCTGGTGAAGAAAGTCTGCCTGGGCTTCGAACTCGGCATGAACGTCTATCTCTGGGGCTTTCACGGCACTGGCAAGACGACTGTCCTCGAGCAGTGCGCCGCGCGCACGGGCCGCGCGTTCTTGCGCGTCCAGCACACCGGCAACACCGAAGAGGCGCACATTCTCGGACAGTATGTAGTCAAGACGGTGATGGCTGACAGCCAGGAGCTCGGCGCCGACGGCAGAATCCACATCGTGCAGAAGCCGCAGACTGTGACCGAGTTCCAATATGGTCCGCTGGCGATGGCGATGAAATACGGCATGGTCTACTGCGCTGACGAATACGACTTCGCAATGCCGTCCGTGATCGCGCTCTATCAGCCGGTGCTCGAAGGCAAGCCGCTTGTCATCAAGGATGCGCCCATCGATCAGCGCGTCATTCATCCGCATCCCGATTTTCGCTTCGTCGCGACCGGTAACACCAACGGCGTCGGCGACGAGACTGGCCTCTACCAAGGCACGATGATCCAGAATGCTGCGTCCTATTCGCGCTTCCACATCACTGAGGAAGTGAAATACATGGACCCGAAGCAGGAAGCTCTGGTCCTGCGGTCGAAGGCCGGTCTCGGCAAGCCCGATGCTGACAAGTTCGTCAAGGTCGCGAACGCCATTCGCGAGAGCTTCGCGAAGGGCGAAATGTCGATGACGATCTCGCCGCGTGAGCTGATCACCGCTGCATCGCTGACCATCGTCTTCGGCAATAACCCGACGCTCGGCTTCAAGCTCGCATTCGCCAACCGCTGCTCCCGCGTCGACCAGGTGACAGTCGAACAAGTGCTTCAGAGGCACTTCGCCTGATGATCGACCATAAGGAGAGCGTCGATCTGATCCGGCGTCTCGCTTGGTCGATCGCAAGAAAGCTTCATGGCTCCGGCGCAACGTCGATGAGCCATGAAGACGTCGAGCAAGAGCTTTGGATCGTCTGGTGCCGCGCACGCGACACATTCGATCCGACGCTCGGCGTGCCCTTCAAGGCCTATCTGCTCGAGGGCATCCGTCGCTCGAAGCTTGGCCTTAACCGCACGATGTTCAAGCGGATTGCCGAAGAGCGCGCCAAGAGCCTCGACGCCCCGATCGCAATGAATGGCGACGACAGCTCCGAAGGTTCGCTCCTCGACATCATCGCATCTGGCGATGACAGCGCCGAAGACAAGCTGGCTGAAGAGACGCACCTCGCCTGGGCGCTGAGGAAGCTGAGCGCCCGCGCCTCGCTGTTTCTGAAGCTCCTCTACGAGCAGCCGCCCGAGTTGCTTGAACAGATGCGCCAACTGAAAGCGCGCTCCGATTGGGCCAAAGAGATCGGAGCGCAAAACATTCTGATCAGCCAGATCACGACGGCGTTTGTGTTCCGTCTGATGGACGCTGATCGCCCGGAACGCACGAAGATCCTCGCCGAGCTGCGCAAGCTCTCCGAGAAGGTCCAAAGGAACGCCGCATGACAGCTTACATTCCGTCTTTTGCACCTGGCTGCTTCGGCTCTGCGCTTGCTTACGAGGAGACGGCGCCGGTGTGCGCGGTCTGCAAGTTCGCAGAAGCGTGCAAGCCGCTGCACCTGACCAATCTCGAGATCCTTCGTGAGCGCGTCGGTGTGAAGGGCAAGGGTAATAAAGACGCCAAGAACCCGCTCGTTGAAAAGCCGACGGCAGGTCCCGCAGAAATGACCGTGCCGAAGAAGGTCATGGCGCTCGTTGAAAAGCTCGACAGCTCCAATCTGCGTGTGACCGAGAACTTCGCCAAAGGCGTCAATCCGTTCGCAGCCTCGTCGAACTTCTTGAAGATCGCCGGTCATCTGCTCCTGAAGCTGAAGCAGCCGCTCGATCGCCAGACGCTCGCTTACGCCTACACGACCAAGCTCGGCTGGACCGAAGGCACGGCCGACAGTCACGCGCGCATGGCGATCCAGGCGCTCACCCATATCGGCGCGGTCAACAACATCGACGGCGCCATCGTTCTGAGGAGAGGCTGATGGCCGGCCTGCGCTTTCACTTGCTGCTCGAGTCCAGAAACACACCGCTCATTAGAGGCGGTTGGTTCGATGCTCCCTCCCCGACGCCGACGGTCTATGCCGAGCACGATGCGATCGAGGCCTTGGAGAAATACCTGTCCGAGCAATTCGCCGCTCGGGTGATCGTCATGAGCACCGAGGCCCGCACCGACATTTCTACGATCCACGTTCAATTCAATTGAGGACACGATATTGCACGCCATTCTAGCCGCCCGCACCGACTTCTCACTCGGCGAAAGCATTCTCAACGCCGAGAAGCTGGTCGATATCGCCAAAGAGCAAGGCGCCAAGGCGATCGCGATCACCGACACCATGTCGATCACCGGCATGATCGACTTCACCAATCGCGCCAAGAAGGCCGAGGTTAAGCCGATCATCGGTGTGCGGCTCAGACTGTCTGAGGATCCGACCTGGCGTCCGGCCAAGGGTCAGAAGAAGAAGCACATGCCGCCCGAGCACTTCCTCACGGCTTACGTGCTGACGGAAACAGGCATGAAGGCGATCTATCGTCTGCTGACCAAGGCCAATTCCGGCGACACCGAAGACGCGGCCGGTAACAAGGTGCCTGGGCGCTTCTATTACACCGCGAAGCTTGGCTATGACGATCTCTGGGAAGAGCTCGAAAAGCTCGGCGCCGGTCATCTTGCGTTTCACCTGGGCGACACCCACGGCGTCATCATGCGCGCTGACGCAGAGCAGATCCTCGAGCGCCTGGTTGACTGCCTGCATCCCGATTACGTCTTCGCGCCGCTGATCCCGATCGACACGCCCTACTTCGGCACGGTCAATAAGCGCTCGCTGGATCTGATCGCACGCTTCAAGGCTCGCCCGCTCGTCGTGCGCCCTGCCTATTACGAAGCCGACCAGGCTGACGCGCACGAAGTCATGACCGCGATCGCCAATAACAACAAGGTGACGGACGGTTGGCACAAATCGACCTTCAACCGCGACTTCCACGTTCTGAAGGCAGCCGATCTCGGCGCTGAAGTGGTCAAGGCTGCAAAGCACGTCGCGCTCCGCGGCGTCGTCGGTGCAGGCGCGCATTTCAAGCAAGGCCTCGCAAACACCGACTGGCTGGTCGATGCGGTCGAATACACCTGGTCGAAGGCGCCGGTCTCGCTGCCGGTGATGGCAGAAGACGAGTTCGCCAGTCTCGTCGCAGAGTGCAAGGCCGGCTGGAAGGTCCGTTTCAGCCAGGAAAGCTTCGGGCACAAGCCGACCCAGCAAGAGTTGATCGACGTCTACAAGCCGCGCCTGGCATACGAGCTCGAGGTTTTGAAGAAGCTCTCCTTCGCAGGCTACTTCCTGCTTGTGCAGGACGTGGTGCAGTTCTCCAAGCAGAGCGGCATTCTCGTCGGTCCTGGCCGCGGTTCTGTCGGCGGCTCGCTCGTCGCTTATCTGATGGGCATCACTGACTGCGATCCGATCCGCTTCGGTCTGCTCTTCGAGCGCTTCATCAACCCGGAGCGTCTCGACCTGCCAGACGCCGACTTGGACTTCATGTCGACGCGTCGCCACGAGGTCGTCGAATACCTTATCAAGAAATACGGCGAGAAGCGCGTCGCCGGCGTGTCGAACTTCGGCACGCTTGCTGCTGCGTCCTCGATCCGCGACGTCGGCCGAACTTTCCAGATCCCGGAGAAGGAATATTCGATCTCCAAGCTGGTGCCCAAGAAGCACGGCGCCAATGTGCCGCTGCCTGAATGCCGCATGGAAGTCGCTGAAATCGATGAGTTCGCAGCCAAGTATCCGGCGCACTGGGACATCATGGAGCGCATCGAAGGGACGATCCGCAATATGAGCCAGCACGCAGCCGGCATCGTCGTCGGTGGCGTGGATCTCGAGGAGCGAGCGGTCATCGAAAAGCGCAAGGGCGACTCGGCAGTCGTCTGCTGGGATAAGCGCATCGTCGAGGATCAAGGCCTGGTCAAAATGGATATTCTCGGCCTCTCCACTCTCGATCTGATCGCGTTGGTGCTGCGCTACATTTTCGAGCGCCATCAAAAGAAGATCAACCTGATGAAGGTGCCGCTCGACGATCCGGCAGTGCTGAAGAACTTCGCAGCCGGTCTCACCACTGGCGTCTTCCAGTTCGAAAGCCCCGGCATGCGCAAGCTGCTGCGCGAGCTCGGCGCTGACGGCTGCATCACCTTTGACGATATCACGGCCGCGACCGCGCTCTACAGACCTGGCCCGATGGAGTCAGGCATGATGGACAGCTACTATCTGCGCAAGCAGGGCAACGAGACGGTCGACTATGACCATCCGCTGATGGAAGACGTGCTGCGCGAAACATACGGCGTCATCGTCTACCAGGAGCAGGTCATGAAGATCTCTCAGGTGATCGCAGGCTACACCGGCGCCCAAGCTGACAAGCTCCGCAAGATCATGGGCAAGAAATTGCCCGAGGAAATGAAGAAGGAGCGGTCGAATTTCGTTGACGGCTGCGTGAAGACGATCGCCTGCACGGACGAATGGGCCGGCGCTCTATTCGACAAGATCGAAGGCTTCGCCGGCTACGGCTTCAACAAGAGCCACTCGGTCGAGTATTCGCTGATCTCGTGGCAGTCGATGTGGCTGAAGACGCATTATCCCGTCGAGTTCTTCGCGGCTGCGCTGACACTGATGGACGAAGACAAGCTGCCGGCGATCTTGCGTGACGCTGCGCGCTTCGGCATCGACGTGAACATGCCCGATATCAACATTTCGACCGAAAGGTTCGAGATTGTCACCGACGTCCGGCTGGTCATGCCGTTCCAGCGCATCAAGGGCATTTCTTCCAACACGACGAACGCGATCCTCGAGGCGCGCAAGGCGGTCGATCCCACCACGAAGAAGCCGCTGGGCCTCTTCAAGGACAAGGCTGACTTCCTCGAGCGCGTCAACAAGACCAAGTGCAATAAGAAGCACCAGGAAAACCTCGATCTCGTCGGCGCATTCTCACGCATCGAGCCTGGACAGCTTGGGCCGAACGATCCGGCGCGCATCAAGGATCAGCTCGAGCTCCTGCCTGGCCTGGTCACAGCAACCGTGCCGGTCGCGCGCTCGATGGAGAACGACAAGGCGACGAAGGACGCCATCGCCGAGGTCATCGACGACTACAAGGCGGATCTGTCTGAGGACGGTATCATGGTGCATCCGCACTTCGGCAAGCAAGCGCAGTTCATGATCATCACGGACGCGCCCAACAACCCGGAAGAGCAGGAAGGCATGATGTCGATCGGCAAGGCGTCGGCGCCTGTCATCGATGCGTTGATGTCGCACCAGCTCGATCGCAAGATGATCTATTGGACGGCTCTGCTGAAGCGGCCGAAGTCGGGCAAGCAGGTCTCGCCGGAAGAGATCCGCATGTATTGGCCCTACCTCGAGCGCGAAATCGATATCCTGAAGCCACCGATCATCGTGCTGCTCGGCACTGCTGCCGTGCGCCACTTCATGCCTGACTTCAAGGGCAAGACCTCGGACGTCGCCGGCAAGGTTGTCTATCACAAGGATCTCGATGCGAACCTCGTGATCGGCTTCAATCCTGGCGAAATCTACTACGCGCCCGAGAAGCAGGATCTCATGGAGGAAGTCTTCGCGTCAGTCGTCGATCTCCTCGACTGACCACCCGTAAGCCGCGCTCGCAAGCGCTATTCTATTGATGCAGATCGAAAGGAACGATCATGAGTGAAGAGACTGAAGAAGAGAAGAAGGCGCGCACCACGATCAAGGTGCGCAACTACATCGACAGCGCCAAGCTGAAGGAAGACATCGGCTATTCGCTTGTCGATATCTCCGGTGCCCAATCGCGCCAGGCGCAGTTGTTCGTCCATTACGGTGAGCTCTCGGCCAAGGCCGCGCGCCAGGTGGACAATATCAAGCTGCTGCTCGAAAACACCGAGGCGGCCGTCTATCGCGTCCTGCGTGACTCGATGGTTGCCAAGGGCGAGAAGGTCACGGAAGCGCTGCTCGACAAGATGGTCACGCGCCATGAGCGTGTGACGGCCGTCAAGAAGGCGCTCAATGAAGCCAAGCAGATCGAGGCGGTTGCTAAGATTGCGGTTGAAGGCTTCCGGCATCGCAAGGACATGCTCGTCCAGCACGGTGCAACCGAGCGCGAGGAAATGAAAGGCGAGCTCGTCACCAAGCTGCGCAGCAGCCGCGAGGAAGACCTCGATAACCTTAAGGCCGGATATCTCGAGCGGGTGAAAAAGAACGCCGCTTAAATTTTTCGAAATCCGTCGATTTTTCGTCTATTCAACAGTCAGTCAAAATTGACTGACTAGAACCCACGGAGCCCTCTCATGAAATACAATCTCGATGACTTCCTCGCTTTCGTCCGCAAGCTGTTCGGCCGCGAAGAGTCCGTTGACTCGATCCTGAAGCCGATCACCAAGATCACGACGAAACTGGCAAAGCATGAGCGCAAGCAGCAGTCGGCCGCCCAGCGCCGCGCCGAAGCTGCAGAGCGTGCCGAAAAGGCCGCTGCCGCTGCGAAGGACGCTGCGTCCCGCGCCGCTGCCAAGCGCTCGAAGATCCTCGAAACGTTCGCCTGAAAAATCCTCGAATTTTTTCGCGAAACCCGATTGAAAACTGTCTATTTATAGATTAGCGATTTCGCTAAATCGCTAACTACGAACCGACAAAGCTCACAAGCACCAGCCTCGAAAAGGAAAACTCGAAATGGCACTTTCTCCCGCACTGCAGAAGCTCGTCTCGCAAGGCGCAAACAAGTATCAGCGTTCCACTGGCGAACGCATCAAGCCGAAGGAAGGCGTTAACCGCTACCGCATCCTCGTGCCCGATCAGAACGCTCAGTTCTGGGCCGACCTCGGCGTTCACTGGATCAAGCCGGAAGTTGAAGGCAAGGGCAAGCCGATTGCCGTTGTTGGATGCCCGAGCATCTGCTTCGATCAGCCGTGCGCGATCGACACCGCGATCGACCAGGCCATGAGCGCGGCGATCGATGAAGAGTCCAAGGAGCTCTACAAGAGCTGGAAGGCTCGTAAGACCGTTCTTCTGAACGTTCTCGATCGCTCGAAGGGCTCGACTGATCCGGACAAGGTGCAGATCCTCGAACTCACGCCCGGCACGTTCGGCTCCATCCTCGGCATCGTTCAGCAGTATGCCGAAGAAGGCGAAGACATTCTGTCGCCGAGCGAAGGTATGGATATCTCCATCACCCGCACCGGCAAGGGTCTCAACACCGAATACGCCGTCAACGTCGCTGCCGGCAAGGCACATGCTCCGGTCACGCCGCAGCAGCTCAAGGAATGCCACGACCTCATCGGCCACATCAACAAGGAGTTCTTCCGCGGTGATGAGCAGAAGGCGCTGAACTTCATCGCCCAGGTCGCCCAGGTTTCGTTGCCGAAGCTCGGCAACAAGACCCCGACTGCCGCTCTGACCTCGCGTGCAGCAACCGTTGATCCGGACGTCGATGCGGACGCACTTGCTGACGCAGCCGACCTCGACGAAGCACCGTTCGACGTCGACACTGAAGAAGCCGCACCGGTCACGAAGGCCGCTGCGACCACCACTCAGAAGGCTTCGTCCAAGCCGGCTGTTGTCGAAGAGCCTGTCGTCGAACTTGACGACAACGACCTCGATGACGTCCTCGCTGACCTGGACACCATCTAAGTCGTCACTGCGCCGCGCGCTTGTGCGCAGTGATCTCTGGCCCGGCAAGTCGCGCTGCCGGGCCTGTTCGTCAGGAGGTTGCGCCCTCCTTTGCTCGCTTGGCACTTGCGATCTCCTGACGCCCCTCCCCTGAAATACAAAGGTTTTTGATATGCAGCGTTATCTCCTGATCGACGGCATGAATATTGCTCATGCAGCCAACAACGCGAAGCCGCTGAAGGTCGGTGAGACGCAGGTTCAAGCCATCTACCATTTCGTGAAGATCGTCCGGAAGCTGATCGCCACCTACCCGACCGCAAAGCCCGCGGTGCTCTGGGATGGTGCAAGCTGGCGCTACATGGACTTTCCCGACTACAAATCCAATCGCAAGAAGCAAGACACGCCGTCGGCCGTCAAAGCAGCCGAAATGAAGAAGATCGCAGAAGGTCAGATCCCGGCGATCAAGAAGGCGATGCAGCTCTTGGGCGTTCCGCAGGTCCGCGCTTCGAACATGGAAGCTGACGATCTCGCCGCAATCATGGGCGATCGCTACGCTGCCAAGGGCGGCAAGGTCGTGCTCGTCTCCGGCGACAAAGACTGGGTGCAGCTCGTCAACCCCAACATCATCTGGCTCGATCCGATCCAGGACCGCAAGATCATGAAGGCTGCCGACATGCTGCCGGCGCTCGGTTACGACCTCGAAAGCTTCGAGGCGTTCGTCGAAATGAAGTGCCTTTGGGGTGACGAAGGTGACGGTATATCCGGCGTCGGTGGTATCGGCGACAAAGGCGCGATCGCGTTCCTGAAGGAATACGTCTCGGTGTCGAACTTCTCCAACATGCTGATCGACAAGACGCTCGATCCAAAGACCGTGCCGAAGAAGTTCCGTGACTTCGGAGAGTCCGAGGAAAAGCAGATGATCTATCAGCGCAACCTGAAGCTCATGGATCTGCGCACGAAGCTCCGGCCGGAGCCGGTCAATCTGCGCGTCGACACAGGCACGCCGGACATCGAGCGCTTCAAGACGTTCTGCAACCGGCTGATGTTCCGCTCGATCACAAAGGATCTGGAGCCCTGGATCTCGGTCTTCCCTGCCTTCCACCACCTGCAAGAGGAGCTCGCCGCGTGACGGCATCAATCATCACCCTGAGTGCAGCGTGGATCTACCTCGTGATGGTAGTTTTCACGTTCTACATCATTAAGCCCATCGTTACGGGAGGTGACGGGCGTCGTATCGCGTTCGCCGTCTTCTTCTGGTTCATTTTCTGGCCGGCAGTGTTTCTGACCTCGGCCTACGACAAGATGAAAGGACGCCGTTTTGTCTGACCTGATCACTACGCCCAAGGCGGCTGATCCCAAGCCTGAAGCCAAGAAGGCGCTCGAGGCTGCCATCCAGAAGATCGGCAAGAGCTACGGCGACCTGCTGCGCGTTGCTGAAAAGCACGGCGACGATATCTCGAAGGACGACTACGCCAAGGCGCAGTATTTCCTGTCCGAGACGATCAAGAAGATCTGGGAAAAAATCGACGTGGTCCGCGACGTCGCCAAGGCCACAAACGGCGACTTCTCGCTCGACAGCATTGAAATGCCGGCGAAATACCAGGTCACTTGGTATAATCAGTCGCCGCGGAAGGGACTGGCGCCGGAAGAGCGCATCACCTTTCCAGGTTCCGAGCAAATCGAAGCCCGAGCCCCGGTTCTTCCGGCTGGTCCCATCGATACCTCGAAAATGGATGGCAAGACTTTGGCGAAGGCCATCGGCGGGCGCCTGACCAAGGCCGCAGCAGCCGTTGCTCCACGTCCAGTTCAGTCAATCAATACTGATTTAGACGAGGATGGTTTGCCGCCTGCTGACACAGGCAGCGACCTTCTGGACGACGTTGACTTCATTGATGACAAGTAAGGAGAAAGACATGGCATCAGCAGCAGATATCGCAGCATCGCTCGCCGGCGCGATCGGTGCAAACGACGAGGAAGTGACTGTTTCCCAGTTCCTTCCGTCGGGCTTTCCGCCCCTCGACCACGCTTCCAATTCGAACTGGGAACTCGGTGCGTTCCCGGTCGGCCGCATGATCGAAATCGCCGGCCCACCGTCGTCCGGCAAGACTGCGCTGGCAACGGCCGCAATGGCCGGTGCACAGCAAATGGGCGGCATTGCGGGTTTCGAGGACTTCGAGCGCTCGTTCTCGCTGCGTCTGGCGCCGCGCCTCGGCCTCGACACCACGCCTGGCCGCTTCGTCTTTAAGACGCCGAAGACCTTCGAGGAAGGCTTGCAGCTCTGCGTCGTCGCGGCCACTCATGTCCGCAAGAACAAGCTGATCAAGAAGGACGCGCCGATCTGCTGGGTTTTCGATAGCCTGGCCTCGATGGTGCCGCAGTCGGCCTACTACGAAATGAAGAACGGCAAGGCTATCGGCGTGAAGTCGCTGGAAGACCGCAATATGAACGACAACACGGCGCTGGCGCGTGCAACGTCGAATGCGTTCCCGGCCTTCGCGCAGCATGTCGAGGAGCTTGGCATTTGCGCTATCTTCCTCAACCAGATCCGTCAGGATTTGAATGTCAAGTTTGGTGATCCGCGCAAGACGACCGGTGGTAATGCTCCGGCGTTCTACTTCTCGCAGCGCCTCTGGCTCTCGGCTGCCCAAATCAAGAAGGGCACCGACATCATCGGCATGGAAGTGACCGGCAAATACATGAAGAACAAGATCGCGCGTCCGTTCCAGACGGCGACCTGGCGCTTTATGTTCCAGGAAGACGGCACCGGCAAGTTCGACCGTCAACGCTCAATGGTTGAGTTCCTCGAGACGAACGGGCTTCTGACCAAGGGCAAGCCGGGCTTCGTCAACTTTGACGGCAAGCAGATCGCTAAGGAGACGCTCGCACGTCAGATCGAAGGTGAAGGCGACAAGGGCTTTAAGAAGCTCATGGATCTCCTGCCGGCGAACTATGAGCCGCCCGTCGTTGCTGAGGTTGACACCGAGGTCGACGAGGATGCAACGATCGCGGCGTAATTTCGCGATTTAGCGAAAATTTCTTCCGCTCAATGCAACTCCGATGATATGACGTCTATTCTGATTTGAAGATTATCGGAGAGCATTGATGAAAGTGATTTCAGTCTGGAACCCGTGGGCACCGCTTATTGTCCGCGGGTTCAAAATCTTTGAGACACGGACCTGGGCGCCGCCCAAGGCAGTCGTCGGTCAGAGAATTGGTATCGCCTCGACGAAAAGCGTCCTGCCGAAACAGATGGCAGCGTTCAACGAGGAAGAGTTCCAGTTCTTCTATCAGATGCTCGACATGCCTGACTTCGAAGAGCTGCCGCGTGGCTATCTGCTCGGCACGGCCATCCTCGACAGCTACGAGCTGATCGACGAGGAGTTTCTCTCCGATATCACGCGCGAGGAAAAGGCTTATGGCTGGTTCAAGGAAGGCGGTTACGCCTGGCGCATGACCAAGCCGGAAGCTCTTGAGCATCCGATCCCGATCAAGGGCGCGCAGGGTCTTTACGAATGGAGAGGCTTTGAAAATGGCGCGCAAGCCCAAGGTGCCGACAACGGTCGTCCGCAGAGGTCGTCGAATCTACGGCCACATCTATCACTTTGCCAATAGGAACGTGTATCTCGCCGCCCGGAAGCTGGATCAGATCTTCCGGTTCGGCGAGAAGTGCAATTCGGATGCGCTGCGTAAAGAGACCGCATCCTGGGCGCTCGATGAGGAAACCATCACCGAGCTGCGCCTGATGAAGATCGTCTGGGTCGGCGTAAGGGTCAAACAGAACAACGACATTTACGTCACCCGGATTGAGAACTTCATGGATCGGAACAAAACCAAGTTCCTGAATTTCGAGCGCCGCGGTGGAGCCGCGCAGCGCTACCTTCCCATCAAGTATTTCACCCACATTCCCGGTGCGGTGAAAATCAAGTAGCGGAGCTTGTGTTCCTGCCGCACATGACCCATTTGTGGACGTGCCCTGCGCACCTAACATATTGAGAGAGGAAGATAATGCAGACCTTTTCATTCCATGTCCCGGCCGACATCAAAGTAACCTCGGACATGGGCAAATACCCGCTGGGTGATGACGTCGACTTTTTCGTGGCTGCGGACAGCTATGACGATTGCTATAAGCTTGTGGAGCGCGTCGTTGGTTCAAAGTTCGGCTCCTTCCTCGTGAATGAGATCAATGATGCCTACCTTGATGGCCATAACGATCTGAAGCTCGAACTTCAGCGCACTCAATGGCTGACCGGCTCGATCAAAATCGTCGGTGCTATCGAGGCGCGCAACAAGGCTGGTTTTAAGTGGATTTACGTGGTTGGTGTCGAAGGCGCGAAGGAACGGGTCTATTTTGAAGACACTGCGCCTGCAGCACCGGATCACTACAAGGTCATTGCGAAAGCCCTGGTCGCGCAATTCTAACACCGGAGCCGCCTTCGGGCGGCTTTTCATTTCCCTTGTTTAGTCAGTAAATATTGATTGCGTCCCTGTGTGTGACGCGCTATTCAGAAGATAGAAAGTCAATCAAAACTGACTTACAGGAGACATTATGAAAGCGCTGAAACACGGCGGCACGATTGATGACAAAGACTTCTTCGGGATCTACGGCGGTGGACAGAAGAAGGCGCTCGATCAAGCCCGCTTTCTCAACGTCGGCGGTGATGTTTGCGAGTTTTCGATCCGTGATCTCCACATCGTTCAAGAGGTGATCGATCAGATCATTGCTGAAAATCAGGAAATGCGCGAGCGGCTTGAGCGACTCGGCCGTCCGCAGTTGGTAGCATCAACCGCCGAAACGGAGACCTGGAAAGGTATTCCAAATACAGGCGGGATTGAGGTTTCGAGCTTTGGTCGGTTCCGCTCTAAGCGCGGCGAACGCAAGCTGACCAACAATCGTGGTATCGCCTATATCTCACTGACGACGCCCGAGAAAAAGAACCAGAGCTTTCAGGCTGCAAAGATTGTCGCCGTGCTTTTCGGTGCGCCTGGTGACGGCGACATCCTTCATTTTTACGACCATGACCGCTTTAGTTTGAAGGCGAGCAATCTGGTTTGGATCCACGACAACGATCCTCTCCGTCATCCAAGCGATCTCGTTCCCATCACCAAAGTATTCAAATCGAGGATCAAAAAAGCAGCATGAGCTACGTCATCGTTTCCGATATTCACGCACACAAGTGGTCGACGTTCTCGACCTTCACGGTCAACGGCGTGAATGGCCGCTTGCAGATCATCCTCGACGAGCTGATGCGCGCCGCGACCTACGCCAAGAAAATCGGCGCGAAATTCATCGTCTGTGCCGGCGATATCATGCACGTCCGCGGCTCGATCGACCCGGAAGTGCTCAATCCGCTTCAGGCGACGGTCAGGCGCATCCTCGACATGGGGCTCGATATCCTTGCGATCCCTGGTAATCATGACCTGGCCGGCAAGGACACGACGGTCCTGGGTAATGGCATGCTCACGCTCTCGGAGACGAAAAGCGAGCACGGCGAGTTTCACGTCTTCAACCGGCGCGACATCACCATTCATAACGATCATGTGCTCGGTTTCGTGCCCTATCGCATGACGACCGAGCTCCTGATGAAGGATCTCACCGAGCTCGCCAAGAGCCCGCACGCAGATCATATGGACGTCTTCATTCACGCCGGTATCGATGGCGTCTTGATCAACACCCCTCCCCACGGCCTGACGGCAGACATGCTCTCTGACTTCGGTTTTCAGAACGTCTTTGCCGGCGACTATCACAATCACAAAGAGCTTCCAGGCAATGTCTGGTCGATCGGCGCGACCACGCACCAGACCTGGGGCGACGTCGGCACCAAGGCAGGCTTCCTGTCCGTCGATGACAAGGGCAAGGTCGCATTCCAAGCAACGCATGCGCCGCGCTTTGTCGATCTGAGCGGTATGGACGCTGAAGATATGGCTCTCGCGGCCGACGGCAACTACGTGCGCTACTCCGGCCCCGAAATGACCTCTGCCGAGATCGCCGAGCTGCGCCAGTTCCTCGCCGACTCCGGCGCCCAAGGTGTCGTTATCATGGCGCCGAAGAAGCAGGCTGCGTCCGCGCGCACCGGCGCTGTCTCGAAGGGCACCGTCACCGTTGACGAGTCCGTCGCCAACTTCATCGATGGCGCCACCGACATTTCGACGCTCGTTGATCGGGCTCGCCTGAAGGTCGAGTGCGCCATCGTGCTCACTGCTGCCAGAGCGGTCACTGAAGATGCCTAAAGCATCCCATGTCGTGACGCGCTAGTGTCAAGATACTGAAATTACTAAGGAAAGACGCAATGCAGCTCTACAGCATCACCTATGATCAGCTCACGCTGATCTCTACCTTTGACGATAAAGGCAACAAGACTGGCGATCGCGAAGAGCGCGTGCGTGTTTCCATGCACGATCTGCCGCTTCCGACGGCGCAAATGTATCGGTCCAAGATGACCGGCTTGAACTTCGTCATGGTCGCGCAGACCGCAGTCTCGAATGAGCAACCGCGCACCTACAAGCGCGAGCGTCGCCGTGAAGATACGTCCACGCAGCGCGCAGCGGCTCGTCCCGCGCAGCCAGCGAAACCGACCAAGCAAGAGCAGATCAACCAGGCAGCCGCGACCGGCAATATGGCCGCGGGTATCAATCTGAAAGGCAAGTGAAATGTGGCAGTGGCTCGTTGGCGCTTACGTCAACAATTACGCCGAGGGCGACAGGTTCACCGTCGGCCAGACTATGCGGACTCGCTATGGCTCTACGAGTCTGGCCGAGGCGATGTGCACGGATACCGGCATCAGATTGGTCGGTCGCATTCGCATCAAGGCTATCAACGAAGAAGGCATGGCTCGGTTCGTCGAAGCTCAAAAGAAAAAGCAAAGGAATAAGCCTTGAAAATCACCGCTCTCACCATCGAAAACTTCATGGCGATCACCCAGGCGAGCTTCAAGCTCTCCGATCGCGGCCTGGTGCTGATCCAGGGCCAGAACCTCGACGATACGTCAGCCATGTCGAACGGCGCCGGCAAGTCCTCGATCTTCGACGCGCTCTGTTGGGCGCTCTTCGGCGTCACCGCACGCGACGAATCCGGCGACGCCATCATCAACGATATTGCCGGCAAGGGCACGCGCGTCGTTGTCGAAATCAACGACAACGGCCACACCTATCTGATCGCGCGCCATCGCAAGCACAAACAGCATAAGAACGCCTTGATGGTCAGCCACCTGTCACCGACGCTCGGCGCTGCCTGGGGCGATCTGACGAAGGGCACGGACAAGCTGACGCAGGAAGTCGTCGATAAGATCCTCGGCTGCTCGCTCGATGTCTTCATTGGCTCGATCTATGCGGGCCAGGAGCGAATGCCCGACCTGCCCGGCATGACCGACAAGCAGCTCAAGATCCTCATCGAGGAGGCATCCGGCGTCACGGTGCTGGAAGAAGCCTACACTGTTGCCCGTCAGCGCCTCACCGACGCGAAGAACGCGGCTGCCGGGGTTGTCACAGCCTTCGATAGCACGATCCTCGCCAGGGACCGCGAAGAGGACAATCTCGCGAGTGCCGAAGAGCAGCACAAGGTCTGGGAGACGGATCGACTGAAGCGTGTCAGCGACGAAACGGGTTTCGCCCGTGATTACGTCACCAAAGTCCGTGCGACCGAGGCGCTAATCCAGGCTGAGCCGGCGAAGGCTGACCTCGAGCAGCAGATCAAGGACGTTGACGATAAAATTCAAGCCGTCGGGCATGAGCAGCAGGAGCTCGCGGATCTCGAACGATCGATTTCCAGCATCCGGACGAAGATCGCAGCGCTCGATAGCCGCAAGCAGGTTGACGCCGGTGAGATCCGCAAGCGCAAGACCGTGATTGCAAATCTCGATCATAAGGTCGGCTGCCCCTGCACCTCCTGCGGCCGGGAACTCTCGGCGGAAGAGATTGCGCCTGCCAAAGACGCAGAGAAGCAAGCGCTGGCGCCGATCGTTGCGAACTACAAGCGAGTGTCGAACGAGCTGGATGATGCTCAGAACGAGCTACAGCGCGTCGAGGGCGAGCGGGACGCGTTCAAAGCGTCAATGACTGATCTAAGTGAGGCCAACGCGCTCAGATCGCAATTGCAAGCGAAATTGAACGAGGTCAATCGTCTTGCGCAGTTGAAGGAGAACGATGCGATCCGGGCTAGGCAGCACGCAGAGCGCGCGAAGGGCATTAAGGTCGAGGTCAACCCGCACGATCGCACCATTCAGCGCTTCAAGGATCAGATCAGTCAGCACAACGACCTCCTGACCGAGCTGAACGACGAGAAAATCAAGGCTGACACTGACGTTGCGCACGCCGAAGCGGTCGTGAAGGTGTTCTCGCCGGCCGGTGTCCGCGCGCACATCATGGATGAGGTCACGCCATTCCTGAATACCAGAACCGCGCACTATCTCGGCATTCTGTCCGACGGCAACATCACTGCGACCTGGACGACGCTTGTCGCCAACGCCAAAGGCGAGCTCAAGGAGAAGTTCTCGATCGAGGTCGAGAATGAGAAAGGCGGCAAGCGCTTCGGGCTGCAGTCAGGTGGTGAGAAGCGCAAGGTCCGGATCGCATGTGCGCTTGCACTGCAGGATCTCGTGGCGACTCGAGCGACTAAGCCGATCGAACTCTTCCTCGGCGACGAGATTGACGACGCGCTGGACGAAGCCGGCCTCGAGCGTCTGATGCAGGTGCTCGACGAGAAGGCGAAGGAGCGCGGCTCGGTCTTTGTGATCAGCCACAATTCGCTTCGTGATTGGATTCCCCAGGTCATCGAAATCGAAAAGAAGGACGGCGCAACGACCGTCAGAGAGGTAGCAGCATGATTGCAAAACTTACCGAGTTCGTGGGTGTTTGCCTCGATGGCAAGTGGAAGGGCTGGCTCTTCCGTAAACACCCTGACGGCCAGTGGGTCTCCGTTCGGAAGCTCGATGAGGCCGACCCGATGGAGGGAAGTCCTTTCGCCGCGCTAGCCCCGCCACCCTTTTCACATCTGGGGTGGCAGACAATGGATACTGCACCGCAGGACGGCGCGAGGTTTGTTGCTGTTGAAATCAACAGTCGGCATGAGATCGAATACGCCCGCGTCTATAAGTGGGAAGGGCCACCGAACTACTGGCACTGCCGGAGAGAAGGCGTCTGCATCCGTCCTGACTACCAGGAGCGTTATCGTTGGATGCCGCTGCCCGCCCTTGTAGCCTCGACGGAGAGGAAATCGGCATGAAGGATATCGATGAACTCGCTTATCGTCTCTGGTCGGTGCATCCCAATGAGATCGACGAATGGGAGAAGACCGCACCGAAGATGCCTGACGGCTACGAGGGCGGCATGCGCGTCTGGTTCTACGCTTGCGAAATCCGCAAGCTGGTCGAATTTGACAGTGATTGTGCCGCGGTGCAGTCCGACGACCTGGAAGAGTTGCTGCGGTTCGCTTTTGCAGCCGGTCTCGGGAAGCACCCTGTCGATCTGAACACCGCGGAGCGGCTGCGCTTGAAGAAATTCACGCCCTGCCCGCGCAGCACCTATCAGCGCGTCGAGGCAGCCGTCGAGGGCAATGTTCTCTGGCGCTTCTGGATGAAGAAGGCGCGCGAACTCGCCGAAAAGAACGGCGAATTGAGAAAGGCCAAAGAGCAGGAACGACTCCGCTTCGAGGGCGATCTCGACAAGTGGATGAAGGCGCTCGGCGCGGGCATCACTGGTTCTCAGCCGGAAGCCTACGCGCTCATGGATGCTGCCGTCGAGGAACTGGTGAAGCTGCGCGCTGCGATCTCCGCGTAACTTTTTCGAAACACCAAGGCCAAACTGACTATTAAGCAGTCAGTAAAAACTGACTGAACGAGGATTGAATGCCAAAAGCAACAAAAACCCCGATCAGCCAAGAGGAGCTTGCGCTGACGGAGCGAGCCGGCAAACGCCTGCTTGAAACACTGAAGGTGCTCGATGAGCCTTTTGCTGTCGAGGGAGTGCATACCCGCCCTGTGATGAAGCAGAACGACGCCCGACCTGGCTACCGGCAGAAGCCGCTCTTGCCGAGCTCCGAGCACTTCATCGCCGACTTCTACATCGGCGCCAAGGGCCAGCTCATCTTCAAGGTGACGCCGGTCGAGACGAGTGAATACGATTGGGCCGACGTGGACGAAGGCTCGATGGACAACGTCTTCCCCCTGGTCGGCGCGTCCCTGGCAGAGGCACTCGAAATCGAAGAGTGCGAGGATTTCCGCGAGATCGTCGCGACTGTGAAGCACCGTCTCCTGAAGGAAGACGAGGCGGCCGCACAGTTGGCGCTCGAGGAGAAGAAAGAGGCCACAAAGGCCTATGAAGGCAACCCCATGTTCGGAAGGTTCTGACATTGACCAAGATTAAGATTGCGGGCCTCGACGGCTCGCTTCGCAACTTCGGCATTGCGAAAATGGAATACGATATCAACACGGCCGCCCTGTCCGTCCTCGATCTAAAGCTGATCGAGACCGAGAAAGAGCAGACCAAGAAGATGCGCGCATCGTCTGACACCTTCGAGCGCGCCAAGAAGCTCGCGGCTGAAGCCAACGAGTTCACTAAGGATTGCGTCGTCACCTTCGCAGAAGTGCCGTTCGGCGGAAAATCCTATGACGCGGTGCTCGGTTTCGGGATCGTCATCGGTATCTATGCATCGCTCGACGTGGTGCCGGAAGAAGTCGCTCCGGCGCAGACGAAGATCGCCGCGGTCGGCACGCGCACGGCATCCAAGGAAGAAATGATCGACTGGGCTTTCAAGCTCTATCCGACCGCGCCGTGGCTGACGACGAAGCGCGGTGGAGTGCTTGTGCCGGTTCAGAAGAATGAGCACCTCGCCGATGGCGTTGGTGTCTGCCATGCCGGCATCAAGCTGCCGAGCTTCAAGCAGGCGATCGCGATCATTGCTGCGAGCCAAAAGGCAGCAGCATAAATCGCCAAAAATTCAAGCCTATGCAGTCAGTAAATATTGATTTAGCATAGGCACCCTTTCAAATTCAACATCACGAGACACACCATGCTTTTCGAACCGCAGGTCGAACGCCTCCCCGACCATTACCCTTGGGCACAGAGCTTCATCGAGGCCATGCAAGAGGGCTTCTGGACAGCCAAGAAATTCACATTCGACCGCGATGCGACCGACTACGAGCTTCACATGACCGACGCCGAGCGCCAGGTCGTCTCTCGCTGCCTGGCTGCCATTGCGCAGATCGAGGTTGCGGTGAAGAAGTTCTGGGCGCGCCTGGGCGATCATCTGCCGCATCCCTCGATCACCGACCTTGGCATCACGATGGGTTATATCGAGGTGATCCACAACAACGCCTATGAGAAGCTCCTGAAGAAGCTGGGCCTCTCCCATGTCTTCAAGGAGAACATGAGCGTTCCGGCGCTTGCCGGTCGTGTCGGCTATCTGACCAAGCACAACGACAAGGTCTATGGCGACGACAAGAAGCAATACATCTACAGCCTGATCCTCTTCACGCTGTTTGTCGAAAATGTCAGCCTTTTCAGCCAGTTCTTCATCATTCTGCATCTGAACCGCTTCCATAAGCTGCTCTCGGATGCGGCTCAGCAGGTCAAATACACCCGCAATGAAGAGCTTCTGCACGCCCAGGCCGGCACCAAGATCATCAATACCCTGCGCCAGGAATATCCGGAGTTGTTCGACGACGAGCTCGAGCGCCGTGTTGTTTCCGAGGCGCGCGAAGCCCTGAAGGCTGAAGAAGCACTGATCGACTGGATGGTCGGCGATTACAGCCGCTCCGGTTTCGAGCAGGGCAAGGAATATCCGCTCAACGCCGAGATCCTCAAGCATTACGTGGCCGAACGGCTCAATTCCAGCCTGGTCGATATCGGCTTCAAGGCTCAGTTCGCGGTGCCGGTGACGCTCCCCGAAGACACATTCTGGATGATTTCCGGACAGCTCGCGCCGGCCAAGGTCGACTTCTTCGACACCGAGCCGACGAGCTACCAGCAGGCCGACCAGCCTGACGAAGACGAGTTTTAATCAAGAAGGACCATGAAAATGCGTGAAGACTACGCCTACCTCAATGAGGTATCGCTGCTCACGCTCTCGCGCGGATATTTGCGTGAGGGCATTGCCCCTGAAAACCTCAAAGACGAGGCGATCGCTCGCGTCAACGGTATCGTTGACCGTGCCGAAGAGATCCTTGGTTTCGAACTGCCTGCCGTTCGCCTTGGTGCAAAACGCGGCTGGATGAGTCCCGCCTCCCCGATCTGGTCGAATTTCGGCGCCGGACGTGGTCTGCCGATCTCGTGCAACGGCTCGTTCATGGCCGACGACATGGACTCGATCCTCTACAAGAATGCCGAGATCGGCATGATGACGAAGGAAGGCGCCGGCACCTCGCTCTATATGGGCAAGCTGCGGCCGTTTGGCGCGAGCATTACGGGCGGTGGCTACTCGGAAGGCCCGGTTCACTTCGCGCGCCTGCCCCAGGAACAGGTAACGGTCGTCTCGCAGCGCAACGTGCGCCGCGGTAACTGTGCCGTCTGGAATGATATCGAGCATGAAGATGCCGAGCGCTGGCTCGACATGCGCTCGATCTCGGGCGGCGTGCATCACCCGATCCAGCATCTTTCGTTCGGCGTCGTCATCGGCGACGAATGGATGAATGCAATGCTTGCCGAGCCCAAGGGTGGCCCGAAGCGCAAGCTGATGGCGAAGATCCGCAATAAGCGCCGCGAGACTGGCTTCCCCTACATCATGTTCCGCGACAACGCGAACATGGGCCGGCCGGAGATCCTGAAGCGCCTTGGCCTGCTGATCTACGCGTCGAACCTTTGCACGGAGATCTTCCTGCCGTCTGGTCCGGACGAGAGCTTCGTGTGCGATCTGTCCTCGGTCAACCTGCTCTATTACGATGAGTGGAAGGGCACGAACTTCGTCCGCGAAATGATCTATCTCCTCGATGCGGTCATGTCCGAATACATCGAGAAGACCAAGGGCGTCCGGCTGCTCGCTGATGCGCATCGCTTTGCTGTTCGCTGGCGTGCGCTTGGCCTCGGCACCCTTGGCTGGCATTCGCTGCTGCAATCGAAGATGATCGCGATTGAGAGCGACGAGGCGCGTGCGCTGAACATCGAAGTCCACAAGTATGTGGCCGACGAGTCCCATGCCGCTTCGAAGCACCTGGCGAAGGTTCTTGGCGAGCCGGAAGGTCTTATCGGCACGGGCTATCGCAACCTCACGGTCAACGCGATCGCTCCGACGACCAGTTCCTCGATCATCTGTGGTCAGGTCTCGCAGTCGATTGAGCCGTGGACGGCAAATATCTTCGAAAACGACAATGCCAAGGGCACGTTTACGCAGAAGAACGTCCATCTGGAAGAGCTGCTGACCTCGCTCGGCCGCAACACGCATGACGTCTGGATCTCCATTCTTCAGGCAGGCGGTTCGGTGCAGCATCTTGAGTTCCTGTCGCCTCATCAGCGCGCCGTCTTCAAGACGTTCGCCGAGATCGACCAGGCCGAGCTCATCCGGCAGACCGGCGATCGCCAGAAGTTCATCGATCAGGGCGTCAGCCACAACATCATCATGCCGCCCGAAGCGACCATGAAGGATGATATCGATCTGATCATTCTGGCGTGGAAGTCGGGGCTCAAGTCGCTCTACTACCGCAAGGGGCTCAACAAGGCACAGGAGCTCGCTCGTGCGAATGCGTCTTGCGTGGCGTGCGAAGCCTAATGGGTATTCATGTTCTGATCAGATCCACGCCGCCCTGCGGTTACTGCGTGAAGACCAAGGCGCTCTTGGAGCGCAAGGGTCTCGCATATACGACCGAGGATCACGAGACGCCGGAGAAGGTCGAAGCCTTCAAGAACGCCGGTCATCGCTCCTTCCCGCGCGTCTTCATCGACGGCGAGTTGCTTGGTGGACTCGAGGATCTCGAGAAGCACCTGCAGAGCACTTCGCAGGAAGACGACGATTTCTGAAAAATAGCGCTTGAGTCCCATCGCTGCGCTTGCTAGTAAGTAAATGTTGATTGAACACAAGCGCAGCGAAACGAACAAAGAGGTGTTGATGACCAAGTTCTAAGTGACCGTCGGATACAGTCCAAATTGATTGAGCCAAGACGAGCCGGGATCGTCAGAAAATAAGCCCGGCCTTTATGTGATGGGTGAGGACGGCGAGAGCCTGTCGCGCTCGGAAAGCGACGAAGGAGGACTGGTTCCGAGTGTCCTCTAGTAGCGTCACCCATCACATAAAGGACAGGTTTGGTGTCCCGTCGCTCGAAGACGAAAGCAGGATACGCGCGCTGTAGACTGCCGGTAGTGAGGGTGGCCTTGTGAGAGCAGGAACCGACGCTTTGCGCAGAGCTTAGGTTTTAGGGGTTCGACTCCTCGGCGGGATACCAAACTTGTCCATTTAAGAATTGCGGTTGCCGGAGTGGTCTAACGGTGAAGCAGCGATAGAGGACTGGCGAAATGGCGCGCTGCCGTCAAGTAGCTGGCCCCCAAGGGCTCGAATCCCTTACCGCAGTAAGTCAACTTTGATTGAGGAGAAGCGCATGTCTGCCACCATTCTTGCATTCAAGCTGCGACCCACACCCGAGCCGGCACCTGCCCGTCCGGAGATCACCGACGAGGAGTGTCATCTGCTCGATCGTGTGAAGAACGTTACCGATCGCGCCCTCGATGTCGTCAACTCCGGCAAGGCTGTTATTCGCGGTTTCCTGGAAGGCAAGCAGACGATCGCGACCACTTTCACGCACAACGGCGTCGAATACCGCGCCAATGTGTTCCTCGAGGAAGTCACTGACGGCCCGAGGTTCGCTTAATGGGCCTCTCGACGAACGGCAAACCAATCACGCCTTACGTCGGCTCCTGGGCCTGGGAAATGGAGCAGCGCCGCAAGCTCAGCGCTCTTCGCGAAGAAGCAACCACCCTTTTCATCAATGGCAGGCGCGCCGAAGCCGCAGAGCGCTCGGACGATGCCGCAGACCTCGAAAGGAGTCTCAACCGTGGACCGCAGAATCACCACGACGACTGAGCCGAAGGAAGAGAACAAGCTGAAGCACATCGCCGGCTTGATCCAGAAGCTCTCCTATCGCGACATGAAGACCCTCGGCGATCTCGTCTGGGATCGTGTCGCAGTCACCAAGGACAAAAAGAACGAAGCACCGGAAGGCCTGCTCGAGGTCGCCGAAGCAATTCTTAACACCAAACCCGCAGGAGCCTCGCTTTGAGCAAGGACCAAATGTTCGTTAAGGTCGTGGCTGCGTCCACGCCGATGCCCTGGCTGAGTCAGGCGCCGTCCATCTTCACCATCCATGCGCGCTACCCGCGCATCATTCACGGCGAGATCATGACGCATCGCGTCTTCAGCCGGAATGCTCGCTCCTCGCGCGCCGTGCCGGTCGCGACGATGCTGAAGGAGATCCGCGAGACGCCTTTTGTTCCCTGGCATTGGGGCAAGAACCAGAAGGGGATGCAGGCATCCGAAGAGTGGACTGGTAAAGTCTTCATGCCGGGGCCAGACGGCGGCTACTCTCTCCACCGAGAGGAAGCTTGGCGCATCGCCGCTCACCAGGCAGCAGACATGGCAGAGGCATTCGCCGAGGCTGGCTATCACAAGCAGGTCGCCAATCGTCTGATCGAGCCATTCTCCTGGATCGACACGCTGATCACCTCGACGGACTGGGCGAACTTCCTGCATCTGCGCGATCACGAGGCGGCTGAGCCGCACTTCCAGGATCTCGCTCGTATGATCCGCGACGCGATCAAGAACACGCCGGTTCGCGGTCTGAACCCCGGTGAGTGGCATTTGCCCTATGTCACGCGCGAAGAGCGCGACACGCTTCCGCTTGATATCTGCCAAAAGCTCTCGGTCGCCCGCTGCGCCCGAATCTCCTATGCACCGTTCGACGGCGATGCCTCGATCGAGAAGGAGCTTGAGCGCTACGACATGCTCGTGGGCTCGTCGCCGCTGCACGCTTCGCCGGCCGAACACCAGGCAACGCCTGACACCGGCGCCACCTGCGTTGACGCTTCGCGCGGACCCGCCTCGCGCAAGTCTTTCTGGCAGTGGGATAACCCCTCGCTCGCCGGCAATCTCGGCCCCGGCTGGATCCAATATCGCAAGACCCTCCCCGGCGAATATGTCCGCGAGGCAGCGTGACGCCGACAGGCGATTCCACAATCAGATGTTCTGGCTTGGCGTCGCCATTGTCACCGTCTGCTTTCTCTTCTCCCTCCTCTAAGAAAGGACATTAGGATGGAAAAGCTCATCGCTATCGGGCTTGTCGCTGTGCTGCTCGGCGGTTGTGACCAACGCCCGCAGCAACCCCAACCCACCCGCACCTTCGCGGATGAGGATGAGTGCGAGGACGCCGGCATGTCCGACGCTTTCTGCGACAACCTGTTTCCGGAGTTCGAGGACTTCTTTGACAAAAAGAAGAAATCCAAGCCGGCAGCCAAGCCTGTAACCAAGCCCGCTAAGCCGAAACCGAGCAGTTCGAGCCGCTCGACCAAGAAGTAGGAACCTTAATCCATGCTGAAAGTAATCGGCGCCTGCGTCGTTGCAGGCATCATCGCAATGGGCGTCACAAAGGCGCTCGAACTCATCCGCAATCGTGCGGATAAACCACAAGGAGATAAAGAATAAATGGGTAAGATTGGTCTTATCATCGGCGGTATTGTCGCCATCCTCGTGCTGTCCGTTTTGGGCGGCTCATTCTACACGGTCGACGAAGGCGAGCGCGCCGTCGTTGTCAGTCAGGGCAAGATCGCCAGCGTCGCCGGCCCCGGCTTCCACTGGAAGAAGCCCTTCCTCGATGACGCTCATGTCATCAGCGTTCGCACCCAGGCGCTCGAGTTTCCGGAAGAGCCGGTCTACACGGCTGATCGTCAGACTGCCAATGTAACCTTCTCCGTCAACTATGCGGCTGTGCCGGCCGACAAGGAGGTTGAAGCGCTCTATCGCGACTATCAGACGCTCGAAGGACTCGAGACCCGCGCACTCAAGCGTCAGATCCGCGAGCAGATCAAGAATGTCTTCGGCACCTTCACCGCTGACACGGCGATCCGAGAGCGAGGGCGTTTGAACACGGAAGTCGCAAAGGCAATCGCTGATCTCGGCGTCGGTCTGGTCAAGGTCGAAGGCGTGAACATCGAGAACATCAACTTCTCTGACGCCGTCGAGGCTGCGGCCGAGCAGCGTGCCCAAGCTGAAATGTTGGTTCAGACTGAAAAGCAAAAGCTGGAACGCGAGAAGGTTCTTGCCCAGGTTGCCGTCACCCAGGCTCAAGCAGCGGCTGACAGCCAGCTTGCCACTGCGAAGGCCAATGCCGAGGCCGTGCGCCTCAACGGTGAAGCCCAGGCTGATGCGATCAAGGCGAAATCTGACGCTCTGGCACAATCGCCTAACCTCGTCGAGCTCACGAAGGCCGAGCGCTGGGATGGTAAACTGCCGACCAGCTTCATCCCCGGCAGTGCGACTCCCTTTCTCAACATCAAGTAATCAGTAGCATCCCACGATTTTCTTCGCTAAGAGTAGTCAATAAACATTGATTGACTACTCTTTTTGTTTTAAGGAGCCACTCATGGAAAACGAAACCATCAACTACACGATCACCGAGCACACAGGCGACGCAGGTCGCGAGCGAGGCGGCGATGGTTGGTATTTCAGCCTCGGTGATGTGGCGACTGAATACGGCCCCTACGAAACCCGTGAGCAAGCTGAAGCAGACGTCCTCGAGACCATCGAGCAGTCTGTGGCAGACGCTCTCGTTTCAGCACTCTTTGGAGAAGCAGCATGAGAATTGGTTTTAAGAAACTCCACCCCGACGCCCAGGTGCCGACCTATGGCACCAGGCAGGCAGCCGGCGCCGATCTGTATGCGAACGTCAAGGCGACGATCGGCGAGAAGTTCGAGGAAATGATCCTGCTCGCCGGCGACCGAAAGCTGGTCAAGACTGGCATTGCAATTGAATTGCCGGCTGGCCTTGAAGCCCAGATCCGCCCGCGCTCAGGTCTGGCGTTCAAGAACGGCATTACCGTTCTCAACTCGCCCGGCACGATTGACGCGGACTATCGCGGCGATATTGGCGTGATCCTGCTCAACACGTCCGACGAGGACTTCGTGATCAAGCAGGGCGACCGCATCGCGCAGATGGTGATTGCAGCCTACGTGCCGGCAGCTTTTGTCGAGAAGACCGAGCTGCGCGGCACAGATCGCGGTGAAGGTGGTTTCGGCTCAACCGGAGCGTCCGCGATCCGCGATCGTCTCGAGGGTAAATAATGCTGTATGGCGTTTGTGGCACTCACCGCTCCGGGAAGACGACCGTCGCCAAGGCGCTCGCAGAACAGCTTGGAATCGAGTTTCTCGATTCCTCGTTCGATGTCGCAAAGAAGTTCGGCTACAACCCTGTCGGCCGGATGAGCCTGAAAGACCGTATGGCAATGCAGATCCTCGTGCTTGAGGATCATATCGAGAAGCTGAAGGCAGCACCTCGGCCGCTTGTCACCGATCGCACGCCGCTCGACTATTTCGCCTATACGCTGGCGCAGTTCGGCATGACCTCGCATGAACAGGCAGACGAGCTGACGCTCAGAGCCGCCCATGCCTTCGCCGAGAAGTGCCTGGAAGAGACGAAGACCTATTACGACATGGTTTTCATCATGGACCCGCTCAAGGTCTATGCAGTCGATCCGACCAAGGCGACGCCGACGGCTAATCCCGCCTTCCAACTGCACATTCACGCCCTCATTCACGGCGCAGTGTCGCAGATCCACAGTCATATCAACTACGCGATGGTGCCGTTTATGCCGGTGCAGGAGCGTGTGGATTTCATCGCTCAGAACATCGTGGAGCGCATGAACGAAATTGACGACCTTCGCGTCAGCGAGGGAATGCACTGACTGCCTGATATAGCCGCGCGCATCCCATCTGCGCGCGTGCTATTCAGTAAATATTGATTGATCGAAGAACGATCGACACGAAAGGAAGACAGAAATGGAAGTTTCGCAGATTGCGCAGCTAGACACTCACGCCATCATCGGTGGTGGTAAGCCCGAAGCGTTCGGCCTGGCCGACGATGCGGAGTTCTACAGCATCCTCTCCGACAACATCTACCGCGACAAGAAGCGCGCCGCGATGCGCGAGACCATCTGCAACGCCTGGGATGCGCACATCATGGTCGGCAAGACTGATGTGCCAGTCGAGATTACCGTAACCGACACCGAGATCGAGATCCGAGACTTTGGCCCAGGCATCCCGGATGCGTTGATGCGCCCGATCTATTGCATCTACGGCAAGTCCACGAAGGTGAAGGACGAAAACCAGACCGGTGGGTTTGGTCTCGGGTCCAAGTCGCCCTTCGCAGTCACCGACCACTTCAACGTCATCAATCGCCATGCCGGCTTTAAGACGGTCTACGCGATCTCGCGCGGTGGTGCCGCGACCGACGGTAAGCCCGACATGCGTCCGATGGTTCGCGTTCCGACGACCGAGACCGGCATCACCGTGACGATCCCACTGCACAACAAGAAGGATCGCTACGAGTTCGAAGGCCATATCCGGCTCGTTGCGAGGCAGGGCGGCATGCTCGCTAATCTGAATGGCATGCCGATCGAACGCTATGACTATACCGTGGCGCGGGAGACCGAATATTGCGCCATTCCTTACGTGCACCTGCCCGAAGGCAGGGTTTATTTGCTCTATGGCACAGTCATCTATCCGGTCTCGACAACGGACAGTGAGATCTCGGATCTGGCGAACAAGGCGGTGCGTCTGATCGGCGATAATACAGCCCTCCTGCTCGTCGCGCCGCCCAACTCGGTCGGTGTGACACCCTCCCGTGAGGCCTTGTCCTACTCGGAACTGACAACTCAAACGGTCAAGCGGCTGCTCAGCAAGGCGATCAAACAGATTGAGCTGGCACTTCCCGTCGCAGCCAAGCGTTACATCAACGAGTGGGTGAAAAAGAAGGGCGTGCAAGGTGTGGACGATTATCTCGGCGAGGAGAGAATTACACCTGGCGTTCTCTCGACACCGGACATGATCGCCTACCATGCTATCCGAACGGATACCCGCAATCACCTCTCAATCGAGACGAAGCGCCTGAAATATAGCGCCGCCGCGAAGATCTTCCGTGATAACCGGCGCTTCTTCCGGCGTGCAGTGAAGCGCCACGAGATGGCCAGCGAGCACAACTTCCGGCGCACGGCAATGCCAATGATGCGTATCGCGTCGAAGATGGATCTACTCAAGGATCTGATGCTCTTCGACGCTCACGGGCATCGCCATCAGACGTCCGGACCTAAGACGCGCAAAATCGGTGAGTTCTCGCAGGAGGGCAATGTTCATCCGGTGTTGTGCGTGGCGCGTAATCTGCGTGACCTGCGACCGACTATGAGCGGTATTAGCCATCGGTTCAGCTATAGGCTTCAAAACTACATCGCCGGCGTCGTGCTGCGGCAGTGGACCGAGAAGAACCTCAAGGCGCTGCGCGATCTGTGCGCCCACTTCAAGATCGAGCTGGAAGTGTTCGACTACGAGGAAGCGAAGCAGAACCGCAAGGCAATGCCGAAGCGCGTCAAGACCGAGGATAAATACCTCACGGTCGCGGATCAGAGCGAATACAGCTACGTCGAGCCGAAATGCTCAGAGCCCGCCTTCTACCTGATGACCTGGCAGCGTGACGAGCGCCCTCGCCTGCCATTCAGCGGGCATCTGAAAAAGCAGATCGGCGAAAAATACCCGAACACCGTCCTGATCACGACGAAGGGGCAGGAAGAGAAGCTCAAGAAGCTCGGCGTTCGTAATCTTGCGGAAGTCGCAGCCGAGCGCCTGGTCGAACTTACGAAGCTCCGCGAGGTGGTTTACGGCGAGACGATCCGGCACGGTCGCATGGTGTCGTCCGACGACTTCTACAGCGGCACGGCCTGCGATGCGGTCATGAAGCTGTCGAAGAAGGATATGCGCATTGCCAAGCTCCTCTTCCCTGACAAGGCAACGCCTGGTGAGGCGCACAAAGAGGCCGCGATGCTCTGGGACTTCGTGACAGACATCACGTCTCTCTCGGAAGAGACGCGGAAAATCGTCAGTGAAGCAACGGCCGGTCTTCGCAAGGCCTGCGCCGAGACCTTCAGGTCGGTGCGTCCGGAGACGCTGGAAAAGCGGTTCGAATACCTCTTCGTTCTGCGCGGCGCGAACATCATCGGTAATGGCGACAGATATGATCCAAACTCAAAGCTGGCAGACGACCTGATCGAGACGATCAAGTTTCTTCAGCGCCGCAATAGTCAGTCAAAGTTGACTGACAAACACAACCCGGCCAACACGGTCGCAACCGCCCATAAGGAGGCAGCATGAGCAAGGTCCGCATTCTCGGAGCGATCGCATCTAATTCCGGTGTCACGCTTTATCTCGAAGACGGCTCGGAAATGAATTTGCCGAAAGACACGCAGCGCACAAAGGAGATCCTCGATCAGACGATCGAAGCCTTGAATCGCGGCGAACACCTCGAAATCGACACCGCTACCTTCTCCATTGAGAAGACGATCGAGGAAAAGACCAACGGCGTCGTCAAGTTCGTTCGTGGCCGGTTCTCGCAACTCAAGGCGATGTTCGGTGGCACGGTTGAAGAGCCGAAGATGACGACTGTCGTGCTTGGCGTTGTGAAGCCGTCGGCTGCTCCCGCTGCGTCGGTCCAGACACAATCGCCGACGCAGCGTTTCGTGCCGCAAGAGAAGGGACCGGCGATCGCTTACGAGCCGGAAGAACTGCATGCCGTCGTCAACAACAAGGTCATTCCGGGCGTCGAGGCCCTCACGCCTTACATGGATGCGATCAACAACGGCGAAGATGCTGCTGGCTTCCAGAAGTTCATGGAGCGCATCGCGACCGTGATCGATCACCGATCGCATACGGTCAAGGAGCTGCTCAACTTCATGCGCAACGGCGACCTGCCGATCGCTGATGACGGCTCGATCGTTGCATATAAGGTTCTGAACAGCGCGCAAAACGGCTTTGTCGATTGCCACTCAGGCAAGGTGACGCAGAAGCTCGGCTCTTTCGTGCAGATGGACGAGAAGCTGGTCGATCCGAACCGGCGCAATGAATGCTCGACCGGCTTGCACATTGCACGTCGCGGCTATCTGAGCGGCTTCCGTGGCAACATCATCACCCTGGTTAAGGTCGCGCCGGAAGACGTCATTGCGGTCCCGCCAGGTGAGCCGAACAAGATGCGTGCGAAAGGCTATCACATCGTCGCTGTTCTCCCCGCAGACGTCCACCCGACGCTTCGGCAGAACCGGCCGATGACTGGCAACGAAAAAGCGTCGAAGCTCCTGGCTGACGTCATCAAGGGCAATCACACGCCCATTCTCGAGGTCGTCAACATCGGTGCAGCGAAGGGCGGAAGCGTCACTGTTACGCCGGTCGAAGGTGCGAGAAAGCTGCCGCGTGCTGCAGTCGGCACCTCGGGTGTAGCAAAAGCGCTCGATGATCGGCCGGTCGCACCTGCTGAAGCTGTGGTTGAGGTTTCGATCAAGGATCTTCGCAAGCGCGTGGATGAAGCTGCGAAGACTGGCGACATGAGCGCTGCGATCACTGCCTCGGCGGCTCCCGATAGCGTCTCGGTCAAGGTGAAGGTGCCGCAGCTCGTCAAGGCTAAGAAGCTGAAGAAGGACGCGCCTAAGCAGCTTCCTGTCGGCACTGTCGTCAAAGCGCCAGGCGCAATCCCTGAAAAACATGCGGCTGCACTGAAGCTGCACAGCGAAGGCAAGTCTAACCGCGCGATCGAGGCTGAGCTGCACATCTGCCGCAAGACCTTGAAGAAGCTCTTCGACAAGCACGGCCTGAAGCCCAACGGCTGATCCCAGGCGAACCCCGAGGGCTGGCAATGGTGTCGGCCCTCAATGCATAAGAGGAACACATGCAAACCCATTATCGCATTTCCAGCCGTCGTCGTCGTTCGGGCGTCGTCGGTATTCTCTTCCTCGCCGCGGCCGCAACGCTGCTGCTCATCCAGAACGTTTTCTGAGGATCACACATGACGCCGATCGTTACCAATTCGACCGTCCACCGCGGTCCCTACATGCACTCTGCGAATGGCCGGAAGATCTGGCCGTTCGACCCGCGCCCTGAAGAGATCGACATCGAGGTCGTGGCGCATCACCTGGCCTGCAACGGTCGCTGGAATGGCGCCACGCAGCACAAGCAGTTCCGCAGCCGCATCTTCTTTTCCGTGGCCGAGCACTCCGTCTATTGCGCTCGCTACATGGTCGAGGTGCTGCACTGCCCGCAATACGAGCTGGAAGCGCTGCTGCACGACGCGCCGGAATATCTGCTCTCGGACATGATCCGGCCGATCAAGCATGATCCGCGCGTTCACCCGGTCTACAAGCCGCTCGAGGATCGGGCCGAAGAGGTGATCGCAAAACGCTTCAACCTCTCCTTCCCGATGCCCAAGGAAGTGAAGATGGCCGATGAAGCTGTCTGCGCGGCCGAGTCCATGCAGATTGTTCCGAAAGACCCGAACGACGAATGGCAGTCCAAGCTGCACGACGACAGCAAGGTCGCGCCTTACGAAATCGAAATGATGGAGCCCTTCCGCGCCAAGGAGTTCTTTCTGCAGGCCTATGAAGACGCCGTCAGGCGCCGGGCGAAATACGCTTCACTTCCAATCGCAGCTTGATTATAGTCAGTCAATATTGATTTAGGAGAAAGACATGCAGAAGCCCCACTTCGCAAAGGCGACTTCGCATCCGGTGACAATTCACATCGCCGGCGATCCGATCGCTGCGCGGCGCATTTGCCAAGAGTTCTGCGACGCGGCCGGGCTGTGCGTCACGGTCATTGACGCCGACTACATCTACACGGGTGGCAACGAGGTCGGCGTGCGCGTCGGTCTTATCAACTACCCACGCTTCCCGAAGGAGAGGTGGGAGATCGACAGTCTGGCTTTTGCGCTCGCGAGCAAACTGCGCGAGGAGCTTTCTCAGGAAAGCTTCACAATCGAAACCCCACTTGAGACGAAGTGGTTCTCGTGGCGCAAGCAGGATCTCGCCAAGTGAGCGTCTCTCCGGAAGCCGCTGAATGGCCGACACACGTCGAGGAGCTCAGCCGCAAGGTCAACGAGCAGCTCGAGCGCCGCGTCAAGGCACACACCAACGGCATCATCACTGACCGGGAGCTCTACCTCCTGGTCAGCCTGCTTTGGGACGTCAGCGCCGGCCTCATCTTCGAGAGCGACAGCCGCACGCTCGAAACCATCCACGCTGCATTGCGCGTCCAGCTCGCAAAGAAGAAGAAATGACCGACAAGTTTCCGAAAGATGCATGGATCCTTGAGGCCCTTGCCTGCAAATACATAATTGCCCGCGAAGATGGCACGGTCTGGCGCCGCAAATGGATCAGCGCCGACCTGAAATCGATGAGCCGCGAGGTCCATCAGATCAAGCAGCGCACGCACAAGGCGACGCAGCGGGTCTATTTCAATTTAACCTTTAAGGGCATCACCAAATCGGTGCTTGTGAACCGCGTCATCGCCCTTGCCTTCCTGCCGAACCCGCTCAATCTCCCGCAGGTGAACCATATCGACGGCGACAAGAGCCACAATTACCTGCGGCAGCCGACACCGGAGTTGATCGCCAAATACGGCGAGTTTCAACTCGAATGGTCTACCGGCCGCGACAATGAGAAGCACGCCCATGCCAACGGCCTGAAGACCGGCCGTGGCTCGCAGAACTCTAACGCCAAGCTGACGGCGCCAGAGGTCGCAGAGATCCGCGCATCGCCGGAGAGTCCCTCGGCGCTCGCGAAGAAGCACGGCGTCGCCCGATCCACCATCGTCAACATCCTGAAGGAGGTCACATGGATTCACGTATGAGAGATAGCCGCGTCTGCAAGCAGGTCCGCTGGATCATGTGGGGCTCGATCGGCGCAGCCTTCACCCTCTATTCGATCATCGTCCTCGTCTGCACGCAGGTGCGCCCATGAGCACCTTTGAAGAGTTGCCGTATCGCACGGCCTGGCTGGGCTCCAACCCAACCGAAAAGACTATCCAGTGCGAGTTCGATGGCTTGGGTAGCGACGGCGAATTGCCGTTTGTCGTGCTCAATGGCGCCTGGGACGGCACGCTCTCGAAAAAGGGCGACGACCTCTGGATCGTCGACTCCCGAGGCGAGCAACACGGCCCCGTGGTCATCGTGGAGCTCCTCGAGCAAAAGCGCGACCTCACCTACGACGACGATATCGGGATTTGTTACTGATGGCCTGGGGTGCAAGACAAGAACAGGATGGCTCCTGGCGACTCTGTGAGCGTCGTGGACGCACGATCCTGCATGTGACGCGACAAGTGAAGCCCGACGTTGCAATTCGCTTTCCTGGGCGCGCTATGGCTGAAAGCTGCGCGCACGAACTGAACGAGAAGTTCTGGGACGGCTACGATCGCGCCAAGCGTCGCCACCCGGACGCCTGGTCGATTGTCGATATCATATTCGCACACAAGGGCATCGGCCCGGACGATTTCAAACGCTTGAAGGAAGAAACAGCATGAGCGAACCCATTGAAGCAGGCTTCGATACTGAAACGACCGGCCTGGAATACGGCGATCACCGCTTCGTCGAGGTCTATATCGGCCTCTACCGCGGCACCTCGCTGCTGAAGGCGCTCAATCAGCGCATCGACCCGCAGCGCTCGATCTCCAAGGAAGCGCAGGAGATCCACAAGATCTCGTCCGCGGATCTCGTCGGCATGCCGACATGGGAGACGGTCGCTCCCAGGGTCCACGCGTTCCTCACCAAGGCTGACGTGATCGTTGCGCACAACGCCAGCTTCGACATCGATTTCGTCACCTACGAGTTCAAGCGCGTGGGCCTGGTCATGCCGAAACGCGAGATCATCGACACCATGCAATACACATGGGCAACGCCCGACGGTAAGAAGCCGTCGCTGAAGGAGCTCTGCCTGGCGACGGACGTCGAATATGACGAGACGCTGGCGCACGCCGCGGATTATGACGTTTCACGAATGATGGAAGCACTCTTCAACGCTCGCCGCTTCGGTGCGGTCGAGCCTGCTGCACTTCCCGTCGCAATTCAGCAAGCAGCCTGAATAATCCTACCGAGTTCCAAGCAATGACGCGCTATAAAGACAATGCAAGCGAAAACAACGACTTGAACGAACTCGCAAAGGAGATAGACATGACCAACCTCAACACTTCCACTTCCGCAGTAGCTCTCGCTGGCTCGACCGCTGCCGCTCTCGACGACCTGCTCGATGACCTCGAGCTCGACGGCCTGGACGGCGAAGAAGTCACCGACGCCGTTGAAGAAGTGGTCGAAGCCTCGGCGATTGTCGAAGACAGCGCCGAAGTGACGGAAGAAGACCTCGAAAACGTCAACATCGACGACCTGGAAATGAGCCTCGATCGCGAAGAAGGTTACGCTTCGCAGGAAAGCGAACTGTCGGTCGCCGAAAAGCCGGCCAATGCCGTCGCTGAAGCGAAGAGCAAGCCGGCGAAGGCAGCCAAGACGCCGTCTGCACCGCGCACGCCGCGCGACATGGCATCGCTCGACGCGAAGGTCTTCGTCCTCGAAGGCGACGCCTCGACGATGAGCGAGGACGATCTGAACGACAACAAGGTGGCTGTCATGGCGACCGTGCCGTCGCAGAAGAAGATCGCCGAGAAGTTCGAAAACCTCTTCGCCGCCCTGCACGCCGGCAAGCAGCCGTCGGTCTACGTCACCCAGGCGTTCAAGCTTCTCGATGAGAAGAAGACCATCACTGGCACGGACGTCACGACGATGTTCAAGGCGAGCTACAAGCAGGGCACGGCGCAGTCGCAGTCCGGTCAGATCATGACGCTGTTCGAAGCAGCCAAGATCGCGACCCGCACCAAGAACACGCTGGTGCTGAATGAAAACTCGACCGTCGCCCAGCGCCTGCGCGATATCTTCGCCGCAGGCGCATAACTCCCAAGCGCCCGCCGACCGACGAGGATAATTTGTCTCCGTCGGTCAATCATTATTGACTTACTCCGCGGCGCATCCCATAAGGCGCTCGCATAGGAAAGGAAGGAAATCCGTGAAGAAGATTGTTCTCTTGGCAGCACTGGCTGTCGCTGTCTCGTCGTGCGCGAATGCCGCGGACTACAAAGTTGTGAGGAGCGGCGAATACCAGATCGCCGGCCATCCGTATAAGTCGGCCACGGACTGCGTGCGCACCGCGCCGGTCGGTAAGTTCGATCGCCGCTGTGACATTCCGGTCGTTGGTTTCCGCGGCTTCTCCGATCCGACCGTCGGTGTTCAGTCGGGCGGTATCGGCGGATTCGGCGTCGGCGGAATGTAATCACCCATCGCGATCAAGCGGCGCGTTCCTGGCGCGCTGCTTTCGCACGGCAGGAGTAAGCGAAATGCCGAAATTCAAGATTCTCAAAGGTCACGACGCCTACGTCGTCTACGAGGCGATCATCGAGGCCGACACGGTTGAGCAGGCGAATGAGTTCGCGCAAGCCGACCGTTACGCGAGCGGTATCTGGTCGAAGACCGGCGAGGTTCGCGAGTTCGACAAGCCGGAGATCTTCGAAGAGGAGACCGAGCTGGCTGAGCCTGACGAAGACGCCTGCCGTGACTGCGGCGAGCACTATGAGGATGGTGGCGACGGTTACAACGGGCGCTGCCCGGACTGCGCCGACAAAGCAGAAGAGGAAGGAAGATCCGATGACTGACACGGACGACGCGAACCACTGGTCAGGCACGCCCGACCCGAGCGATCCCGACAATTTCTGGATCGATGATGTCACCTTTGAGCGCGTCAACGCCACGACCGGCGCGCGCACGAATGACGTCTTTGTCTTTGGCTCAAACCTGGCCGGCATTCATGGCGCCGGCGCCGCTCGTTACGCCCTCCGTCAGCGCGGAGCAATTCGCGGCCAGGGTGTCGGGCTGCAAGGCACGTCCTACGGCATCCCGACCAAGGATGAATGGCTGCGCACACGCGGCCTGGTCGAGATCGAGAAGTCGGTTATGGACTTCATCGCCTTTGCCCGTAAGCACTCGCGCTGGACCTTCTACGTGACGCCGATCGGCTGCGGCCTCGCCGGCTACAAGCGTGAGCAGATCAAGCCGATGTTCGCTGACATGCCGGCGAACTGCCGCTTCGCCGAGACCTGGGATGAGGCTGACTGATGGCAGTCGGCCAATACGACCCGAAGCTCGGCCGCGTTCGCACCCACACCGACGACTTTTACGATCACCGCAAGCTGGTGCTCGCCAATATTCAGCGCGCTATGGCGCAAGAGAAAGGAAACAAGAAGTGAGCAATATCTCTGGCAAAACCCTGACGGCCTGGGGCCTCGAGCCTGGCGCCTGGTTCAAGGACGCTATCCCGCTCGCCAATCAGATGCGCTCTGAAGGCAAGACCGATCGCCAGATCATCGATCACCTCTTCACGCTGCGCGTCATGCCGAGCGTCGTTGATGCAGTGCCGCTGCGCACGAACTCCATTCCGTTCGGCCGCTTCATCGAGCCGGAGACCGAAGACGAGATCCTCAATGTCGCATCAGTCATCGCGCACATGGATGCGCTGCTGCGCGTGCCGACGATCGAGCGTGGCGCTGTCATGCCCGACGCCTGCCCCTCCGGCACCCAGATGGGCACCATTCCTGTCGGTGGCGTCGTGGCGACCAAGGCTGCGATCCATCCGGGCTTCCATTCCGCGGATATCTGCTGCTCTGTGGCGATGTCGATCTTCAAGCGTAAGGATGACGTCGCCAAGGTGCTGAACGCTGCGATGAAAGCAGCGCACTTCGGGCCAGGCGGCCGGCCGCACGACAAGGAAGTGCCGTCGAACTTCACGCCGCTGCTGAAGACTGTTCTGCAGCGCTTCCCTGCCAATCCGTTCCTGAAGGGCCTCGAGGATATCGCCATTGAGCACTTCATCACGGCCGGCGACGGCAACCACTTCCTGTTTGTCGGCGAAAAGGAAAGCACCGGCGAGCTGGCGCTCGTGACGCACTTCGGCTCGCGTGGCCTTGGCGCGCAGCTCTACAAGCGTGGCAAGCGTGTCGCAGAGAAGCACACGCGCATCGTCGCGCCGCGAGTCCCGCTGCACAACGCCTGGATCGACGCCAACAGCGAAGACGGCCTGGCATATTGGGATGCGCTTCAGACCGTTCGCCTGTGGACAAAGCTCAATCACTTCGCCCTGCACCATCTGATCGCCGGCTATCTCGGCAATGCCATCGTCGATCAGGTGTGGAATGAGCACAATTTCGTCTTCAAGCGCGAGGACGGGCTCTTCTACCACGCCAAAGGCGCAACGCCGTCCTTCAAAGGCTTTGCACCCGACGATCGCGGCGTGACGCTGATTCCGCTCAACATGGCGCAGCCGATCCTGGTGACGGAGCACGTCAACAACGAAGACGCCCTTGGCTTTGCGCCGCACGGTGCTGGCCGCAATCTGTCACGCACGGCTCACCTGAGGCGGTTGGCTGCTGCATATGGCTCTGACGACCGTGGGCTTAGCCCACGCGACACGGCGCAGCAGATGATCAAGGAGACGGCCGGGCTCGACGTTCGCTTCTATTCCGGCTTTGCAGATCCGTCCGAGTTTCCGTCGGCCTACAAGAACGCTGACCAGGTGCAGGCGCAGATCCAGAAGCACGGTCTTGCCAATGTCGTCGATCGCATCCTTCCGCTCGGCTCGATCATGGCCGGCGAAATGAAGTGGCAGCGCTCGAAGAAAAAGCCCAGGACCACTGAAGCGGCTGCATAGGTGCGCTGATCACAAAAAAGTGAATAGCGTGCTAGCTATTTGCATCTGGTCGCGCTCCGATTGATTTAAGTCAGGCGCGACTAACCTGAGCGAGTAGTTTCCACGGTCTTAGACAGGTTAGGCGGCGCGTCCCATACGCCGCCTTCTCTCGTTTAAAGTGGGCTCTGATAATTAAGTTTTTATTTACCGATCCCATGGCGCCCGTGCCAGAATGATCCAATGTTATGCCTTGTCTAACTGTGCGAAAGTTCTCTCGTTATACTACGGAGAGAGCAAAAATGGCACTGATATACGATGAGAGCGTCCGCGGCGGTTTTAGTAATATTTCGATTAACCGGATGGACGGCACGAAACAGTATCTAAAGCATTATGAGAATAAACTAATACTATGCTTCTTTGCGAAGCACGGCACGCAGATAGAGCGATGGCAGGCGGAGAAAGAGCTGGTCGTCTGTGAGCGAAAGCTGACGTTTTGGGAAAAGCATCCTAACTTCGTGGGCGAACTTGCGCGGAAGGGGATGGAAAAGCTCAACCATGACTGGAAAAGCAGGGGCGCGCATTAGGCGCCCCGTTCATTGCGGTGCGCGTTAGGCAGCGATTTCGAGTGATCCGAGGACCAAAGTAGGCGTAGGCGCAGGGTAGAGTTTTGCGCCGAAAAACAGCATTTCTCGTGCAACATCATCCAGATCGAACGATGCCTGGGCTTGGTAGCCGGCGATGTCGAACGTCATTCCTTGCTCCTCGAGGAGCTTTGTCGCGGTTTCGAGGAGAGAAGCCTTCAAAAGGGTAAGAGTATTGTCGAAGACTCGCCGGTTCATCGATATTCCTTCTTTCACTATCAGTTGCGATTAGGATTACATTCCTAACCGATGCGGGGGCTTGTGGCAACCCGGATTCATGTGTGTGGATGGTGCGAGAGGGTCCCCCAGTCGCTCGCCTCAAATAGCTGACGCTTATATCTCCCGCAAGATGAGCCGTAAAAAAACTTGCGCAACCCGATGTCTAACAGACTATTTTAACAAAGAGACTAAACAACATTTAGGTTACACATGCCTAAAAAATTGCAATAGAAAGGACGCCAATGATCACGAACGCGCTTGGAGTTATGGTTGCCGCGATCGATCCGGAGCCCACGCGCCGGGCATTTGCCCTGTCTGATGGCGACTGTGGGTTGGTCATTCGCAAGGATGGTCAGGTGGAACTTTTTCAACAAGGTATGTGCATGGCTGCATTGCATCAGGCGCATAGCTCAGTGTCCAACGAGGATAGACAGGCGCTTCTGAACGGGCAGTTGCTCATGGTGCTTTCGATCGTGGCGCACTCCCCGGAGCTTCAGCAGACCATCCTCGGCTATGCTGTCAATCAAGGGGTGGCTGAAATTCAGGCCGCGAACGCCAATGGATAGAAAATACGCACTCGCAGATCATATCAATGCGATCCCGCACCATGAGCGTGATGGTGATCGGATTCTGGCGCTTATCCGGAAGTGCCTAAAGGAAACGCCGGACATGATCGAGGAGATCGTTCCAGGTAAGCGCCTGGTTAACCGGCGCATGACGGCAGCCGAGCGCACCAAGGTCGCAACGGCTGCCGCAGCGGTCGCAGCCAAGGCCGCAGCCGAGGAGCGCTACGAGCGAGTCGTGCCTATTATCCAAAAGGTTTTGGATGAAGACCCGTCGGCTTCGCTTGCGGAGATCAAGACTGTGCTGGACAATAGTGGCATCACGCCTGTCCGGTCAGCCAAATGGAGCCGGGCGAGCATCAACTTCATCATGACAAAGGCCGGCTTCCGTGCAAAAAATCAATCGTAAACGCCTCGAGTTCGCTTGCAACGCGTTTCTCACCACGATGACGAGGCAGTTCTTCGCGCTCAACCCCGACGCCGAGGAATGTCCGGTCAAGGCGCTCGCTGACTACCCCGAGGACCAGCGGAGCGCGCTAATGCGCTCCATCGGTGCTGCGCTGAAAAGCACCGATACCGAGAGTGACGCCAGCTTCAATGTTTGGGTCGAGGCACAGCAGGCGGCAAAGGCTGCCTAATTTATTTGGCGTTGTCAGTCAGTAAAAATTGATTGACCATCGCCGAGCGCCGCGCTATCAGCAAATCAACAACGGAGACAGACATGCCGATACCGACCGCCCTGCCCGAGCTCACCGACTACCAGAAGCAGATGCTTGCCTCGATCCAGCCGATGATTAACGCTTATCGTAGTCGCAAGGGCGTCCTCAGCTCAAGTCAGCGCCGCGGCAAGTCTGCCTATACCAATACCGTGACGAGTCAGGCGCGGGGCAAGGAGATCACCCAGATATGGGTCGACGAATACGACTATGTGGTCGCCGACGAGCTGAAGTCGGTTCTGTCGCCAAAAGTGCGTCCCGATCTGGAAGAGGTGATCGATGATCCGAAATGGCCGGGCAGCCGCATCGAGATCTGGCGCAAGGAGACGGACAGGCGCGATCCGCGCAATCCGAACCCCAAGGCCGGTCGTATCATCAAGTATGAGATCCGCGGCGAGTTCTGCATCCGCGAGGAGATCCAAGGTCTCATGTTTGCCAAGCAGCGCGCCCAACACCTGCACGAGATCGCCGTCAAGAAGGTTCAGGATATGATGCGCGCAGCCAATCCTCTCTTCGGCCGCTTCTAGCCACAAGCTTCCACCCGCAATCCGTCTCGCGTCATGCGATAAGTAAACATTGATTGATTGTCAGGAGAGACGCAATGTATTCAACTTATGGCGAGGAAATGATTGCTCGTGCCGAGGCGTTCGCGACCGCAGCGCACTATGCCGTCGACCAAAAGCGCAAGTTCACCGGCGTGCCCTACATTGTTCATCCGCGCGCTGTCGCCGGCATCATTCAGGCACTCCCGGATCACACCTGGCAGCAGGTCTGCATGGCCTGGCTGCACGATACCGTCGAGGACACCGGCGTCACGCTCGAGGTCATCCGGACCCTTTTCGGAGAAGAGATCGCGCAGGGTGTCGGTTATCTCACCAACGTCGAGCGTGACGCCGGCAATCGCAAGGCGCGCCACAAGATGAATGTCGACCGCTTGGCGCTGGCGCCAGGTCGCGTCCAGGACGTGAAGCTCGCCGACATCAAGGACAACATCAAGAACATCGCCCAGCTCGGCCCGAGCTTCGCGCCCGTCTTCCTCGAGGAGAAACTGGACGTGATGCGCGTCCTGGCGCTGCGCGGCGACAAGGTTCTGTGGTCGCTGACGATGGACCAGATTCAAAACCAGAAGCAGGAGCTCTCCCTTGCCCAAGAAGCATAAGCAGAAGAAGCCACCGGTTCAGGCGCAGCCCGTCAAGCACTTCCTCAAGTGCGACGAGTGCGGCCACATCACCGAGATCAGCGTCGTGCCGTTCAGCATCGTGAAGCCACGCCGGCGCCTCGACTGCAACTGCGCCGAATACGCCGCGACCTTCGTTCCGGCCGCCCAGGCGATCGACCAGTTTGTTCGCCAGCAAGTCGAGGCCGCAGCATGAGCTGGACATCATCCAATGAGCATGACCGCTTCAAGCACGCGGACTGGCAATACCTGGTTCAGAAGGAAGGGCTGAAGCTCTCCTATCACGACTGGGTTGTCGCCCAGCAGGACGAATGGACGTCCGACGTCCGGGCGTTGAATGACAAGCTGCGCCGCAGTGGCAAGGGTGGTCAGATCGTCATAGTGGGCGCGCTTGCCCAGGCCGAATCCGACGAGATCCGCAGAGCTGCTGTCCAGGTCCGCGATTACGTGGCCTTCGATCCGAATGACGATCCGCACGGCGAGCACGACTTCGGCTCCTTCGAGATCGATGGGCAGAAGTATTTCTGGAAGATCGACTACTACCATCTGACGACGGAGAATCTGTCGGAGAATCCGGCCGATCCCAAGGTGACGCGGCGCGTCCTGTCGATCTTCTACGCCGAGGATTACTGATGTTCCAGGAAGCGGTCATCGATCAGCGGGAAGGCGAGCGCTACATCGGGTTCCTGGTCGAGGAGGAAGAGTGGCAGTGTCTTCAAACCGAAGAAGGCTTTGCGGCGACGGGTGTATTGCTCGGCCGGTCCTTCAAATGGCGCATCACTGATCGCCTCACCGGCAGCACCACGGAAGGCGTGATCCCGTTCACCACGGATCAAGAGATCATGGCTTCCTTCGAGCAGACCTGGGCCATGTTCGACAAAAGCACCTACCAGCCGCCCGTGCCCGAGGCGCCGATCAGCCCATACGTGAACCACCCCAACTACGGGCGGTTCTGACTACCGAACGCACCCGAGATCATTCCGAATGATCGCGTGCGATAACTGAACTGTAAGCAACGAGAAGAGGAAAACGTGAATCTATTCAATAGCCTACCGAAGAAGACCCGCGCTGCTCTCGAGGAGCTCGGCAACGACTGGCGCCTGGAAGAAGGCAAGAAACATATCCGCATTTTCGTCAACGACATCATGTGCGGCATCCACCCGAAGAAGACCCGCGGTGATGGCGACGGCAGCGATCGGCGCGCCGAGCTCAATGTGATCTCCCAGATCCGGCGTGCCGCACGCGGTGAAGCCAGTTCGCGCCGTATGGGAACGTTTTCCGCCGCATAAATCCAGCCGATATCCTTGTCGCAATGTGCGACATTTGATAAGTCAACATTGATTGAGAGGTGCAGACATGCGCAGATCAGCAGCTAAGAAAATCGAGCCGGTCATCATCGACCTAAACGGCACCAATGAGCAGGGTCAGCCGACCTATGCCGGATACACGACTGAGCAGGCAATGCGGATCGCTTGCGAGTCCTCGAGCCGCGAGGCGCTCACCTGGTTGAAGGCCTGGTGGAACGCCGAATTGACGACCTACAACACGACGCCGGAGAACTTCTGATGACCGTCAGCACCCGTTATCTGAACTTCCCGGCGCTGCTCTACCGCGTCGGTTACGCCGAGGGCTCGCAAGGGCTCTGGTATGACGCCGAGGGTCGCGAGACCGGCCTCATTCACACCTTGTCGAACGCCGTCGCTGCCGGGCTGCCTATGGCACCGAACCCGGTCTTCAAGGCTGACGGCCGGGCCTGGATCAGTGCGACCGACACTCTGCCCGGCCTCGCCAACTGGTTCAGCCACAGCGATATGATCGAGTTGATCGACCGTGGCTACCAGCTCGAGGAGATCGGCGTTCACCGCTACCGCTATTTGCAGTTCCCGACCTACGGGCACCAGGTGTTCTGCATGGAAGACGTGATCTTCAAGCGCGCCGTCGATCCGATGCTGCCGTATATGCCGATGGCGAGGGCTGCCTGATGGGAGCTCTTGGCAATCTTTCACGCAAGATCAAGCGCCGTGACAGCGGCTACAAACGCGGCGAGCTGACCATCATGCCACATGCGGCGTTCATTCGCAGGCCGACCGTTGGCTTCTACGCTGGTCTGACGCCGGAGCAGAAAGCGCAGGCACTCGCGGTCGGTGACGGTATTGTCGTCTTCCCGCTCGAATTGAGCCGCGGCGAGCTTGAGCGGCGCGAAACCATCGGCGAGATCCAACCCTCGCATCCAGGCCGCTACGAGAGCCACGGCCACGAATACAAGGGCCGCGTCTTCAATGGCGAGTGCAACCGAGGTGCCTGCAACAGTCGCAGGGCGATCTACTACAACCGCGGCACCTATTCCTATTATTGCGTTCCGTGCGGCCGGTCGATCAATCAGGCCGGCAGTCGCGACTTCAAGGTGCCGCTGTGCCTCGAGGTGACGGAGAACCTCACCCACGAGCGCATGAACGAGCTCTATAAGGAGCAATGGGTGTGATCAAAACCGAAGTTCTGCGGCGCGACAAGCCGCGTTTCAGCATGGTGGGGCAAAAGCTTCCCGACACCCTTCTGTCGACCGATGAGGAGATTTCACCTGGTCTTGCCTATCGCATCAGTCGATATGCTACCGGCCGGCTGACAGAGAGCGGCTTCGACCTTGAAGGGTGGAGTTGTAGGGTCACCACGAGCGATGGCGATCGACCACGCGGAGAGCGCGTCTATCATGCTGAGTTCATCCATTCGAAGGGCGGAATGGTCGGCATTCAAGGCATCTTTATTGGCGCGGGCGGCTGGCCGTGTATCGATCACGGCCTCTGCATCGGAGAAGGTGAGACCAAATGAAGCAGACAAGCCTTGTGATGCTCGACGACCTCAGCCAGGCGCTGTCCTCGGGCGGCTCCCATGGCGACTTCACCAATGAGCGCTGGGCCGTTTCCTGGCGCTTCGGCGAACGCCGCATCGAGGACAAGGTGCGCGATCGAGTGCTGAAATTCCATAGCGTCCACGTCTTCCCCAAATTCAGGAACCAAGGCTTCTTCACTGAGGTTTTGGCGTTCCTCGATGAACGGCCCACGCTCGGCGGGCGGGAGTTCGATTGGATCTACCTTGAGCAGGTCAACTTCCGCCTCGCCGGCCACCTTGAGCGCAAGCTCCACTATTCATCCGACTTCGGCCTGGTCATCGACTGCTGGCGCCGCGTCACCGGGCAATTGGAGATGAACCTTTGAGCGCGCCTGATTTCGATAAATCCATCTACGAGCTGGACTCCCATGAAGGTGATTGGGCGCTCTTGCTCCTCCGGAAGGACACCGGCCTCGCAGCACTGGCGCACTACTTCGACGGCGATTGGGAGTTGAACGACCAAGGTGAGACCGTGGCTATGCGCAAGAAGTATATGCGCATGGTCGCCGCGGCAAGGACATTGAACGCCGCCGATGATGATCTCTTCGCACCATGGCTCATGCCCGACGATGAGGAAGGCACCTGGAACTTCAATGGCGAGGACGTCGACCTACCGGACGACTTCGACGGCGACGGCCAGATTCCCGAGGAACCAGCTAAACCCGTCAACCCGTATGCCAATAATCCGAACTATGGGCGCTTCTGATGTCTAAGAACGGGATTGGCTACGCCGAGTTCGATGAAGCCTACCCTCATGCGGAGTGGGAGCAGATTGGCGCCTTCGAAACACCAGCCGGCATCAGTTGCTCGCTCTGGAAGAAGCGCGTTCGATCACCAAACCCACCGGCGATCTCCTTCAAGCATTGGCAAGACGACAGTGACGGGCCGGTGTTCTGGGAGGCTGTGCTTGAGGGAAACCTCGCCGTGGTCACGGATAGTTTCGAGAGAGCAAGGGCAGCCTTGGCTGTCAAACCGAAGCCAAATCCATATGCCAATCACCCTAATTTCGGGCGATTCTAACTATCTATTTTGGCAGTGAAAACAACCAGTTGCTGCCAGATACTTTGCCGCAATTTCGCGAGCTATGATTAGTCATAGTCAACGAAAGGAAAGACGATGAAGACGCTCGCACAACTCCTCAAGCACTGCGCCGACAACGATCTGACGATGGTTTGCTTCTACGACAATCCGAAGAGCCCGGACTACGAGGGCACGAGCCAGCGTAAAGCCAAGGAAGCGCTCGAGGCGTGCGACGAAATGCGGCTGATCATACGCGATGCCGAAGGCAACCGCTGGGGCTGCGCCTTCATCGTCAACGAGTTCAACGGCGATCCGGAAGAGCAGATCGCCGACCATTCAGTCGATGACAGGCTCGATGCCTGGATGAACGAAGGAAAGACCGCATGAAACAGTATCAATCACCCAACGGCTCGTCGATCGTCGGCACATCAGATTATGTTCTTGTGACGGCCCATATCAAAGGCATTCACGACGATGGAACGCCCGACTACGCCGGCGATTCCAAGATTGACTGGGATAGCCAGGAAACCCAGCTCCTCGAAGGAAAGCTCCTCTACATAGACGAGGACGGTGTCGAGTGGACCTTCGACCAGCTCACACCGATCGAGGAGAGCACCGATGACGAGTGACCTCTGGAAGAACCTCGAGCTGCCGGCTGAGCTGCGGCAATACATGACGCTGTCTGGCGCCGACGTGCATAGCCTCACCCAGGAAGCGTTGCAGGCGGCCGATCCCAAGGCAAAGCTTCAAGAGTTGCTCATCGCCAAGGGCCAGGCCAAGCGCGATAAGCAGCAGGCCTACAATCAGGCGCGCATGAAAGAGGATCTCGAGCGGATCTCCTCGCCCTGGCTCTGGCCGCAAACCTCGCTGCCGGTGAAAACTCAGCCGTGGGTGACGAACGCCGAGGGCCGGATGCGGTGCGGCCGCATCAGGATGGACAGTATGCTGATCGTTCGGACGGACGATGGCGGGATCGCTGAATACGCCACGCTCGAGGAGCTGGTGAAGACATGGAGTGTCGACTGATGGAGCTCACCTTCTCGCCGGCTCAAGCCGACGACACCGAGGAAGAGGTTATCGATCTCGATTCCCCTGAAGACGTGCTGATCGAGGTGATCATGCACGACCCGGCCGGCTCCACGACCGACTGGAAGAACTTTGGCATTGAGACCACAACCGTGATCGCCGGCAAGGAAGGCGTGACTGGCGCCGCGAGCTACGAGCACAGCTATGGCGGGTTTCTCGAATACACGATCCAAGGTCTCATCGACCCGCCTGGTGAAGGCTGGTTCGTTGTGCATGGCATCACCGGGCAGTTTCACCGCGGCGACGGGTGGATGACCGACGACGACATGAGCTTCTGGCACCAAGGCGTGCGCCCTGCTACTCCCGAGGAGATCGCACAGGCATGAAGACCAAGGAGCAGACCTGGTTCGACGCAATGGTAGAGAAAGGCCACGATCCTATCCTCGACGAGGATGGTGTGATCGACCTTTATGCCGGCGAAGTCGACGATCCCGAGGAGATTCCGCATTACAGCCCGAGGTGCAAGCTCTGCTATTTCTTCGTCTGCACGTTCTGCACCGGCGATGGTCCCAAGGCGATCAGCGCAGCCATTGAACCATGCAAAGGTGACGCATGACAGACTTCACCTTCAAGACCTACCGTGTCGAGTGGGTGGCCGAGACCGGCTATGTCGACCAGTATGGCAAGTGGCAAAACCAGACCGACTATCAGCAGCCCTGGCCCACGCGAGAGCTCGCGCTCGAGGATCTCGCAAAGCGCGCCACCTGGAATGAGCGCCTCGGTCGCTGGGAGACCGGCAAGGAGTATCACGAGGGCCGCGTTAGTTACCGCGAAACGCTGGTTTAAAGGAGACGGACTGACAAACGGAAGCGACTGAGCCTACCACTTCCGTTTACCATTTGTTAACCAATGCTTTCAGCGATTTGTTATCCATTAGATTTCGCCATCCCTGACGCGAAGTTTGACCGTTGCGATCCCCTCGCGCGCTCGCTATTACTCTCAGCGCAAGTCAACTAGGGGTTAATATGAAAACCAAGATTGCAATCGCAGCCGCGGTCCTCGCGCTGCTCTCTAGCTGTGCCTCGGTCAGCCGTGGCACGACCGAACTGGTCACTATCCAGTCGGTCCCGTCAGGCGCCAAGGTTACGACCGATATCGGCCTCGAATGCCCGGCCACACCTTGCCAGCTCAAGGTGCCGCGTAAAAAGGCATTCACCGCAACTGCAACGCTGGGCGGCAAGACCGGCTCGATCAAGGTCGAGACCGTCACGTCCAACGCCGGTCGCAACGCCATGGCTGGCAACATCATCGCGGGCGGCCTGATCGGCGCTGCAGTTGATGCCGGCAACGGCGCCAACAAGGATCACCAGCCCAATCCGGCGACGATCTATCTGAAATAAATTGACGGCTTGGTTGGGAGCGCTATCTCGCTCGGGTCGTTTAACAACCTGGCGACACAGACCGCGGCGCTCCCACCTCTCCCATCCGGCGTCGCGGTCGTCCGTTCACTCCTCGACATCCGCCATGATTCACCCTATCTGCTCGATGAGAACAGAAGGAGAACATGCGATGACGAATTTCCAAGGCGATCACTTCATCCACGCGATCGATATCCAGGCGCCATTCGACAGGCTGCCCGAGAAGGTAGGCGGTATGAATGACGCCGGCGCCGCAAACGCCGCTTTCGACTATCTCGTCAGAAGCAACCCGCCTGATCGCGTGGTGACGCTGCGCGACGGCGCTCGTGTCATGCGGAGGGAGAACGGCTGCGCCGTTTGGGAGCCTTTGATTCAGAGGTGGCTTCCGGCATCGACGGCACCGGATAGCGAGGCATCCGATCCTCGAGCATAACAGAAATGCCGGCCTCATCCAGCGCCAGGATAAAGGCATCCCGCGCATCCTCGGCGGGGCGTCCTTCGAAGCACTGAATGCAGATAAGCCGCGCATTCACCGAGGCCTCGCCACCGACGAACTCCTCGGGCCAGCGGTTAAGCAGTGTCTCCGCAATGTCGCGCAGGCTACTGTGTGAGCGGTATTTACCCAATCCAAGGACCGCTGCACGGACCCGCCTGATCTGTCTATCTTCGGGCATTACGCACCTCCGGCCCGTCAACTTAGGTGTAACAAGTGACGAATCCAAGGGCCTTATTAGAATCTGCTAAAAGAATCTGCCGAAGAGATCCTCCCGCAATCCGCAAGCAGACATGCGATAACAAATCATCGAAGACGAAACGAGAAAGAGCGCAAACAGTGAGAACGCCATGTGAACGATGAGGGTAGCTACCTCGACCGCAAATAGCTCGGTTTGGATCCGTTACCCTCATGCGGTAGGCATAGGTGATACAGAGGCAGGCGATGGAGCCGGAAGCCTCGCCATGCTGAGTCCGATAGTCGCCCACTCGCTGAGAGATCCGGGGTGAAATCAATCCACCTGTAAGCCTTGCTTCAATGGCCCGCCTCGTGCCGACCGGAGAGCATTGTCACAGAGCCATCGCTTGATTGCTCACGATCCGCACCCTTCGTAGGACTGCATCCAAGGCAGGTCGCGAGGAGCAACGCCTACTCGGTGCGAGATCAATGAACAATCGCCAACCTTGAAAGACACGCACATGGCAATCTCCGCAGACACTCAGAAGGCGATCGACCACTACAAGGCGGTTCGCGAGCTCCTCGGCGAAGAGGATGCTGGCTACCTCCGGTCATTCCTCGACTACGCCATGTATCATTTGCCGACGACTGACGATGGCATTCTCTCCGATGAGGATGAGGTTCGACCGGCAACCGACGAGGTTCGCCAGGGCCTCGGTCTGATCATGGACATTCTCGATCCCGAAGGCATCGCCGAGCAGGACGAAGGCTTCTGCGATGGCGACGACAACGCCGAGGATTGATATAGTCGAGCGATTCGAGGGCGAAAGCAGCAAGCGCCGAGACCAGCCGGCGCGCTCGTGAGGATGGGCCACACGAGCTAGGCGAGTGCCTCGCCCTCGAACAGGAGTGATGTAGATGGGGATACCTATCGCAATCACGCTTGAGATAAGAAAGACCCGGATCGGCTGGTCAGTGCGCGTCCGGGTCCATATCTTAGCCTAAGCGAAGGGAGGGTCAGGCAGTTACCGCTGTCTGGCTCTCACTCCTGCTCAATATAGCAGATCGTCCATGGCTTTCAACTGCCGTGCTCTGCCTGCCGCAATCCGCGATCGCGCTTGTTACTGTCTTCTTGTCAACAACGAGAGAGACAAGCGCACATGATCAGCCAACCGCAGCTTACAATTCTTCCGAACGCCGGCGACTGGATGGGCGCCTGCTATTTCAAAATCCAGATGACTGTTCCTGGCGAAATCGGCGCGGTCATATCCGAGGCGCTGCAAGAAGGCAGCGAGCGCAAGATCGCGGCGATGCCGCTCGAGATCAGCGACTACGAATTCCAGAACGAAGAGCTCCTCTGGGCCGACCTGTGGATCAACCACGTTCCTGTCAGCTTCATGCGCAACGACGACGGCAGCTTCCTTCTGACCATGACCTGCGAGAAGGGTCCGGAAGGCGACGACCAGCTCGATGTATGGGCGCACGAGGAAAAGATGGACGGCAAATTGCCAGAACTCTTCTGGATTGAGCCTGCAAACCTCATCCGCGCGCTTATCGCAGCCGTCAAGCACTAAGGAGATCGCCATGACCATGCACACCATCAACGAGCACAAAGTCGACGTTCCGGACGACATGCGCGTCATCCACGAGCTCGGCATCCCCGGTGGCTACGATCACATCAAATACCGCGGCATCGAAATCTGCACCTACGAGCAGAACGATGACCAGGAGTTCTACCAAGGCACGTTCGTAGCGTGGATCGAAGGCGATCCAGTCGATGTGAAGGATCTCGCTGAGGCGCGCACGCTGATCGACGACTACACGGTCAACATGGCAGCATAAGACAGTCAGGCGCGTCACAGCGCCTTTCTGGCCGGCCGATCCCATGGCTGGCCGCTCATTTCACCTTGAACGCCCAAGCCAAGGCCTCTATTTCGACCTCAGACACACCAACCGAGGTCATCATGAATTACCGCATCGCACCCGCCCTTCTCTTCCTCGCCATGGCGCCGGCAGCGCACGCCGCAACCATCACCGACGACACACCGGCGCGAGCCATTACCATTCTGAAAGACGCAAGCGCGGACAAACGCGTTTTCTTTTCGCCACAGATCGTCACCATGGCTGAGTGCCAGGCCGGCATTAAGGAAGACGGCGAGGATTTGAAGGCCGACGTGGCGTTCGCCCTGTGCGTGCCCGCGGACATGAGTGAGACAGGTGCCATCACCGGCACGGCGCCGCTCATCGATCTCACCAAGTAGCGCCAGATTTCTATCCTCGACGCGCTGAGCTACACATAAACATCGAAACGCAGAGAGAAGCACATGAGGCTCGGCAAGCTCCTTAGAACCCTCGACCGCTCCAAGCTTCCTGGTAAGCTGTTCTTTCACGGCTTGTCAGGTGACTATTGGATCGGCGCCAATGGCGAGATAGCATTCACCGACACCCGAGGAGAGCGTGAAGACCGCATGTTCACCTTGGACGATTTTCAACGCGACGATTGGGTGGTGACATTCAGATGACCAAGGCACCAGAAACCTTTATCCATATCGACGGCGCCAGGATCACCGGCGAGCCCGACAAGATCAAGGCATTCGTCGAGTTCTATATCCGGGCCAAGGTCCAAGCCGGCTCCGGTGCCATCATGACCGAGTGCTCGCGAGACCTGGTTGAGTGGTCAAAGGATCTAATGCACCAGTTTCCGCCCAAGCCGATCTTGCAGCGCCCGACCTTCCTGGAAAAGCGCGAAGGCTTCATTGAGGACGCGCCCAACTTTAAGCTCACCAAACCCGGCTACGACGCTCTCACTGGCGAGAAGAGAGACGGACCCGTCACGCGAATAGTGATTGGCCCATCGGACAGAAGCGAATAGTGAATACCCGCGGAGAGGCGCTTTGACTGTTCAGCCTCTCCTCTCGTGCAGCCGAAGGTCATGAGAGCGAAAAACAACATCGGCAGCCGGAGCCAGGATATCTTTCGCCTGGTGATCCGACATAGAAAGCTCACCTCACCCCAGGTGACAAACGGAGCCACCCTGCTCCGGCTTTCTATAGGCAACGCACGCCATGGTGAGCCACCCCTCTCGACAAGATTCCACTCCTGCGATACTTCTTATGTTCTCATGAACGGAAGAGGAACGGACCATGCTCACCAGCCCCAAGCAGCTCGCACCCTATGCCGACCGCGACCTTGACTGCCAGCAAGCCCTCGAGAGCACCTTCGACCAGGTCTTACTGCTCGCCGAACAATACGGCTGGAACAGGACCGAGGCAGCCCAGGCCTTCCAGGAGCTCGCCTTCGCACGCCTGGCCGCAGAGGAAGAGAACCGCCTGGTCACGCTCTCTATAGAGCAATGCTCCATGGCACGGCACTAGGCGATGACCGACTGGAACGCCTACCTCGAGGAGCTCATCAATCTCGACACATGGCCGAAACGCTTTGAAGAGCGTTATCTGCAGACCACCCCGGAAGTGAAAGCCGGCATAGAGGAACTGCGCCAGATAGAGGCAAACGTTGCCACCGTGCAGCTCCTCAAGGGCAGATACGAGGTGCGCTACCAGATTCCCACGCCCAAGAGCAGCGCCCGGCTCTTCTTCATCAGAGCACGCCGATACCCGTTTCACCTCATGGACTTCCTCGTCATATTTAGCTACGTCGTCGGCGATGGGCTGACCCATGAAGTGAATAAGGACTTCAAGCAGCGAGAGCCCGTCACCATAGAAGAGGCTACCAAGCGAGCCTTGGATGAGCTCAAGTATATCCTCTGAGCCATGGTCCCGATGTTGACAGGCACCGGTCCAGTGTAAATCAGGCACCCGGAAATAGGCTCATCCATGTTGACGCATGTTGACAGCCAAAAGCCCCATTTTGTCTAACCACCATCTATTTAAGGATTCCATGTTGACGTAACTTAACGCTACGTTGACAAAAATCTCCCCAATTTCGAATTTTCCTTTCTGTCAACATAACCCAGGCCAGCAGAACGCAACTCTGGAAACGCTCATAGAAGCTCACAGAACGAATCCGTCAGACAGAACGATCATCGACAGCGAAGAACTTCACAAAGCGCGCTCTAGAGCAGATATGCGAACACAAGACGCTAAGCCAATGCACAAGCTAAACGCTCGGCCACGCAACGCTTAAAAGACAATCGAACACCAACACGCATAGAAGCACACACCGGCCCATAGAGAGCACCATCACCTAGAGAACACCATAAGACAGACCATGGCCTCGTATAGAGCTAGAGAGAGGCTATGCGTGTAGGTGCGTGATAGAGAGCGCGTGTGTGGAGATAGACAGTGTAGATGGAAAACCAAAGAGACAGACGGTGGCCGGCGCCACGCCTTCTCCTCCTCTTCAATCCCCGCCTGAAGCCACCCATCCGCCAATCACCGTGTATAGCGCCAGGTCGTGCCATTTGATCGCCGCGATGCAACTTCTATTATGAACAATGTGCTAATCACTAGCATAGCAATTGATCATCCAATCGATTGTTGATCGCATACAGCGTGACCGGTGGAGACGGTCTAATTTTCAAAAGCCGGGTCTTCGTGCCTGGCTTTCTTTTTGGCTTTTCCGAAATCCCAGGAACCACGAGCGCCGGAGCCATGGATCGCCATGGTGAGGTGAGGCGCGCCATGGAATAGCGGAAGATCCTTGGACAGCCGCGGTCTGCCATGGCTGGGAGCCGCAGGAGGACAAATCCTCACGCCGGAGCTGAGCTTCAATCCGGAGCCGTGTCCCTTCTATGTAATTATTATCTGTTAGTAAGTATTTTATATATTGAAGGGAGACGGCACGGAACGTGACAGGATTGTGTCCTCTATCTAGGACCATGGCACTCCGGTGTGAAGATTCGTGCCGTGCGTCGCCTGCCCATGCCAGATTCTATGCCTCGATTGATTGTCATATCTTCTGTTCATCGAAAGCGAACGACTTTCGACAAGCGTCAACACGAAGGAGACAATCACATGGGTAAGTCCAAGAACACGCCGGCCACCAACAACGTCCAGGCACCGGCCGGCCAGCAGTCCAACGAGAACCAGGCCGCCTACATACTGGCTGATGCGCTGAAGGCGATCGACGATGACGCAGCCAAGGCGTTTGCACTGACGATCGGTGCTGCCTTCGACAGCCGCGTGCAGTTCGAAATCACCCGCAAGCCCAACAACACCGCAGACATGCCGAAGGTGAAGAAGCTGAACAGCTACCGGGCGAAGCTGGCGCTGCCGTCGATGGCCAAGGTGCTGATGGCGCTGAAGATCACCCCGGACTTCATCAACTCGCGCCAGACGAAGGAAGAAGACGGCGATCGCTTCAACATCTACGCCATCGACAAGCTCGTCGACCTGGTTCGCTTCCTCGCCGGGCAGCAGAAGCTCTCCAACGCCCACAACGTCGCGATCGGCAAGTCGATGCTCACCTTCGAGGAGCACAAGGCGCCGTTCACCGGCGAAATGGCAATGTGCGCCGCTTCTGATAAAATCCGCAGCCAGGATCCGAACGTGAAGCTGCTTCGCCGGCACAACGTCGACAAAGGCACGGCCGGCACCCAGGCATCGTCGACGCTCTCTGCGATGCAGGCACTTGGCCTGATCAAGAACGTCGGCACAAAGCGCGCTGCCAGCTACGTGTTTGCCACGACAGAGCAGGCCGGCGCGTTCAAGGAGCTTCTGAAGGCAGTCTGATCTCGCCGGACAGATATGCGCCAGAGGGGAGAGGGTGGTGAGTGGATGCACCACCCTCTTTTGCTTGCTGACGGCCGATCCATGGGGAACCAAGGCACCCGCACATAAAAGTTGGGGAACCGGTGGGGTCCAAGGGACCGACCGTGGATGATCCTTTCAGGAACCACGGTCTTTTTCGCCATAGCCTGCCGTGGACTGCCATGGCGTGCCGCTCCGGCCAGCGCCTTCACCCTTACCTCGCCGTCGTGCGCCAGGTCGCGCCAGAGTGAGCGCCTAGCTGCGTCGTGCGACTGTCTGAGTGTCAACAACGAACGGAAGGTTCACTCTCATGGCAAAGCAGAACGCAGACGCACTCATCGCCGCTTTTCTCGCAAAGGGCGGCGCGATCACCAAGGTGCCAGAAGGCGAGCAAGCCTTAAATCTGTCGCCGCGTGAGTGGCGACTGCAGACGCAGATGGTCAAGGCTGACTATCTCGACAAGGGATATGACGCCGAGGCTGAGCGCCGGGCAGAACGTCGCGCCGAGCTCGCCCACGACTTCGCATTCGTTGGCGATCGTGAAGCAGCCTACGCAGCACGCGCCGGCGAGTTCGATCGCTAACCAAGGAGAGAGCGTCACACCCGTGGCGCTTTTTCTCTGGGTAGGTGCATGCCATGGCGCGGGAGCCGCCCGTGGCGACCCTGGTCCAACCCCCGGCAGGCCATGGTGAGGCCAGGTGGTCCTGCCTGCCCCAGGCCCTAGCGTCGCCGTGCGTCGCCGTCTTGCGTGCCTTAGCGAAATCGCTAAATTGCTAAATGTAAGCAACGCAAACGAAAGACACGCACTTGCAGAACACCTTCACCATCATCACCGCGACCTACGACGTCAACTCCGACACCCTCACCGCGACCGTCGAGCACAAGAGCGACCGCAAGCACGAGATCTATTCCATCAACGCCGAGTTCTCGTATAACCGCTATGCTATCCGCGACGAGACCAAGCTGATCACTCAGCAGTGCGACTATGCACCTGCCGTGCTCGCCGCGTTCATGCGCTCCTTCAAGCGCGCCTACTACGCTCTCGATGCTTCTGCCTCTCCCGCCGACGCCTTCGACGAGCTGACCGAGTTCACCGTCGAGTTCGACGCCTAACATCGCCAGTGTTTAGCGCAGTCATGCCAGATTGCGCTAAATCGCTATTTCGCTAAACTCAGAAGCGTCAACAACGAACGGAGTTCAGACAATGCAGACCATCATCCCGGCGCCGACCACCGTCTATCACATCAAGGAAATGACGCCGCGGCAGTCGCACTTCGCCTCGCAGACGTTGCAGCTCGCAAAGGACACCGCCTCCTTCATCGCGATCATCGTATTCGTCTGCGCCGTCATCGCAGTCTGTGTCATGATCAAGATCTCCGGCTAGAAAGGAAGCCTCCGTCCCAACGATCACACCGGCGAGCCGCCTACTCGCCGGTGTTTCGGTCTCTGGGCCTCGCCATGGAGAACCAAGGCTTATATTTCCAGGCACCGAGGTATCCCGCTCCATGGCTTGCCATCCTCCGGCTGGTCCCTCGCTGCGCCTAGAGATTTCGCCTCTTAGCGATCGCTTTGCAAGTCGATGCTACTTTAGCGCACGCTACATTACGTGCGACGCAATAAGAGCGCACTGTATTAGTGCGCTCTAACTTAGCATTTTAGCGATTTCGACTATTCGCTATAGCGCGTTTCTTCGCGCATATTCAGCATTTCGTATATGTCGATCTGCTGATAGTCGAAACGTCTATCAAGCAATTCGACACTGTCAGTCGTCGCGTTGCGCGTCTTAAACTCGCGTCGTTGCGCACGTTCGCGCATTTCGCGCTGTGTCAGTGATACGCGTGCTTTGCTATAGCTCTTGCTCATGTGTCTAGCTCTCAATTGTAACGTGACACAATCGCACGACGTTGCTCTCTGACGCGCTTCGCAGACTTGCGCGCACTCTGACGCTTGCGCAATGCGCGCTGCAATTCAGCGTTCGCTCTATATGTGTTAGACAGAGCTGCAACTATGCGAAGATACAGAATAAACATGAACGTCTCGATTGTGTTGATTGTTGCGACTGCTAGCGCGCTCTCACGCGCTAGCTAAATCAAGATTGATTGACTATCTTACGCGCTAAGACGCGCTTCGATTTTCTGCACAATCTCGTTATCGTTGACTGTGTAGCAGTCTTTCGACGTTGCTTTGAGAATGTTCAAAGCAACAAGCGCGCGCATGTTCATCGATGCATGACGCTTTGCAGAAGAAAACACGTCGCGACGACGATAATACAAGTGCGCGCGCTCTTTCGCGACTTTGATGTTTTTATCAAGCGCGATTTCAATGTCGCTTGCTTTGAAGACTTCATTGTTCTTCTTGAAGTTGATCAAAGTGCGAAGCGTTTCTTCGACGTTCGACTTCAATTTGTCGACGTTGCGAGCGTCAACTGCGAACTCAAGAATATGCGCGCAATTCTCAAGTGCTTTCATGCAGAACGCGCTATTTGCTTGCACACTGTCTTGTGCGAAGTCAGTCTTGACTTCGCATGCTGCGAGCATTGCAGCGACTTTCTCTTGCGATACTACAAGCGCGCACTTCGAAATGAAGTTTAACGAGTTTGCAGACTTTTCATTCTTGAGCTCTGCATCGTAGCGAGCAGAGAGAGACAGTGCGTATGCGTTGATTGCTTTAGTCATTGTAGAACTCTCTTTCTGTGTTGTTGTCTAGTGTCGTTGTTGACATGATCTTTAGACACTAGTTCGCGACGTCATGCAATAGCTAAATCGCTAAATCGCGAATTATTTTTGATGTATGTATAAGTCAATACTGATTTACTCGCATTGACACATAGACGCTCATGCAAGCGCATAGACGCTTGCGCGCTGCATTGCTCACGAAAGACGCTCGATCGATCCCTCGCGCAACGTCGTGTCAGTGTGCATGTGTTGAATTGTGAAGCGATCGAAGTCTTAGAGATTTTCGCGTGTGCTGGGCATGATGCCGCCTGCTGCCTGAGCAAATCCCGGCCTGGACTACCTCTCCTCGTGCCTCACCGGGACGGACATGTTGACCTGGGTAGTCGGTTATAATCTTCCGGCCAAAACCTTATAACTCACGGCTTCCCTGCCCCGGAGCCCAGATCCCCAAATTCCCGACTACCCATCCCCAATTTTGATCAATCAATATTGACTGACTGCTACGAGCCGGATAATGTCCTGAGATTCCAACATTCGAGGATCCAATCTCCATGAAGATCAATTTCCCAGCCAGCGGCGCAGTCCTCTATGCGGGCGGCTCTGGCGTGCCCAAGCATTTCGTCTCTGCGCCGCTGCACGCATACTTCTACCTCAATCCGTATGAGCTCGTTGGGATCGGACAGAATCACACCATCGTGGACGATGCGGGCACCAGCCTCACCTATCGTCTGACCGCTTTGACGCTTCGTCAGGACGAGTTTGCCACGGGTGAAGGCGAGCTCGTTGCTGTCACGCATGTCGAGCCGAACGTCATCCCCTACCCTGAGCACCTCGAAAAGGTCTCTGCATCGATCGACGCAGCCTTCGAGGCGGGTCGTCAGGTCGGACGCGAAGAGCAGCAAGAGGTGGAAGCCGACGATGAGGACGTCGAGCTGATCAACCCGCTCTACAAGGCCGAAGACTGGACGAACAAGAGCGAACAGGCTGCCTGCGCCTGCGACTTCTGTGAGGCAACGCGCCAGGGTGATCTCGCGACGGGTGGCGAGGCTAAACCTGACAGCGTTGTCGGTGAGCGTGCCGGCGAGGCTGTGCTGCCGACGATCAACATTAGCGTCAACGGCGAAGCGCCGACGGATATTTCGACCTTCGTGCGCAATGCGGTCGCTGAAGCGCTCGGCGCCAATGTTTCGAACCCCTTCCTCGGGGAACTGCCCTTTACCCCTACCAAGAGCCGCCTCTTCCGCTACGGCCCGGTCGGCAATCGCATTGACGATTGATCGCTAAATCGCCCTTTCGCTAAATAAGGAAATCCCTATGTCTGATGACAAAGCCCCCTCCCCGCCTTTCGGCTTTCCGCTGGAAGGCATCCCGCTCGCCGGCACGTTCACCGCGGCCAAGCTCGAAAGCAAGCATTCCGGTCTGCCGGTCAAGGGCTACCAGAGCCAGAGCGAGGAGAACGTCGCCATGGTCAACCGCTCCAAGGAGCTCGAGGAGCGTGTGCTGCGCCTGGTCGACGAGCTGAAGGCAGCCGGGCCGCAGAAATACGACCAGCGCTTCATCGCGACCGGCATGACCTACCTGCAGGTGGCCTTCATGCTGATCAACCGCGGCATCTTCCAGCCGCAGCGCATCGCCCTGCCCGAGGACAGCCAGTGAGCGTTGTCGTCTACCATCAGGGCGTCATGGCTGCCGACAGCCGCGCCTATTCGGGCTCGACGCACCCGATCGGCAATAAGCAGAAGATCCATCGCATCAAGGAGGGTCCGTTCGCGGGCTCTCTGCTCGGCATCACCACGAACGTCGTCGGCCTGGCCGAGGAGTTCCGCAAGTGGGTCGAGCGCGGCGCGTCTCGCGATGACGACCTGGTGCCGGGCGAGCCTTGCCTCACCGCTATCCTGGTGAAGCCTGATGGCGAGGTTTTCATGTTCTCGGATGCCTACTTCGCAGCCGGCCCGCTGACCGGTGACACATTCACCATCGGCTCCGGCCGCAAATACGCGCTAGGCGCCATCCAGATGGGCGCTGACGCGGTTCAAGCTGTCGAGGCAGCCATTGCCCTCGACGTCTTTTGCGGCGCTCCTCTGAGCGCTCTCAATCTCATTGATGCCCACAACCTCTAAGGAGCTACCCGTGGAAAAGTTCAAGTTTGTCCTGCGTAAATTCCTCGCCGACGTGATCCGCGTCGCCGTTATCATCCTGCTGGTCGTCCTGGCGCTGATGATCGGCTTCAGCCTGTTTGCCGTCGGCGTGCCCTTCGTCGTCGTGCTCGCCCTGGTGATCATCCTGTCGCTGCTGGGCGGCTATATCGATCCGCGCGAGACGCACGGCTGGAAGTTCGATCTTAGTTGGTAGCGATTTCGCTAAATCACGAAATGAAGAAAGGGCGGTTTCGACCGCCCTTTTCGTTATCCGCGTCTGGCGTGTATCCAGGCTGCGAAGCACTCCTCGAGCAGCTCCTTCATGCTCTTGCCGGAAGCCGTCGCCGTCATCTTGAATTTCGTGTGAAAGTCCGGATCGACCTTGAAGTTCAGGTCGCGCAGCTTCACCTCGCCCTTCATGTTGTCGGCTTCGACCTTCTTCTCGGTGTCGAGGGCCGCGAGATACTGCATACCACCCTTGCCTGGTTTCTTTGGAACCTCGGCCTTGGTTGGCTGGGCTGCGGTGGTGACTACGGCTTTTCTCATGCGGCTACCTCGGTGATGGAATTGAGTTTGGCGACGAGCTCGGCTGCCAGCGTGTCGGCCCGGTCATTCAGCGACGGATAGCGCGTCTCGGCGATCGAAAGCCCGACGTTCTGGGCAAGCATGTAGCCGTTCTTGGTCGAAATGTCGGTGTCGGCCACCTGGAAGCCCTGCGCCTGAATGAACATGATGGCCTCGCGGGTCGCCGCGTCGCTCTCCGTGGTCTTGTTGAGGACGAAGATGATGCGCTCGCGCGGCACGCCCTTCGCAACCAGCTCATTGCCGAAGCCTGCCTGCGGCTTCAGGTCATCGACCGACAGCCCGGTCGGTATGACGACGAGATCGGAGATCCGGGCAGCCTCGAGCGAAGTCTGGTCGCTGTCCGGCTTGCCGTCGATCACCAAGAGGTCGTAGGGCTCGCCCTTCAGCTTCTTGGTCGATGTCATCGGCTGCGCATCGATCTGTGGCTCTACGCCGGCCTGCATGCGAATCGCTACCCAATCGGTCGAGGTGAGCTGATTGACGTTGAAGTCGCAGATCTTCACCGACCAGTCGGCCGATGCGTAGGTGCGCGCTAGGAGCCGGGCCAGCGTTGATTTGCCGACGCCGCCCTTCTGGGAGAGACATGAGATAATTGTTGGCATTCGCGAAATCCCTATGTCGTTAAATCGCTAAATCTCTAGCGCCTAATGGTTAACGAACTTTTACGGGATTTGGAAGAGGAGGGTGGCGAGGCCCATTTGCGTCAACAACGAACTAGACACGTCCGTCCTGGTATCTTGGGAGATCAGGGCCGGAAGAGAGTTCTAGGGCCACGCCGGGAATTTATTTAGGCCGGCGTGACCGGCCATGCAAGAGTCAGTTGGCGATAAACTCGCGCTTGTCGAACAGATATTCATACTGGTCGATGTTCTCGGCGACGATCATGCGCCAGGAGACGCGCCAGCCCATAGCAGCATTGTCCCGATGAATCTCGCACTTCGTCGGATCGACGCCGAACTGGTGCGTCACATAGGTTTCGATCGCCCAGCCGCTCACTGCCAGGTCACGTTCGTCGACCAGATTGTTGCGCGTCATTAGCGAAAACGTCTTTTCGCTAAAGGGCGAATGCAGGTCGTCCGGGTCCGACAACTCAGTGAAAGTGATCGTTTTGTGGTAGGCAGGCACGCTGATCATCAGCGAGCCCACCTTCTTGCTTTGATACCAGACCTGGATCAAAACACCGGTCCCACGATCGCAATGATCTTGTCCATCAGATCGAGACGAGCCTCTTCCGGCGAGAGGCCGCGTGCCAGGCCATCGTTCTGGATCTGATGATCGGCATAGGCCGGGTTGTAGGTATCGAACTCGTATTGCGACGGGCCGGCGAGGGGATTGATGATCTCGAGGACGAGGGCGCCCTGTTCCTTCCAGTAGCGACCCTGCTCGCGGCGCACTGACCCGAAGACTGAGAACTGCCCCTCGGGCTGGGCGTTGTGCGCCATAATCGGGATGATGTCGCCACCGAACTTCTCTTCGAAGGCATTGCCGATCTCGCCGAGGATCTCACGAACCTGCCAACGCCGGCCGTTGATCATGACGTATTCGAGCTTGCCTTCCTGGGTGAAGACCTGCTCAGCGGTCAGTCCCAGGTAATCCATAGCGATTTTGCGGAGGGCGAGGCCATCGTCGGCGAGCTTGTGGCCGTAGAGGTCGTTGATGATGTTGGCCGCGGTCGATTTGCCCGAGGTCGGGTTGCCACAAAGGGCGATCAGTTTGGGGTAGGGGGTGGGATTGCTCATGTTTGCTCCTGTGCAGTCAATCAATATTTACTTACTGCACAGGAGCGATTTATGGAAGTAGGGAATTAGCGATTTCGCTAATTCTCCTGCTCGATCAGGCCGCGGGTCTTTGCCCGCTGCACAAGGCGTGTCAGGCGCTCATTGTCGGCGCGCAGCCGCTCGATGACCTCGAGGTAGAAGCTCTCGGACATTGCCGAGAGCCCACAGGAGTTGAAGAAGTGGATCGGGTCGATCAGGCGCTCTTGTTTCTGGGTCATGCTGCTTTCCTCTGAGCTGCGAAGATATGCCAGGGGAAGTCCTGGTTCGCGGGCAAAATGTTCTCTCCAAAACCGGGAGTGTTCTTGACGACAGCCTTGCGCGTCGAGGTGTGCTCGGCGAGCGCAATGTTGTTGGAGCAAGAATAGTCGGCGATGAAGGCGTAGTTCGGCATATTTTTCTTGGCGCGCAGGCCGCGGCCGATGCGCTGGCGAAGGGCGACTTCGGCCTTACCACCTCCGGCGAGCTGCACCAGGCCAATGCCCGGAACGTCAACGCCGACGTCAACGATCGTCGAGCCGATGATCGCATCGATCTCGCCACGCTCAAGCGCTGCCAGCGCCTCCTCGCGCTCCTCCTGCTTGTTCTCGCCGCGCAGGAACACCGTGCGCAGCCCGACATGCTGGAACTTCTTGAAGAGGATCTCGCCATGGTCCATGCGCTGGATGAGGGTCAGGACCGGCAGCCCGTAGCGCTTTGCCATCAGAGCGTCACGCACGATGTCCTTGTGCATGAAGTTGTTCTTGATGTAGCCGAACTCGTAGGCGCGCGCCCATGGCGACGAGCGGAAGAGCGTCGGATGCGGCTGGCTGGTCACGTATTTGAAGATCGGCTTGGCAAGCACGCCGGACTCGATGAGCTGCTCCTCGGTAATCCGGATCAGCACCGAGCCGAAAGCGGCCATCAGGCGCATATTGTCTTCGGCCGAGTCGCGCATGAACGGGGTGGCCGTCAGCGCAACGCGGATCGAAGCGTTCTTGCAGTGCTTCAGGATCTCGTAATAGCTGTTGCCGCCCGCTTCATGGGCTTCCTCGCCGATCACCACGTCGATCAGCTCGAGGAATTTCAGATAGCGATTTCGCTTTTTCGTTTTTTCGTCAAAGCGGGCTTGAGCGATTTCGCGCACCTTCTCCGGCGTGACGTTCGAATCCTTCTTCTTCGACCGGTGATGCGACTTCGTGACCGCGATGATCTCTTTCTGCAGGTTCGGCTCTTCGAGCGCTTCAACGAGCGTCTGCACCATGCCGAGGTTGACGCCCTTGACCATCTTTTCTTCGCCGTCGCCAATGACGCCGGTGTTGAGGCCGAGCGCGTCGATCTGCTTCTTCATTTGGTAGAGCAGCACCTTGCGCGTCGTCAGGAAGAGGGTAGGGCGCCGATAGCGCAACATGATCAGCTTGGCGATCTTCGACTTACCACCGCCTGTCGCGACCTGGATGATGCCGCGGCCGAACTTCTCGACGCGGCGCAGCGCTTCGGGTTGGTGCGCATAGCGCGGATCTTCGTTGCCGAAGTCGTCAACGATCGGGTTTTCGGGCCCAAGCGGCTCAACCTGCGGCTTGCGGTAGATCTGCACCTTGTAGCCAAGGCGCATCAGCTCCTTGTGGACCATGAAGGCAAAGCCAGCCGGGAAGGAGTTGGTCTTGTATTCGTAGAAGCTCGACTTGCCGTCCCAGGTGCCCTGCGTGAAGGCGAAAGTGTGCTCGGCGCCGGCGACCTGATAGGACAGGAGATCTGAAACCGTGTCGGCGACCTTATCTGAGACTTCGAGGAGCTGAGCGGTGACGGCGTTGTAGGCCAGTTTTACCAGGGTCATAAATTTCTCGTTTGCCTGTTGCGTTGTTCGGCGGTTATGATAAATCAATATTTACTGACTGCCACCCACTATTCCAACAAGGTGCCGATGACATATCCGAAGATGATGGAGCTCGATCCGAGCACCCTGAGACCGAACCCCTGGAACACCAACATCGTGACGCCCGAGAACGAGGCGAAGCTGGAAGAGTCCATCAAGCGCCTCGGCTTCTTCCGTCCGGCCGTCGTTCGCGAAATCGCTATTTCGCCCTTTAGCGATAAGGCGACAAGCTACGAAATCCTCGGCGGTGAGCATCGCGCGCAAGTCGCCGCAAAGCTCGGTCTGAAAAAGATCCCCGTGATGAACCTCGGCCCGATCGACGATCTGAAGGCCAAGGAAATCGGCATCGCCGACAACTCGCGCTACGGCATGGACGATCAGATCGCCTTCGCCGACCTCATCAAGGGGATGGGCAACGCAGAGCAACTGAAAGATTTCCTTCCTTACACCGAGCACGACTTCGCTGATCTCTTCACGACATCAGAGATAGATCTGGATTCGCTCGGTCTTGACGAAAATTTCGAAAAGGAAGCGGAAAACGACGATTTGTCCGAGGAGCCGGTCCAACCAAAGGCCCCGAAGACCCACACGATCATCCGCTACAAGGTTTCGAACCGCGACGCCGAAGATCTCACCCGTCTCATCGAGCGCACCAAGACCGACAATGGCTTCACCGCGGCCGATGATCTGACCAACGCCGGCGACGCCCTGGTTCACCTGCTGCTCAACAAGCAGGCAAAGGCCGAAGCCGAGGCAGCTTCCGAACTGGACGGCCTCGACGATCTCATCGGAGAAGGCGAATGACCTTCGTCCGGCCGAAATTCGACGACTGCAAGTCCTGCGTCTTCTTCCTGAAAAACCGTCGCAACCCGATCTGCGGCGAATGCGACAGCGGCGAGTTCTTCGAAGAGAAGGTTCGCATCCGCGAGAAGACCAACCACGAACTCATGAAACTCTTTGGGGAGCAATACGATGACGAATAGGCCCGTCACGCTGATCGCGGTCGCCGATCTCAAGCCATACGAAAACAACGCCAAGAAGCACTCCGAGGAGCAGATCGAAAAGCTGTCGAGTCTCATCGGCAAATACGGCTGGACCTCGCCGATCGTCGTCGACAAGGATCTGGTGATCATCGCCGGTCACGGCCGGCGCCTGGCAGCCCTCAACATCGGCCTCGAGAAGGTGCCGGTGATCATCCGCGAAGATCTGACCAAGGACGAAGCCAATGCGCTGCGCCTGGCTGACAACCGCGTGGCGTCGACCGAATACGACCTCGAGCTCGAGCAGTCGGAGCTGGCAGCGCTCGCCGAAAGCATGGAAGGTATCGACCTCACCATCCTCGGCTACTCCGAGCACGAGCTCAATTTCGCAACGGCCGATCTCCTGGAAATGGAAGACACCGTCTTCGTCGAGGATATCTCCGGTGCGGTCGAGAAGCAGAAGACCGAAAACGACGCAAAGACCAAGGAAGTCGATGACGTCGCAGCCCCGGTCGCCGACGCTCTGGGCTTCAAGCGCGTCACGATCGCCGAGAGCCGCACGATCCGCGAGCTGATGGGCAGGATCGAGAAGAACACCGGCCTCAAGGGTGTCGATGCCTTCATCACCTTCATTTCCGACAAGCTGGATGTCGCTGCATGAGCGAGGTCATCGACCTGAAGACTCGCAAGCCCTTCGCTCTCGCTCGCTCCGAAGAGCGCAAGCAGAAGCGCGCAGCCAGCCGCAAGGCCAAGAAGCAGGCGGCCGACGCGGTAATGGAGCATCGCGAAGCCATGATCGAGATCCTCGAGGGTCTGCTGAAGATGACACGGGAAGGGCACCTGGAAGGCCTGGTGCTCTTCTCCCGCGATACCAAGCACAAGATCTTCCTCACCGAGGTCTGCCTCGACAATCGCGTCATCCCGCCAAACGACCTGCACGCCTTCGTCGGCGTCATGGAGACGCTGAAGCTCGAGCTTGCCGACAGCGCGGCCGCAACTGCGCCGGCGCTGCTCTTGGGTGGCGAGAGACTCGATCCAACAGCCATCCCGCCCGAAGAAGAATGGGAATACGAATGACCGAATACACGATCAACTGCGGCTTCAACTCGTGGGTCGAGCGCACGCCTCGCGTTCTCGAGGTTGCCGAAGCCTTCGGCCTGGGACTGGCCGACAAACGGTTCGAAATCTACAAGGATCTGAAACTCGAGATCCGCGACGACGATGTGGTCTACATCAACGGCCAGTCGGGCTCGGGCAAGTCGCTGCTCTTGCGCGACCTGACGCGTCAGATGCGCGAGCAGGGGAGGGTGGTCGCCAACCTCGACGATATCACCCTCGACAATGCTGAGCCGGTAATCGATCAGCTCGGCAAGGATTTCAACGAGGCGATCTACCTGCTGGCCCGCGCCGGAATCTCCGACGCCTGGATCTATATTCGCACGCCATCGGAACTGTCTGACGGGCAGCGCTACCGCCTGAAGCTCGCAAAGGTCATGGAAAGCGACGCCGATGTCTGGGTGGCCGACGAGTTCGGCGCCGTGCTCGACCGCGCGACTGCTAAGGCCATCGCATTTTCGGTTCAGAAGGTCGCTCGTGAGCGCGGCAAGAGCCTTCTGGTCGCAACCACCCACACCGACCTTGAAACGGAGCTGGCGCCCAACCTCGCCATCTACAAGCGCTTCAAGGAGAAGGTCGACATCACAACAAAGGAAGCTGCATGACCAAGATTGTTACCCGCGAAGAGTTTGACCAGGCTGTCGAAGCCATCTGGGGCGAGCTCGAATATCAGAACGAACTGCGCCGGCGCACCAAAGACGAAGCCAACAACATTCCCGGCTTCACCTCGCTGATGAATGTCTACGTGCGCAAGACCGAAGAAGACTTTGCGATGCTCCCGACCAATGAGCCGGCGCTGCATGGTCTGCGGAAGATGGCGGGTATCGCAATCCGCGGCATGGTCTATTGCGGCGTGCGTCGTCGCGGAGACGCCGGATGAATTTCGGCAAGGCCCTCGAGTTCGCAAAGAAGGGTGCTGTCATCCGACGCGCTGACTGGAAGAAGAGCGAGCGCGTCTACATGGAGCTCGGCTCCCGCGACGCCACGAAACTCTTCGGCCGGTCGCGCATCGAGGCGGCCCTCAACGCCAAGCTCTTCCAGGCCGGTGACAAGGGCACTGTCACCCGGCTGCCGAACTTCAACATGAAAACACCGGGCGGCGAGACGCTGACCGGCTGGCAACCAACACAGCTCGAAATGGTGGCTGAAGACTGGGAGATCGTCGATGGCGATGAAAGTTAGACTGAAGAAATACCGCACGACCAAGGAAATCATCATTCCGGCCGGCACAGAGGTTGGGCCTGGCCCGGCCAAGAGTGAATATTTCACCGAGCACGGTGAGATCATCATCGGCTTCGACAAGGACACGACCGGCCACCTGCGCTTCGACATGGAAGAGGCGGTCCAGCTCGGTCTGATCGAGGTGGCCGAATGAGCACGCGCGGCTGGATTGGTGTCGATCTCGACGGCACGCTCGCTCATTACGACAAATGGCGGGGTATTGACCATATCGGCGCTCCAATTCCCATGATGGTTGCCCGCGTCAAAGTCTGGCTCGACGACGGCATTGAGGTTCGCATCATGACGGCGCGTGTCGCCGGTGGTCCGGAAGCAGTTCCGCCGATCGAGGCCTGGTGCGAGGAACACATCGGTCAGCGCCTGGCTGTCACCAATGTCAAGGACTTCGGCATGGTCGAGCTCTGGGACGATCGCGCCATCCGTGTTGAAGCGAACACCGGAAGGGTCATGTGATGGCTAAATCGCTAATTATTTCTTTCGCTATTTCGCTGTTGGTGAGCGCTTGCGCTGCGAGCGCACCTGCATTCGCAAAACATGACGGAGCGCGCTGTGAGCGAACCTGAGCTGATTGTGCAGCGTTTTGAGAACCCTCGAGCACGTTTCACGCTCGCTGATGACATGTTTGTCGAGCGGGGCACGGCCGCGGACTGGGAATTGCTGCACGATCTCCATTACAAGGCCGAGGCTTTGCCCTTCGCGCCGAAGTTCTGGCGCCTGGTGAACGGCCGCGACACGATCGGCGTCCTGGTCACGGGCGCGCCGAAAGGCATGCTGCGCGAACGCCACGATGTGTTTCCGAACATCAAGCCGACCGGCAATGAAACGAAGATGACCAATACCAACCGGTATAAGTTCCTCAACAAGAACTTCCGGGTGATCTCGCGCTTCGTCGTGGACACGATGTATCGCGGCGTCGGCGCCGGCTACCGGATGATGAATCTGGTCTCACGCATGGAAGCTGCCGATCCGGAGAAGCCGCTCAAGGTCATCGAGATCCAGTCGTCGATGTCGAAGTTCAACTTCTTCGGCCAGAAGGCAGGCTTTCAGTTCGCAGCACCCAAGAACGCCAACAAATACGAAGCCGGCATGAAGTTCTTCCGCTCGCACTTTACGGCGACACCCCAGGACTTCGAAGCGATCGTCGAGGAGATCGAGGCGTCGAGCGCGCCGGAGCGCCTGATCCAGGCCTGCCGCGACTTCTATCTGCGCAATTCGGCGATGGAGAACACCGGTAGTGCCCGTGAGCGCGCCCAGGAAAAGGTCGCCGCGATGAGCACCCGTGACCTGGTGAAGGGTATTCAGCAGGTGGCGCTGGCCTCGCCGATGTATGGCGTCTGGAAGGCCGTCGATAAGCCCGGCACCGTGCCTGCGCGCCTGCCGCTCCTGGCGTTCGACTGCCAGGGCACGTCAGAGCCCTTGAGGTGGAAACCTTGAGCCGGGTGAGAAGAGGGGAGAAGCACTCCGAGATCGCCGGGATCATTCTGAAGGCTGCCGACGAAGGCAGGTTTCTGACGGTCACGGAGATTCACCAGAGTCTTTCCTATGGCTGCGCCTACGGTTCACTCCGGAAGATCATCAAGACCTTCGAGGAAAGAAAGTGGATCACCAAGGAGCGAGCCGGAATGTCTGTTCTGATCAAGCCTAACCAGCTTTTGTATCAGTGGTTCCGGTGAGCATTCCGGTCCGTCTCCCTTCTATGTATTTAGTATCTATAAGTTATCTAACTACAATACATACTATGAAGGGACTTGGACCGGAACGAATGCGCGTGTTACGATAAGTAAATATTGATTGACAGGTTCCGGCAATGACTGAGGAAACAACCACTCCGGCGAGCAAAAATGCTGCCAACGCCAAGCGACTCTCTGACTCGGATTACGCCGAGGCGAGGGAGCTCTATGAGCTTGGCAAGATGCGCCTGTCGGAGCTCGGCGAGAAGTATGACGTCTCCCGGCAAGCGCTGTGGCGCAGGTTCAAGGATGACGGCGTCGAATACGGCTCACGGGCGTCAGAGGTGAGCGCCGCTGCATCGGCCGGTGTCAAGGCAGCGACGACGCAAAACGCTGCTCAGCAGACGGCCCAGGCGGAACGCTACAACGAAAAGCGCGCCGAGTGGATCGAGGAGACCCGCACCTCCGGCTATAAGGCCCTGAAGCAAGCCGACATGCTGGCGAAGAAGATCATCGCCGACGCCCTGAAGGTCTCGGCCGGCTCTGCATCGGCCGGCACGCTTGCCTCGACCGACGACGACCTCAAGGCCGTGCAGCGCTTCCAGAAGATCCTGGTCGAAAACACCATCACGCGCCTCGATATCCTGCGCGCCAACGACCTGATCGACGAAGACGACCTGCCGGAGATCCACTTCGAGGATCTGACCGACGACGACATTCTCAACCATCACCGTGAGAACGGCCTGATGGAAGAGGGTGACGATCCGGATGCGATCCTCGCCGAGATCAACTCCGTGGAGATCCCGGAGTGAGTTCACCGCTCAAACTCAAGGCGCACCGCGGCCAAAAGATTGTTCTTAAGGACCGGCGCCGCTTCAAGGTCATCGTCGCCGGCCGACGCTGGGGCAAGACGCAGATCTCCAAGATCGCGCTGATCCAGGCTGCCACGACGCGCAAGAACCAGCTCTGCTGGTATGTGGCGCCGACCTATCAGATGGCCCGGCAGATCCTTTGGGAAGATCTCAAGCGGTCGATCCCGAAGGCGCTCATCGTCTGGAACGGCATCAACGAAACCCGCATGACCATCCGGCTGGTCAACGGCAGCCGCATCGAGCTGAAGGGCGCCGATAATCCGGATACGCTGCGCGGTGTCGGTATCAACTTCCTGGTGCTCGACGAAGCCCAGGACATGAAGGAAGAAACCTGGAAGACGGTTCTTCGCCCGACGCTCGCCTCGACGGGTGGTCAGGTCATCTTCATCGGCACGCCGAAGGCCTTCAACTGGCTCTATGACATGTATGTCATGGGTCAGCGCGGCGACACCTACAAGGACGAAAAGGGCAAGATCGTCGTCAACTCGTGGAAGAGCTGGCAGTTCCCGACGATCATGTCGCCGTTCATTCCGCGCTCGGAAATCGAGACCGCACGCCGCGAAATGGATCCAAAGAGCTTCCGTCAGGAGTTCGAGGCATCATTCGAGTCGATGTCGGGCCGCGTCTATTACCCGTTCGATCGCCGCATCCACGTCGGTGAATATCCGTTCAATCCGAAGCTGCCGATCATCGTCGGCCAGGACTTCAACATTGATCCGATGTCGTCCGTCATCATGCAGGTCCAGCCGAACGGCGAGATCTGGGTGGTCGACGAAGCGATCCTGCCTGGCTCCAACACCCAGGAGACGGCCGACGAGCTCGGGCGCCGCTATCACCGGCACATGAACAACATCACCGTCTATCCGGACCCGGCCGGCAACAACCGCACGCATGCCCGCGGCGAGTCCTCGCTCGAGATCCTGCGCGATGCCGGCTTCACCCGCATCAAGTTCAAGCGCAAGCACCCGGCCGTCGATGACCGCATCAACTCGGTCAACCGTCTCTTGATGGATGCCGAGGGCACGATTCGCCTGCGCTTCGACCGCAAGGCGCAGAAGACGATCGAGGCGATGGAGCAGACGATCTACAAGGCTGGAACACGCGACGTGGACAAGAAGGCTGGCGTCGAACACCCCGCAGACGCGCTCGGCTACTTCACCGATTTCGAATATCCAGTCCGCAAGATCAACATTCTGGGCGTCTCGCTGTAACGTTGACGGTCAATCAATATTGATTTACCATTGGCGTTCAATCTGAAGGACGGGTTATGACGAACGATTTGCTGCGCAGTTTTTACGATCGAAGGCATCCGGACTATGCCCGGTCGATCGCGCATTGGCATTTCCTCGAGCGCACCTATGAGGGTGGCCGGACCTGGTTCGAAGAAAACATCTTCAAGTATCACAAGGAAGGCCCTGACGAATACAAGGCGCGCATCGATCGCGCCTACCGCTTCAATCACACCCGCGAAGTCGTGGAGCTGGTGACGAAGTATCTCTTCAAGGGGCAGATCACCCGCGATACCGACAATGCGTCTCAGACCGTCAAGGATTTCTGGAAGTCCTCGACGCTGCAAAACATGCGCATCGATCAGCTCATGCGCTCGTCCGGCACCTCGAGCTCGGTCAAGGGCCGTGTTGCGCTTGTCGTTGATACCAATGTGCGCGATGGCGCCATTTCGGTCGCCGAGGCGAAGCAGTCCAAGCGCAAGATCTACGCCTATCCCGTCGATGCGACGGATCTGCTCGACTATGCCTATGACGAGGAGGGTGACGGTGGTCTCCTCTGGGTCAAGGTGCGCGAGTATTTCCGCGACGACGCCGACCCGATCCACGGCACGGGCGAGGTGACGACGCGCGTTCGTCTGTGGACCCGCGAAGACTGGACGCTGTTCGAAGAGCAGGAAGAGACGTCGAAGGACACCCGCGGCCGCAAGAAGGTCGCGACCAAGATCGTCATTCTCGACCAGGGCGTTCACGGCCTGAAGCGCGTGCCGATCGTCTTCCTCGATCACATCATCACCGACAATCCGTATCGCACGCCGGGCTTGATCGACGACATCGCCTATCTCGATCGCGCGGTCGCCAACTACCTGTCGAACCTCGATGCCATCATCCAGGATCAGACCTTCTCGCAGCTCGCGATGCCCGCGCAGAACCTTATGCCTGGTGACGACGGCTACAACAAGCTGGTCGAAATGGGCACGAAGCGGATCTTCACCTACGACGCCGGTCTCGGCTCCGGCAAGCCCGAATACCTGTCGCCCGATCCGAAGCAGGCAAACGTCATCCTGACGGTGATCAACAAGATCATCAACGAGATCTACCACACGATCGGCCTGGCCGGCGAACGCACCAAGGAAGACAACGCTGTCGGTATCGACAACTCGTCCGGCGTCGCCAAGGCCTACGATTTCGAGCGCGTCAACTCGCTGCTCACCTCGAAGGGCCAGTCCTGCGAGAAGGTCGAAAACGAGCTGGTTGAACTCGTCTGCCTCTGGGCCGGCGAAGAGCAACCGAAGGAAAAGCTCGTCAAGTATCCTGAAACCTATGACGTCATGCGTCTGATGGATGATCTGGCTGTCGCCGAGCAGCTCGCAACGATCCAGGCTCCGGCCGAGGTTCGCCGCGAACAGCTCCGCGTCGTCGTCAATAAGCTCTTCCCGCGTCTGAAGGCCGACATCAAGGCCAAGATGGAGAAGGACATCAACAAGTGGCTGGAAGGCATCGATTTGCTGCCAGTCCCAACCTCGTTCGGCACCAAGTCTCCGGCTCAACCTTCCCGACAGGGTCAGGTGACGAAGACTTCGCCAAACAAACAGGCCGCAAAGTAGCCTGACCCAAGAAACCGTCGAGAGACTGACGGCCTGAAACGTGCATGCCCGAACGGCCAAGTTACCGGCCACCCAACACCGATCGCCCGAGAGACTGGGCAAGGAGAATATCGTGACTGAAGTTTTGAAGAAGCATACCCGCGCCTCCTCTTTTGGCGCATTCGCATCCGCCCCGATGTATCCGGGCGCACCGCGCATCGCTTTCGCCCCGCCGAACGAAGGTGGCACCGGCGAAACGAAGACGGCCGAAGAGCTCGCAGCCGAAGCTGCGGCTGCCGAAGCTGCTGCTGCTGCTGCGGAAGCCGACAAGAACAAGCCGACCAAGACCGCCGAGGAGATCGCCGCTGAAGAAGCTGCGGCTGCCGAAGCTGCTGCCGCTGCCGCAAAGGGCGACGACAAGGGTCTGCTCCGCGAAGTCATGGACAAGAAGAACAAGATCAAGGATCTCGAAGCCCAGCTTCAGAAATTCAACGGCATCGATCCGGACGCCGTTCGCGCGCTCCTCGACGAGAAGCGCAATGCCGAGCTCGCAGCCGAGGAAGCCAAGGGTAACTTTGCCCGCGTCAAGGAAATGATGGTCTCCGAGCACGACAAGGCGCTCAAGGCCGCACAGGAGCAGATCGAGGCGCTTCAGAAGGCGTTGGGTGACAAGGACAGCACCATCAACGATCTGACCGTCGGCCGTTCTTTCTCTGAATCGAAGTTCATCGGCGAAGACCTGGTTCTGCCGCGTGCGAAGGCCCGCGCCATCTATTCCAGCCACTTCGAGGTCGTTGACGGCCAGATCATCGGCTACGACAAGCCGGCAAGCGCCAAGGACCGCACAGAGATCGTCGGTGCTGACGGCAAGCCGGTCGCCTTCGACGAGGCCATCAAGCGCATCATCGATGCCGATCCGGAGAAGGAGTCGCTCTATCGCGACAAGTCCAAGCCGGGCGCGGGCTCCTCGACGTCCAAGGTTGATGCGCCGAAGGTGCAGCAGCAGGACAAGGGTCTGTTCGGCGCAGCCCGTATTCTGGCTGGTCTCAACGCCCAGAGCGCAGGCAAATAATCCGGTTTAACGGGTTCTCGGCAGTAAATCAATATTGATTTACATTTTTTTCTTGCTCGATGCGTGGCCGTCAGGTTAGACTATGGTCAATCAATTTTGACTGACTGAACTGACGGCCACGTAGAGGAGAAAATACAATGCCGCTGCTTATGGATGAAGCCGCTAAGCTGTCCCAGGAGGACAAGGCTCGCGGTGTGATCGAAGAGATCATCGATACCGAGTCTCTTTTTGCGCTGATGCCGTTCCAGCATGTGAACGACAAGACTTTCACGTATGTCCGCGAAGGCACCCTCTCTGAAGGTGAGTTCCTGGATGCATACGAGGCCGTTCCGGAAGGCGCAGCCACGTTCGACGAAGTCACGACCAAGCTCAAGGTGCTTGCTGGTGACGTCGACATCGACAAGTTCACGGCTGCTGTCCAGTCGAACCTCAACCCGCAGGTTGCCATTCAGCTCGCTGCCAAGGCCAAGGGCCTCGGTCGCAAGTTCAAGCGCACGATCGTCAACGGCGACAGCGCGGTTAATGCGAAGTCCTTCGACGGCATCAAGAAGCTGACCCCGGCTGCCCAGACGCTCGTCGCTGGCGCAAACGGTGCTGCTGTTTCGGCCGAAATGCTCGACGAGCTGCTCGATGCCGTTAAGCTCGGCGCCGACGTGCTGATGATGCGCCGTGGCACCTGGCGTGCTATCCGCGCAATCATGCGCTCCTTCGGTGGTAACACCGGCGACATGATCCAGATCCCGAACTTCGGCAAGCCGGTCCCGGCCTACGACGGTGTTCCGGTTATCATCAACGACTTCATGACGGCTGACGAAGTTCAGGGCTCGGCTAACGCCACCTGCTCGATCTACGCTCTTCGTCTGAACGAAGCTGATGGTTTCCACGGCATCTTCGGTGGTTCTTCGGCTGGTATCCAGTTCGAAGAAATCGGCACGGTCCAGAACAAGGACGCCAGCCGCTACCGTGTCAAGTGGTATGCGGGCACCGCCCTCAAGGCCACCCACTCGGTTGCTCGCCTCAAGGGCATCCTCAACATTTAATCTGGATAGTCAATCAATATTGACTTACAATAGGGGCAGGTTTTTCCTGCCCCTTTTGCTATTTGGAGATAAGCAATGGCTACCGCGCAAACTGCTCGCGTTCGACTAAAAGCTCTCGGAATGGAGCACTTCACCGGCAAGATCGGCAAGATTAGCTTTGTCGATGGTCTGTCCGAATACGTTACCCAGCGCCAGGCCGAGGTCATCGGCGCTGCTTATGAGACCGTCTACGTCAACGCGGGCGGTGCTGAAACTCAATCCGCAAACCCGACCCTCCGGGTGGCATACTTTGCAACTGTTCGGGAGGGAGAGGCGCCTTCGGTCGAGGCTCCGGCTAATCAGCGCCGTCTCGACGCCGAGCCGCTTTACCTCAAGTCGATCCTCGGCGTGAGCTACACGTTGACGACCGACGATCACGGCTACCTGCTTGACTTTGCAGATGGCGCTCAGATCACGGTTCCGGCCAATCTGCCCGATGACTTCTATTGCACGCTGCGGCAGGGTGGCGAAGATCAGCTCACCGTGCTTGCAGCGACCGACGTGACTGTCGAGGAGATCGACGGCTTCATGAAGTCCGAAAAGCGCCTGGCGATTCTCTCGCTCGCACGCTTCCCTGATGGCTCCTTCCAGCTCAGCGGAAGGACGGCGGCATAATGGGTCATCCTCTCCTTTCCCGCTTCGCACGAGGTGGGAGGCCGGTTCCGACGATCCGGCTCTCCAATACCTCTGTGCCGGAAGCTGCCACGATCGGCTCGTTGATCGCAGCACTCTCCGTCAGCAAGGGTTCCGGCAGCTACATCTTCACCAAGACTGCCGATCCCGACAATAAGTTTGAGATCGTCGGTGCGAACCTCAATCTCGCCGCGGCCCTCGACTTCGAGACCAAGACGCAACACAGCGTCACGATCCAGGCAAGCAACGGCGTCGATGCGCCTCTCACCAAGACCTTCACCATTGGAATCGGCAATGTGTTGGAAGGCACGCTGTCGCCAAGTGTTGCTGAGTTCACGGTTGGCGCAGCTCCCGGAACGCTGATTGCCGCAATCACCGGTTTCGACATCGGTGCCAATGAAGCGATCGCTTCGGTCGTGCCTAATGACGGCCGTCTGGCGATCGCCAGCAACAATCAGCTTGTCGTCGGCCTCTCGGCTGCCTCGGCTGGTTCGATCAACGCCACGATCACGACCACGGCCGGCCGCACGCTGTCTATCAACGTGACGGTTAAGCCACTGGTGCTCGATCCTATCTACCGGCTCGCCACGCGCCAAACCGGACCCGGTTACAACGCCGAGGCAGTGGTTCTGACGAGCGATGGGGCGGCGAAGACCTATTCGGCCACCCTCGTCAACGAGAGTGGCCGCGCCATCGACATCGCGTCAGTCGCGCTGCAGGGCTGGGGCCTAACCGCTACTGGCACACAGGCGGCGGGCAATGACTTCACGGTGACGGGAAACTTTGAATACCCGATTGGAGGCACGCAAACGGCAATCAACGCCGTCGTGGCGCCCGGTGCTGCCGGTGACTCGATCAAGTCTGATGACGCTGTTCTACCCACGAGTATCCCGCCCGGCGCCAGCTTCAAGGTGAACCTGTCCATGACGGTTGCCTCGGGTGCCAAATACATCACTCGCCTCGGTTTTGCGGGCGTGCTCACCAGGGCCAGACCCGACGAGCTGAAGCCTGCCATCTACGGCGTCGGTGACTCGATCGCGACCAATAACGGCGCGGCGCTGATGAATGCCTCTGCCGGCCGCGTTCCTGTCTACCATGCGTCGATCGTCGGCACGACGGCTCAGACCTATGGCGCCAGCGGCGCTGCGAACTTCGTCCGTCAGGTCGCGCTCGCAAAGTTGCTCGGCATCACCCACTTCCTCGCCAACTGGTCGACCAACGACATTGCCGCGGGTCGCACTGTCGCGCAGATCCTCGGTGATCTTCAGGCGATGCGTTCGCTCGCCAATGCGGAAGGTATCAAATGGATCCAGGCAACGATGCTGCCGCGTGTCTCCAAGAAGGCCGCAGTCAGCGTTCAGAGCCTCACGTCCTCCGGCAACATCATGACGGCTCAGGTCGCCGATGCATCGAAGTTCGTCGTCGATCAGGCCTACACGATGGCCGGCGCTACACCTTCGGGCTACAACGGCTCGCTCGTCTGTATCGCGGTTGATCTTGCAGCCAATACGGTCTCGTTCCCGTGTGTGGCTGGTCTTGCCTCGCCTGCGACCGGCACGATCACGCTTGCTGCCCGCGGCACCACGAACACCGTCGAGTGGCAAACTGCAAGTGCCAGCTATGCGCCTGGTCCTGACAGCCCACGCGGCCAGTTCAACGCAACAGTTCGCGGTGGCGCCTTCGACGGCTATGTCGACTGGGCCGATGCGATCGAACCGTATCGCGATGCCGGTCGCTTTGCCGTAGCAGGTGAGAAGTCGCAACTGCCGCTTCCTGTTCGCGTCAGCGTCGTCAATGGCGCCGTGCGCACGACCACGCGGTTCTTCACCGACTACGCGGTTGGCTCGAACACCATGGCGAACGGTCTGGCGCAATTCCTGACCGGCGCGCTCGCTGGCGTTTTGAAGGGCGGTAGCAACAACACCAACGGCGACTTCACGGTTGTGTCCGCGTTTGCCAGCGCGCCGGCTATCGGCGATCTACTCGTGATGTGGCCAGGCGTCTGCTATATCTCCGATGACGGCACGCACCCGCGCGTCTCGACGGGCGGCATGGGTGGTCAGGTGTTGCTCGACCTGGCGACGGGAGCTTGGATCGACGCCTTGCTCGCATCGCTGTGAGGTTGATCATCAATCAATATTGACTTACTATAAGGGCGGGCTCTCCCGCCCTTTTTCCTTATCAACACAAGATTGGTGGATAATGCACTATCTCAAGATCGTCTCTACGGGCTGGCAGGGCTATAACGGTCAGCTCAACATCATCACCTTCAAGGATGGCGTCTCGACCGAGCCCGTTCCTCCGCGCATTGCCGATCGCATTGCCGCCTCTGTTCGCGTCGTTCAGTGCGATGCCGACGGCAACGAGGGCGACGCTCCGGTCAATGTCGGCGTCCAGCATCGTCTGATCTCCGAAACGGCAAGCCGCGCTGCGATCGCCGGCACGCTCGCGACCCAGACCGAAGCCGAAAAGAGCATGGAGGCCAAGCTCGATGCGGCTCGCGTGCTGACGGCTCCGGTCGAAACGCTCTTCACCCGCGCCGATCTCGAAAAGATCGTCGACGAAAAGGGCATCAAGGGCCTGCGCGACATCGGCGACAAGTGGCTGGTCAAGGGTCGCTCCATTCCGGAGATCATCGAAAAGATCCTCGCTGCCCAGTCCGACTTCTTGAGACTGCGCAACCAGAAGCTCGAAGCGGTCGGTGGTTCGGTGCTCAAGGCAACCACGCTGGCGACCGAAGAGGGCGATAATCCTGAAGGTGTCGTCGAGCCCGAGGAAGTTCTGACGGTCGCCGGCTACGAAGGCCTGGCTGTCGAATACATGGTTGGCGACATCATCGTCACCGGCGCCACGCTGGCCGAGTCCGCGCTGAAGAACTCCGGCAAGTCCCTCACGGGCTGGAACAACCTCGAAGACCATGAGCGCAAGCTCCTGATCGACGCCGAGATTGAGGCTATCGAAAAGCACTACGGCGCCAAGCTCAAGCTGGTCGGTTCCGAAAGTGAATACGAGACCCTTCTCGGCTCTTCCGTTCTGGCTGCCTCTTACGAGATTGAGGGTAAAACCGTCACGCTCGGCGAGCTGGTCGCGGCAGCGCACGAACTCTCCGGCGCTACCGTCGCTGAGTGGAATGCTCTTGCCGAGCCCGATCGTGAAGATCTGATCCGCGCCGAACTCGATCGCCGTCTGCCGAAAGCGTAAGCCATGATGAAGCTCTACCCCGAGAACTACGATGTCGCGATCGACGTCCTCTTCACCGATCCGAACGGCGCTCCGCTTGTCGTGACGGCTGTCACGGCTGCGCTCTTCAACGGTGATGATGTCGAGATTGCCAACTACGGCCAGATCGCCTTTGATCTTGCCGACGGCAAGGTCACGGTCACTGTGCCGGCCGAAGACAACGTTCTCGGGGAGGGCGAGCTTTCCGAGGCGCGTATCCTGCGCGTCGATCTGGCAACCGACATAGTGCCGGTGCGCCAGACGATCTCCTTTATCATCGAGGCCGAAAGTCGCCTCGAGATCCTGAACAATACCTTCCTGACGCTCGAGGCGGCCGAAGTCCTGGCGCGCGACAATCCGCAGCTCAAAGCCTGGTCTGCCGCTGACGACGACAAGAAGCGCGCCGCCCTCATCAACGCCTATTCCAGGCTTTCGCGCGTGCAGCTCCGCTACTGCAAGCCGAAGGAAGAAGACGAGGCGACGACCATTCATCCATACCTCGCGCACGGGCAGCTCTCGCCCTGGGACGTGGTGATCAAGCCTGGCGACTGGGACAACCGCTTCACCAAGCAAGACTTCCTGGCAATGCCGGCCGACTTCCGCAAGGCACTCCGGACTGCCCAACTCCTCGAGGCCAACCAGGTGCTCACCGACGATCCGATCGCTCAACGTCACCGCGCCGGCATCATTTCGGAGACCGTCGGCGAAAGCTCCATCATGCTGCGCGGTGGGAAGCTCGAGCTCGGCGTTTCCAGCGAAGCGCTGCGAGCGCTCGCCGGCTACGTCTACTACAACGTCAGGATCACGCGCGCATGATCTGCAATCATCTGACGGAGCTCGCTGCCCAGGCGAGCGCCCGCTATGCGATGTTCACCGACAGTCTGCGCACCATCTACCGCAACGCGCTGAACAGCCAGAAGCTCGATGACAGCGAAGCGGTCAGGCAGGCCGGCGAGCTCGTCATCACCTTTCTGAAGCAGGAGGCGCAGCTCGTTCCCGATACGATCGATGAAATCGCTGAGATTGCGCGCACAGCGACGATTGAAGAAATTGCGAGCAACGACACAGAAAATCTGTCGGACGAAGCTCTCGCGCATCTGCGCGTGTCTGCTGACTATCTCTATGACGAACTTCTAGCGCAAGCATCGCGTGACATCGCGACAATGCGAAAATCGATTCAGCGGGTGCGTTTGGAAGTGTCGCTGGCTGCTCGTGCGTCCGGTCGATCCCAGCGCGCAGCCATGATCGAATACATGGTCGGCAACAAGAGCGATATCGACTTCTTCTTCCACGACAAGGCGTCGCGCAAGTGGGAGTCGAAGACGTTCATCCGCTCGATCTACCGGCAGACTCTTCTGTCCGTCTATAACGAAATCGTCCTCTTCACGCTGGCCGAACACGGCCTCGAGCGCGCAGTCGTCGAGCATCACTCACCGAAGGCAGATTACGACGGCATGGTGATCGCACTGTCGTCGAGCACAGAATTTCCGACCTATTCGGAGATCCGCGAGCAAGTCTTTCACCCGAACGCAAACGCCTGGCTCAAGATGGAGAACGCCGATGTTCATGCCTAACCGCACGGGCTCGCTGACAAAGAAGGCGGGCCGCAACCTCGATGGCGAGGAGATCTACGGCGAGCCGACCGCTATTGCGCTGGCGATCGTCAATCTCGCGACCAACGCCCAGAAGACCTCGGTGCGCTCCGACAGCTCGGCCTCACGCGGCCAGGCTGACGAGCTCGTCGCTGAACATGGCAAGATCCTGACCAAGATCGAGACCGCAGTCGATGACCTGATCACGCTCGATGGCGCAGTCTTTCGCGTCACCGGCTCGCATCCGCGCTTCACCGTCTTTGGTGGCTTCGATCACTACGAGGTGTTCTTGGAGTTCGTCCGGCCATGATCGAAATGAAGGTGACGGGTGTCAGACAGACGGTCCTGAAGCTCCGCAGCATCGGCGACCGGGTGCATGACAACGCCCGTAAGACGATGCACGCGGCTGCCGATCGCATTGTCGAGACCGCAAAGAAGATGGCGCCAGTCGATAAGCACAATCTCGAAGAGGCCATTCAGAAGAAGATCGGCTACGAGGGGCGGCGCAAGCGACTGGCGATCGACATCGAGATTGCGCCGGTCGTCAACGGTGTCAGGGTCGAGGACTACGCGACCTACATGCACGAGGGCGAATATGAGCTTGGCCCGAAATCGGCCGAGAAGAACGCCAGCCAGGATGAGGAAGTCGGACCAGGCTTTCTGACGCGCGCTGCCGAAGCTGAAGAGAAGAAGCTCAACGAGCGCATGGTTGCTGCCGTAACAGAGGTGATTGATTGATGATCTGGGATATCATTGTGAAGAAGCTCGTGGATGCAAACCTCGGTGTGGCCGGCGAGACCATCTTCCGTTCGACGATGCCGGCCGATGCCGAGGTGGCAATCGGGCTCTTCGAGCCGCTCGACGGCATCAGAGTGGATCCGAACCTGCCGGACTTCTACAAGCCGAACCTGAAGGTGATCGTGCGGCATAACAAGGTCTCGGACGGCCGCAAGCTGGCTGACCAGGTGATGAAGGCTTTGACGATCGTGACCGAGGAGATCTACGCGGAGAACGAGGAGCGGGGCAGGGTGCATCTGAAGGTGTTTCACCCGAAGAGCCTGCCGATCCAGTTCCCGGCAAACATCGGCAATCTCACGGAATGGTCGATCAACTTCCAGACGGCCTTCACGCTGAAGCCGCTCTGAAGACCAATCGAACAGCTCTAGTCAAAGTCGGGTCGTTAGTCAATCATTATTGATTGACTACGGCCTTTTGTTGCCTGTAGAATAACAGTCAATCAATTTTGACTGACTATCGACGGCCACGTAGAGGAGAAATCACAATGCCTTCGAATACCGAGAACGTGAAGCTGGGCGTCTGCACCGCCCTGTTCGACTCTGCCGACCTTGGCTACACCAAGGGTGGCGTTGAAGTCGAAGTTCAGACCAACACCCACGAAGTTACCGTGGACCAGATGGGCGAAACCCCGATCGACGAAATCATCACGGGCCGCACGGTCCAGGTGACGATCCCGATGGCGGAAACGACCCTCGAAAACCTTGCGCGCGTCATGCCGGGCTCCACGCTCGTCTCCGACGGCGTCAAGGCAACCGGCACCGTGACCTTCTCGACCTCTGCTCCGGTCAACGGCGACAAGGTTACGATTGACGGTCTCGACTTCACCTTCAAGACGGTCCCGACCGGCTCCCGCGATATGGCTATCCCGGCCACGATCAGCGCTGCCGCTGCCGCCCTCGCTGCTGCGATCAACAACGCTTCGATCGGCATTACGGCCACGGCCGCTGCTGCTGTCGTTACGCTGGAAGCCAACACCCGCGGCATTTCTGGCAACGTCGCTGTCACCAAGACGGCCGTCACGTCTGCCAACATCACGACCGTCGGCATGGCCGGTGGTGTCGATGCGACGAAGGCCAAGGTTGTTGTCGAAACCGGCACCAACATTTCGCTGATCAAGCTCGCCAAGAAGCTCGTTCTGCGTCCGAAGGGTGCTCTCGATGCCCGCGACGACTTCACGATCTTCAAGGCGATGACCTCCGGCGCCATCCAGTTCGCCTACCAGACGGACCAGGAGCGCATCTTCAACGTGGTCTTCAAGGGCTACGCTGACGCCTCGGGTCGTCTTTTTGCGGTCGGCGACGAAGCTGCTGCTGCATAACCTCTTGCTTTGCTCCGCAAAGTAAATCAAAATTGACTTACTGGATTTTTCGTCCAGTAAGTCTTTTTCGTTTCAGAAGGATGAAACCCCAGCATGTCTGTTGAACCCGTCTATCTCGACCTGGATGCCATCGAGTCGCCTGTCGACTTCACCATCAAGCTCAACGGCAAAGAGCATAAGGTCGTCGAAACCAATGTGAGCGACTTCATTGCCACCGCTCGCGCCATCGAAAGCCTGTCCGTCGGCGCGTCCGTCGAGAAGGAGCTCGAGGTTTCACTGTCGATTATCCAGCGCACCCTTCCGACCATCCCGGAAGAAGAGCTGCGCAAACTGAAGCTCTCCCAGCTCCACAAGATCCGCGACTTCGTCATGACCGCAAACGGCGAGAAGGCCGAAGAGGTCAAGCCGGCCGGCGAGGGCGCCGAGGGAAACGCACCCAAGGCGAGCTGAAGTCCGTCGATTTCGGATTTTACTTCGCCAGGGTGATTGCAGTTTTCGGCTTCGCTCACGACGAGCTCGTGAAGATGCCGATGAAGCGGTTCTGGTTCTATCACCGACAGGTCGATCGCATCAGAGCCGAACAGGATCTCCGGCAATTGCACCTTCTGGCAGGCGTGACCAGCCAGGAAGGCGTCAAGAAGCTTCAGGAGCGCCTGGACGAAGCCCTCGGGCAGATCTTGGTCTACCAGCCGGTTTCGCAGGCGCTTGATGTCAACACGAGCAACGAGAATGAGCCTGATCCCGCCTTTGAGCGAGACAAGCTCGAAAGTCTGAGGGCCAGCATCTTGCGCAATGGTCGATAAATCAACATTGATTTAGTGAGGAATGAATGACTGCGATTAAGGTTGAACTTGAACTTGTGGATGGCTCGTTCACGACGCGCATGCTGCACGCCGGCGAGACGATCGAACAGTTCAACCGAAACGTATCGCGTTCCTCGCCGGTCCTGCGCAGGATGGCCCAGGATGGCCAGCTCGTTATCCGCTCGATGGAGAAGTCGCGGGAAGCCGGCCAAGGCTTCCTGTCCACTCTCCGCGACGTGTCGATCGTCACCACGGCCGTCTCTGTCGGCTTCAACAAGATCATCAATATTCAGGATACCTGGGTAGGTGCTGTCGTTCGCACCAATGCGGAGTTTCAGCGCCTCAACATGATGCTGCGCTCGATGTCTGACGCCGCAGATCCGGTCGCAGATGCGGCCAGCCAGGTTCAGAACCTTGTCGATATGGCAAAGGAAGCTCCCTTCAGCCTCGACAATCTCACTGCGTCCTTCACCAAGTTGAAGGCGACCGGCACGGACCCGATGAAGGGCTCGCTGCAGTCGATCCTCGACGGCGTTGCGGCCTTCGGCGGTGACGGTCAGTCCCTTGAGCGCACCGTTCTCGGTATCTCCCAGGCGTCGGGCAAGGGCGTCATTCAGATGGAAGAACTGCGCCAGCAGATCGGCGAGTCGATGCCGCAGGCGATGACCCTGATGGCCGCTTCCATGGGCGTCTCAATGGCCCAGCTCATCAAGCACATTTCGACGGGCCGCATGGCCGCCAAGCCGTCGCTCGATGCCTTCTACGCCGAGCTTGACCGTTCGTTCGGTGGCTCTGCCTCGCGCATGATGCAGACCTTCTCCGGTCAGATGGCCCGCACGCGCACCGAGCTTCAGCAGTTCGCCCAGATCATCGGCGATATAGACAGTAAGACGGGTGACGCAAACGTCGGCGGCTTCTTCGACACCGTGACCAACCAGCTCCGCGAGTTCAACCAGGCGCTCGCCTCTCCAGGCGGCCAGGTCTTCGCCAAGCAGGTTGGCCAGGCGCTCGCATCCGTTGCGACCGGTCTTCAGACGATTATCGAAAAGGCAATCCAGTTCCGCTCTGCGATCTATAACGCAGCCGAGCTCGCAGCCTGGGTTGTCGGTCTCAAGGTCGCGGCCTCGATCATGTCGTCGGTTGGCGCCGGCTACACCGCGCTGACCCGTGGTCTCGATATGCTGAAGCTCAAGTTTGCAGACGCAAACACGATGCTTGCAGCCCATCAAAACGCGCTGCGCAACACGGCCGTGGGTTACGAGAGTATTGATCGCGTTGGGCAGATGGCCGCTCGCACTGGCCTGCGTGCGCTCGCTTCGGCTGCAATGGGTCTGGTGCCGGTCGCCGGCGTCCTCGGCATCGCGATCTACGAAATCGCCGACGCATTCGACGTCTTCGGTAATCGCGGCAGGGAAGCGATCTCGACTCTGCGTGAGTTCGGGCAGCTCGCCCGCGACCAGATGGGCAACGCTCAGAAGGACATCGACAAGCGCCAGCAGCAGCTCGTCAAGGACATGCAGACGATTAACGGCGAAGTGAAGAACACTTTGTTCTTCGGCTCGAAGGAGACGAAGGCTGCCGGCCGTGCCGAACTGCGCAAGCGTCTTGAAGAAGAATACAATATCACGGCACGCACGGCCGAGCTCGAGGCTGACCGCTTCAAGCTTCAGGAAGCCCGTATCAAGCTTGGCGAGTCCGACGCGAAGAACGAAGCTGACCTGCGCCTGCGCGAGCTCGACCGTGAAGAGGCGGCTGAACAGCGCGCCTATCAGGTTCGCCGTGAGAATATTCAGGAAGAGCAGGACGAAAAGGTCAAGGCTGCCAAGGCTGCGAACGGCGACATCGATGCGATCGAGAAGGAACGCGCCGATCGACTGATGGACAATGCCGCGGAGCTCTACCGGACGCAGCAGGAACGTCTGCAGGCAGCCGTCAACGACCTGTGGGCGCAGAACGGCGTGGGTCCGATGCAGCTCACCGGCCAGCTTCAGCTCGATGAGCTGATGAAGCGCCTGGACGGCATTCGCGAGAAGTCCGCATCGCTCCGCATCGATGGTGTTTTGCCCGACGTCGGCGCGACCTCGAACAGCGTCAAGCAGCTTGAGAACCTGCAGAAGGTCTTCGATCGCTACAGCGAAGACGTCGCCGGCCTCGAAGACAAACTGAAGGGCGGCAATAGCGAGCTGGGTGAGTTCCTCGCCAAGCTTGCCCGTGGTGCCTACGGCAACCCGGCCAGCGATCAGGTCAAGGAGCTCGCCGAGAGCATCACTCTTCTGATGAAGAAGAAGGAAGCGCTCGAGGAAATGAACGACGGCGCCAAGGATCTTCAGAGCGACATTGAAAACGCCCGCATCAAGCTGGTCGAAAAGCGCATGGAGCTCGAGGAGAAGGCCCGCGGCGAAGAGCTAACCGAAGGCGAGAAGATCCAGCGCAAGATTGACGAGGGTGCCTACAAGGGTCTCGGCAAGAACTCGCCGGCCATGAAGGCGCTTCAGGATGCGATCCAGGGTCTCACGGTCCAGGGCCGCGTCACGGATGCGCTCGGCAACTCGATCGACAAGACCTTCGGCCAGACGGCCGTTACCAAGATCACGACGCTGAATGATGTGCTGTCGAAGACGCTGGGCATCGTCACCGGCATTGGCACCGGCGTCAACGGTATCGACTTCGCTGGTATGAGCACCGGCGTGGCTGCGCTTGGCGTAGGCGGCATGAAAGGCCCGCTCGCCGGCATGATGGGCTTCTCTGGCACGCCGACGTCCGGCGCCAACCTCATGTCGAAGAACATGGGTATCTTCGGCGATCCGCGTTCGGCTGGCTGGAAGGAAAGCAACATCACCTCGATCATGGCCGACAATGGCATGACCGTGCAGGTGCATAAGGCCGCTGCTGAAGCCTTCCGTGGTTTCCTCAACGACCTGATCGGTTCCGGCTACAACATCAAGTCGCTGGGTGGCTACAACCTGCGCAACAAAGTCGGCGGCAAGTCGCTCTCCGAGCACGCCTTCGGCAACGCGATCGACATCAATCCGGGTCAAAACCCATACGGCAAGAATCTCATCACCGACATGCCCGCGAACATTCGCGAGCTTGCGGCGAAGCATGGCCTGTCCTGGGGCGGCGACTGGAAGTCGGTCAAGGATGCGATGCACTTCGAGTGGAAGGGCACCGGCAAGGGCGAGGCTCAGCCGGCCTTCGATATGAACAAGTCGTTCGATATCAACCAGGCTGCGACCAACCCGTTTGCTGGCGCGTCTGCGACCGACAGCACGGCGTCGGTCTACGCCGAGGGGAATGCCTACCTCGAGAGGCGCAACGCGCTTCTAGCGGCCGCTGAGACGGCTACGGCTGCCCTGACGGAAGAAGAGAACAAGCTCAACGACGACACCAAGGCGCAGGCCGGCGTCGAGAAAAAGACCGAGCTGGTCCGCATGATCGACGAGGCCAAGGAAAGCCTCGACGGTCTCGACAAGAACTATCGCGCTGTCTCCAAGCTGATCGCTGACGGCAAGTTCGGCGACAAGAGCCTGGAGACCGCAAACAACAAGGAACTGCTGCGCCTGGCTCGTGAGCTGGACGCGGCCGAGAAGTCGCGCGCCGACAAGAAGGAAGCTGCCGGCAACATCGCAAACGATGAGGTCCACATCAAGGAGCAGGAGCTTCAGCTTCAGCGCCAGATCGAGCAGCTCAAGGCGAAGGCGAAAGATCCGAACGTCCGGCTGGAAAGCTCCGGCCTGGTGCAGCTTCGCGAGGACATGGATGCCTATGTCCGCGATGTCGAGACCGTCTATAACAAGGATAGCGACCAGTATCGCGCCGCGATCGAGAAGAAGCGCCAGGCGCTTGCCATGTTCGGCCAGACCGAGCTGCTTCAGGACGTCGCCAACTCGAACACCAAGACGCGTGAACTTCAGCGTAGCTTGATGACGGAGCAGGGCGCGCGCCAGGCTGCCATGCAGCAAGAGCTCGCCGAAGTCGACGCCAAGATGGCCTACTATCGCTCGCAGGGTCAGCTCGATGTTGCCGCGACCGCGCAGTTCGAAGCCGAGAAGGCCGCGATCCGCAAGCAATATGCCGCCCAGGATCCAATGGGCAAGCAGATGAGGGAGTGGGGCGACCTTCAGGGCAATCTCGCCGAGACCTCGACCCAGTGGACGGACGCGCTGGCCGATGGCCTGAGCGGACTGATCACGGGCACGGGCGATCTGAAGAGTATGATGCAGTCGCTTCAGCAGGTCGCCAACCAGATCATCAACGTGATGCTCAAGAAGGTGGTGTCTTCGATGATGGCGCCGAAGGCTGCTCCTGCAGGTGGTGCGGGCGGCAAGGCTTCCAAGGCAAGTGGTGCCGGTAAGCTCGCGAAGGCAACCGTCGGTTCGGCGCACGTCGGCGCAATTCTCGGTCAGGGTGTTCACCAGACCCGGCTGGTCAACCCGGCTGTCTTCAAGAACGCCAAGAAGTTCCACTCCGGTGCCAACGCCATCGGTGGTCGTCGTCTGCTGCCGGGTGAAATCCCGATCATCGCCAAGAAGGACGAGGGCATCTTCACCAAGGAGCAGATGCAGGCGATCGGCACGCAGATGAACAGCTCCGGCCAGGTCAACACGATCTCGGTCCAGGCGCCTGTCACGGTCAACGCATCGGGCGGCACGCCCGAGCAGAACGCCGATCTCGCCAAGCAGATCTCCTACGAGATCGAAGGCACCATGCGCGGCGTGGTCGTGGACGAGATCACCCGTCAGATGAAGCCGGGCAATATGCTCAGCGCAGGAAAGGGCAGATAATGGCACTTCCAACTTTCGCACCGCCCGTCGAGCCGTCGCCGGGCATCGGTCGCAAGACCAAATACAATCTCCTGAAGGCCGAGTTCGGCGAAGGATACACTCAGACAGCTCGCGCCTCGATCAACCATCGCCGGCGCGAGCTGTCGCTTGCCTGGGAGGTTCTGACCGACGACCAGGCCTGGGTGATCTCCGACTTTCTCGAGGAGCGGGGCGGCGATCTGTCGTTCTACTATGTCCCGCCGCGAGAGAGCCTGCCGGTCAAATGGACCTGCGAAGAATGGGATGACACCGTCAATTCCGACGGCACGCGCAAGATCAGCGCAACCTTCGTTCAATCCTTCACCCACGAGATCTAAATCGCTAATTAGCGGCTTCACAGTAAGTCAATATTGATTTACCATATGGACTTCTTTCAGGAGCCCCATGGTTACGATCTATCAGACCGCGCAAAGCCTCACCCCAGGCGAATACGTCTCGCTCTTCCGACTCGACGCTACGTCGGTCGGGGGCGGGCTGTTCTACTTCGTCCAGGGTCGCGTTGAGGGCGGCGCGGTCAAGCACGATGGCATCGAGTATCAGCCGTGCGATGTGGAGTTCGAGGGCTTCGAGGTCTCCGGCCAGGGCGCTCTGCCGACACCGACGCTGCGCATCGCCAACTCCGACGGTCTGATCCAGTCGGCGATCAACACCTATGGCGATCTGCTGGGCTGCGAAGTCCGGCGCATCCGCACCTTTAGGCAGCACCTCGACGACGGCGACGATCCCGATCCGTCCGCGATCTTTGGACCTGACGTGTTCCTGGTCGACCGCAAGGCGTCCGAGAACCCGGTCTATGTCGAGTGGGAGCTGTCGGCTGCGATCGACCAGGAAGGCAAGAAGCTGCCCGGTCGCCAGGTCATTCGTGACACCTGCCTGGCCCGCTACCGCGCCTTCAACAGGAACACCGGCCTCTTCGACTATACGCGGGCGCTCTGCCCCTACGCCGGGACCAACTACTTCGACAAGCAGGATCAGCCGACCACGGCCGACAAGGACGAGCCGTCGCGCTCGGTCAACTGCTGCAAGGTTCGCTTCGGCGAGAACAATCCGCTGCCGTTCGGCGGCTTTCCCGGTGTTGGAAGGGTTAGACCATGATTTTCACTGACGCTATTATCAGCGCAGCCCGTCAGCATGCGCGTGAAGCTTATCCGCAGGAGAGCTGCGGCATCGTCGTGGGCGGGCAGTATATGCGCTGCCGCAACATCGCTGAAGATCCGACGAAGGACTTCGCGATCCATCCCCAGGACTACAAGAACGCCATCCTGACCGGCAAGATGCAGGCGATCGTCCATTCGCATCCGGATGGTCCGCTCTGGCCCTCCAAGCTCGACATGATCGGCCAGATGAAATCCGATCTGCCGTGGGTAATCATTCCTGTCGATGAAGACCGCCTCGGCGATCCGATCATCTGGGGCGACGACGACAATATTCCACCGCTGCTCGGCCGCGAGTTCGTGCCGGGCGTGACCGACTGCTTCGCGCTGATCCGCGACGTCTTCCGGTTGGGGCGGGAAGGCTGTGCAGCGCAAGGCGTCGAATGGCCGCTCGAGCCGCACCTGATCACCGAACAGCCGCGTGACGCCGACTGGTTCAACACTGGCGAGGATCTCTACCTCGATGGCATGGCAGGCGAGGGCTTCACTGAAGTCAACGTCTCCGACGTGCGTCCTGGCGACGTCTATCTGCTGAAGTGGCATTCCGACAAGTTCAATCACGGCGGTGTGCTGCTGACGCACGACACCATCGCTCAGCATTTCCCCAAGCGCCTGTCGCGCCGTGAACCGGCCGGCATCTGGGCGCGCCACGCCGAAATGTGGATTCGCTACACGGGGAAATCGAATGCGTAAGGTTTTCCTGCACGGCGAGCTCGCCCGTCGCTTCGGTCATGAGCACCAGTTTGAGGTCGAGACCGCGGCTGAGGCCGTGCGAGCGCTCTGCGTCAATTTCGAGGGTTTCGAGAAACTCATGCGTGCCGGCGAATGGCACGTCGTTCGCGGCAAGGACATCGATCGCGGCCGTTCGCTCGATATCGAACTCTGCACGGCCTACCGGCTCGGGCGGGCACCGCTGCACATTCTGCCTTACGTCGCCGGCTCCAAGCGCGGTGGCCTGCTGAAGGTCGTCCTTGGCGTCGCCCTCGTTGGCGCTGCCTTCCTGTTTTCCGGTGGCGCGCTCGCAACGCCGATCGCAGCTCTGGGCGGCTCTGTAAGCTACGGCAACATGGCAATGCTCGGTGTGGCGCTCGCAGTCGCCGGTGTCAGCCAGATGCTCTCCCCTGAAGAGAAGTCCGAAGAGAACAAGGACAGCTACCTGCTGTCCGGTCCTGGCAACACCTACGAGCAGGGCGGCGCCCTGCCACTCGTCTACGGCGACGTCATCACCGGAGGCGTCCTGGCCTCTATCGGCATCGATATCGAACAGCTCGGGAATTAAGGCATGACTATTTTGGACATGGAGCTTGTTCAGGGCTCTAAGGGCGGTGGTAAGGGCAAGGGCGGCGGTGGTGGCTCTAATGCCAGCAACACGCTGCGCTCGAAGGCACGCGCCCGCTGGGTCGAAATCATCGGTGAAGGCCCTTGCGTCGGCCTGATCGCCGATGGCGTTCCTCTTGCTGACGAGGATCTCGGCCGCGCCTGCTATTTCGAGCAGACGCCGGTCAAGAACGAAAACGAGACCGAGAACTTCAAGAACGTCATCATCGCGCAGCGCCGCGGCTATCCCGACCAGGAACACTTCACCGGCTTCCCGCAGGTCGAGACGCCCTTTCAGGTCGAAACGCGGGTCAAGTTCGACACCGGCCCGGTCGTCCGCACCATCAACGAAGAGAACGCCGATGCCGTGCGCGTTATCGTGCGCCTGCCTTCGCTTGTGCGTCAGGAAAAGAAGTCGGGCAAGCTGAAGACGGCTTCCGTCTCCTACGGTATCGACGTCCGCGGCTATAACGGCTCCTGGCAGCGTGCCCATACCGAGGTTCTGACCGACCAGAAGTGCACCTCGGCCGTGCAGCGTGCGCATCGCATCGAGCTGCCGCTCGGCGGGTATCCCTGGGATATCCGCATGGTGCGCCTGACGGAGGACAGCGAGAACGACAGACTGCAGAACGACACCTGGTTCGAGAGCTATACGGTTCTCGTCGAAGGCAAGTTCACCTATCCGAACACCGCGCTCGTCGCGATGGAAGTCAACGCCGAGGATATGGGTCAGTCCATCCCGGCGCGCAACTACCGCTATCGCGGCCTGATCATCAATGTGCCGAAGAACTACGATCCGATCGCGCGCACCTATACGGGCGGCTGGGACGGCACATTCAAGAAGGCCTGGACCAACAACCCGGCCTGGATCTTCTACGACCTCTTGACCAATGATCGCTACGGCCTTGGCGAGTTCGTCTCTGCCCAGATCGTTGACAAGTGGACGCTCTATGCGATCGGTCAGTATTGCGACCAGAAGGTCAAGACGGGCTTCAAGAACAGCGACACCGGCGCGGAGATCTGGGAGCCCCGCTACACCTTCAACGGCGTTCTGCGCTCGCGTGAGGACGCCTGGCGCGTGCTTCAGCAGATCTCGACGTCCTGGCGCGGCATGGCCTACTGGTCGCTCGGCCAGGTCTTTGCGTCTGCCGATATGCCGGAAGATCCAGCCAAGCTCTTTTCGCCGGCCAACGTCGTCGGCGACTTCAACTATTCGGGCACCTCGCAGAAGGCGCGTCATTCGGTCTGCCTGGTCAGCTACAACAACCCGGATGACTTCTTTCGTCCGGACGTCGAGCCTGTCATCAGCGACGAGGCCCTTAACCGCTGGGGCTGGCGCGAGAAATCCGTGTCGCTCACGGGCTGCACCTCGCGCTCTCTGGCGCACCGCTATGGCAAGTGGATCCTCGATGTCGAGCTCAACGAGACCGAGACCGTCGATTTCACCGCATCCTGGGACTCGACCGACATTCGGCCGGGCAACATCATTGCGATCGCCGACCCAAACAAGGCGCAGGTGCGCATTGGTGGCCGTCTGAAGGCAGCCGAGACCAGGCAGCTCTGGCTCGACGCTCCCTTCAAGCCGACGCCCGGTTCGACCTATTCGGTCTATGTCACCCTGCCTGATGGCGAGGTGAAGCTGATGGCGATCGACCACTTCACCAACCAGATCTTCGACGAAGCCGGCGAGTCCCTCGGCTACGACCGCATGGTTCTGACAGCCGATCTGCCGGAGCTGCCGCTGGTGAACTCGATGTGGGTGCTGCGCGGCACGGACGTTGCGCCGCGCCAGTATCGCGTCATCACCATGAAGGAAGACAAGAAGAACCTCTTCAAGATTACGGCGCTGTTCCACGACCCGAACAAATATGCCCGCGTCGAGAACATGAAGACGCTTCAGCCCATCCAATACACCAGGCCGAAGAACGAAAGCCTGGCGCCGGAGAACCTGCGCGTCGATGAAGTCAGCTACCTCGAAAACGGCATGCCGAAGTCGAACCTGACGCTGTCGTGGACGAACCCGCGCGACTACATGACGAAGGAATACGAAGTTGGAATGCTCTCGGACACGAGCGGCTACAACATCGTCGGCACGACCAAGAACAACTCGATCGACATCACCGATCTGCCGACTGGTGAATACACCTTCTTCGTCTATGCGATTAGCCAGAGCTCGGTGCGCTCGCAACCGGCAAGCCTGCAATATGAGATCGCCGGCTGGGCCGTCTCTGCCTCGCCGACCGTTTCGCACCTGAAGCTCGAAGGTTCGGAAGACGGCGTGCATTTCGCCGGCACCACGCCGACGATCACCTGGCAGAACAACTTCCCGGCTTCGACCGCGCCGACCGCTGATGATGCGACTGTCGGCAATATTCGCAGCCCGTTCCTGGACTACAACACCGTCACTGTCTGGGATGCGACCAGCGGCCTGGTGCTGCGCGTCCAGAAGGTCGATACCACGAGCTACAACTACACGCTGGATATGAACACGGCCGACGGCAAGCTGGCTGGCATTGGTGGCCCGACCCGCAATCTGCGCTTCGACGTCACGGTGACGGATACGCTGGCGCGCACGAGCAACCCGGCGACGATTACGATTTCCAACCCGGTCCCGCCCGCCTTCAATCCCAACGCTTTTGTCTTCATGTCGAACATCCATCTGGAATGGCCGGCACAGGTTGATGACGACTTCGCGGGCACGCTGATCTGGATCGAGGAGAATGACACCTTCGATCCGATGACGACCACGCCGCGCTATGACGGCATGGGCGGCTCCTACGTGTTCACCGGCGAGGAACTGAAGACCTATTATATCCGCGCAGCCGCCTACGATGCCTTCGGCAGGACCGGCCTGAATATCTCGCCACCGCTGATGGTGCAGACTAAGGCTGCCTTCGACATGGACCCTCCGGAGATCCCGACGGGTCTTGCTGCGACCTCAGTTGTTGCGAACGGTGTTGCCCGCGTGACTGTCACCTGGAACGCTAACACCGAAAACGACATGGCTGCCTATGATCTTCAGATCAAGCAGGGCAGTGGCAACTGGGTGAGTTATCCGGTCGCCGAAGGTCCGTTCGAGTTCGACGCAATCCCGGCTGTCAGCTATCAGATCCAGATCCGCGCCCGCGACAAAAGCGGCAATGCTTCCGGCTACTCTGAAGCCATTACGCACGTTGCGGCCAAGGATGAGATTGCACCTGGTGTTCCGACCGACTTCACCGTCACGCCTGGCCTGACGTCGCTGTGGCTCGCCTGGGTCAATCCTGCTGACGCCGACCTGGCGTTCGTCGAGATCCTCGAGAGCGAGACCAACGATCCCGAGACCGCGACGGTCATCGCCATGTCGATCGGCAGCAGCTTCGCGCGCACGGGCCTTGCCAACAATGTCACGCGCTACTACTGGCTGCGTGCCGTCGATACGTCTGCCAATGCCTCGGAGCTCACTGGTGTCGAGTTCGCCGAGACCGCAGCGCTGCCGAACCCGAAGACCATGACGATCGTTGGTCTGACGCTGACGCCGAACTCACCGGCTGCCGACCAGGTCGCCTGGGGTGCCTTCGATATCTCGATCGGCTCGCCGACCGCGGGCGTTACGACCAATACGATCAGCGCTGGCAACTTCACCTGGACGGCTGGTGCGCTCTACCTCTACTACGTCGAGGGCGAAACCACGCTGCGCTCCACGACCTCGATCTCGACCATCTTCACGGACAGTGGTTATGTGATCGCCGTTTATCGCGGTGGAAACGATATCCAGATGGCCGACGGCAAGGTCATGATCAGCGGTAACGATCTGATCGCCGGCACTGTCGGCGCCAGCCAGCTCGTCACCAATGAGGCGATCATCACCGGCTCGGTGCAGATCAAGGACGCGATCATCACCTCGGCGAAGATCGTCGATCTCGATGCTGTCAAGATCAAGGCGAATACGACGATCTCCAACACGATCATCGTCGGCGGTGGCGATAGCCTCGGCACGATCCGTGATCGCGCGGCTGATCCTGCAACGCGTGTCAACGCGGGCTCGACCCTCATTGAGCCTGGCCGAGTGAAGATCTCCAATGCCGGCACCATCGCGAACTGGGCGATGGGTGGCGACTCGACCGAAATCAACGGTGGCGCTCTCGCTGCCGGCACGGTCAAGGCCAACGCTATTGTCGTCGGCGCCCGTAACATCACCTTGAACGGCCTGCAATTCGAACACAACGCTCCGGCTGCCAACCGCGCGAGCTGGACGGCTGGCTCGATCAGCTACATGGGCGATGATGGCACGGCAAAAACTGTTGCGGTCGCTGCTGGCTCTACGGGCACCTGGTCGTCCGGCACGATGTATATCTATTGGGTGAAGGATGCAGCAGCGCTTTCGGTCACGACCAACGTTGCAACGGCCTTCGGTGCCAACTGCATTGTGCTCGCGACCTACCAGGGCAGCACCATCCTTAATTCGACCTACGGCCGCACGGTGATCGACGGTGGAAACATTAAGGCTGACACCGTCACGGCCGTGCAGATCAGCGTTGGCACGCTTTCGGCAATCAGCGCCGACGTCGGCACGCTGACGGCCGGTATGCTTCGTTCGTCGGACAGCAAGATGCAGGTCGATCTCACCAACAAGAGGATCTTGATTGCCGATTGAGATAAGTCAATATTGACTTACCTCATAGGCGAACTTAATATTCCGATATGAGCAACAGACTCGTTCTTGGCGCGTTCGATGGAACCTTCGGTCTTAAGATTTCGAGGCCGGGGTTCAATGTGCTTTCTGCTCTGGATGCTGATCAGATTGCTTTCGATAGCCGATGGACAGACATGGGTAAGGTCTACACCTCCGGGATATCGACGGCGTTCACCCAATCCAGCTCCGACGTGCGCCTGACCGTTAATATCGGGTTTGTGCCTTCAATCGCAGACCCAGCATACTTCCTGGCAGCAGTGAAATGTAACGCATCGCATCCCTACTACCCGAACAGTTGGATTCAACCGCCTATGTGGGCCGTTGCGGGTTCCAGTATTGTGATGACGTGGTTGAGCCAGGATGAGTCCTATTTTGATCAATGCGTCTGGTATGCAGAGAGACCGCTGGCATGACAAATCGGGTGGTCTTTGGGGCTAAAGGCTCTCTGTTCGGTATGTGGGTTTCGAAGCCGGGATTTGACGTTCTTACCACGGCTAATAGCAACATGCTGTTCGGCACGGATATCCCTTCCAGCATGCAAGTCGTCCAGGCAGGACGAATTGCAATGGGTAGTGGCACGGGGCCGTGGAATGTCGCGATACCGAACCTGGGTTATTACCCTCTCGTCCGGTTCTACTCCAACGGCTATCAGGTGTATTTGACCTATCCTTCTCTAACGCAGATTCGATTTAACAAGGCGCAAGGCCTTGCAGGCAATAGCCCTGGAGAAAGCGATCCGACGAAGAGGGAAATTATATACATGGTCATGGCACTCGACAGGGATGGGTAATGGTAAATCGAGTTCTTTTGGATACCAGCCTGAAGGTGTCGAGGCCGGGATTTGATGTTCTGACGGCCACTCCCGGACAGTTGTTGTTTAGTTCCGACTTGATGGGCCTTGGAGTTTGCGTAAAGGGCTCTCTCACTACGAATGGCACGACGGTAAACGTTAACTTCGGCAAAACCTTCACTCGCAAGCCGTGGTGCGACATCATCTGCCTGGCCGGTGGAACAATGTATAGCGTGATAAATGGACCTCTTTTCCCCTCATGGGACGAAGGGGGATTCCCGCCCAGCAGTGGCTTCGCATGTAACGTTGAACTTAGCCGGATACGTTTTTATTCTTCTTCGTCAGTATCTTGGGCTTATGTTGTTTGGGAGAGCATCCTGTGATTGTTGAATACCGAAATATGGGCAACGGATTTGGAGAGATTTTCCATGTCATGCTCGACCCCGTTCCAACAGAGGTGCGCCAGCACTTCCTCGACGGGAACGGTGATGCCGAATATTTGGACATTCCTCCTGTCTACCCACCGGAACGCCCGGAAACCGACAATGAGGGAAATGTTGTCCTGGGCAAGGATGGCGCACCGGTCATGGTGCAGGATGACCCGGACATCACATATGCCAGCCCGTTTGATCACTTCGTGCTGAATGGCCAGGTGTTCGAGAAGCCGGAGTTTGTCCTCTCCGACGAGGTGTCTCTGACTGTCGGTCAAGTCCAACAGTTCTTCAACATTCCAGTTGGGACTACCCTGTCATTCGAGGGAGAGACCTATACTATTGATGATGGTCTATGGGAGATAGAAGCTGATGCAACAGGTGTGTTCGTTTACACCTTGTCGCTCTTTCCATACAAACGCAAAGTCGTGAAGGTGGTCGTATCATGAGGATCAAGACGGCTGTTAGCACTGCCGTTAAAAGTGCTGCCATGGCAGACATCGACGCGCAGGCCGAAGCCGTGCGCGGCCACTTCATCACGCTCGGCGCCGGTCAGGCGATGGTGTATGGGCAAAAGGAGAAAGAGGCCGAACAGGTTACGGCTAACCCCGAGATCAATCCTGCTGAAGTGCCGCACATCGCAAAAGAGGCTGCGATGGCCGGTATCAGTCTCCTTGACCAGGCGGCGATCGTGCTCTCAATGGCCCATAACTGGACGCAGCTCTCGGCGCAGATCGAAGAGATTCGTCTTGGCGCAAAACAGAAGATCGGTGTGGCGAGGACACCGGCTGAGATCTCTGCAGGTGTTGATGAGGTCAGAAATCTTTTGTCTGGATTTACCTCTTTTCGTTTGGCATAATGGTAAGTAAATATTGATTTACCACACCCAAGCACAACAGGATCTAGTCCAATGGCCTCGATGCCCTCCATTTCGATCAATAAGGAGACGCTCGCGCTTGTAACCGGCTGCATCGCCGTTTGCAGCACCGCCTTCGGTATCTACAACTGGCTCCTGTCCGGCCGCGCTGAGAACGCACCAATCGTCCGCGAGCTCGTTCAGTCGATCTCCGAGGCCGGCAAGGTGCAGGCCGTCAAGGACCAGGAGCAGGATATTCGCCTCGATCGCACCGACCAGGACCGCGATCGCAACACCGAAGCTCTCAAGGAACAGACCCAGGAAACGCAGAAGCTCAAGGAAGCTGTCGTGCGCCTGACGACTGTCATCGAGAACAGCCCGACGAAGAAGGCTGAATACTACTTCGAAATGGGTCCGGTTCGCCCTGGTGCTCAGACCATCGAGGTTCGCCGCTAATGCGCGATTTCCTCAAGCTCCGTCCCGACTGGAAGAAGATTCTCTTCAAAGCCAACTCGATGAAGTGGATCGCAGGCGCCGTCGTGCTGTCGGGTCTTGAGGTCTACTTCGCGATCTACGGAGCCCCTTACGGCATCCCGACCGGCACATTCGCCGCCCTTTCCGGACTGACCTCCGCGGCTGCCTTTTATTTCCGCATGCGTGCCCAGAAGGAGTTCGAAGATGCCCATTAACAAGCTCGTCAAGACCAAGCGCGGCGTTGGCATGGTTGCCGCTGCGATGGCGATCGCTGCCACGTCCGGCTGGACCGCCTTCAAGGATCAGCAGCCGAATGACCAGATGACGCCGGCCGCTGTCCACAAGATGATCGACCAGGGCATCACGCCTCCTGCCGTTCTGATGGCCGTCGAGGTCATCAAGGACTGGGAAGGCCTGCGCACGACCGCTTATCTCGATCGCCTGCCGAAGAAGCCCGTCTGGACTGTCTGCTACGGCGAGACGCTCGGTGTGAAGCAGGGTGATCACTACACGCCGGCCGAATGCGAAGCCAAGCTGATCAAGCGCGTCACCCGTGACTACTTCCTGCCGCTGGTCGATGGCGTGAAGAACTTCACCCTTGCGCCTGACAGCCTTCAGGCGTCGCTGACCTCGGGCGGCTACAACTACGGCGTCAATGGCGCCAAGAAGGGCCGTGCTGCGGGCTTCATCACCGAGAAGAAGTGGCGCCAGGCCTGCGACGCCGCAACCGCCTGGAACAAGGCCGGTGGCGTGCTGCTGAAGGGTCTCGTCAATCGTCGCGAAATGGGCGACCGCGATCGCATCGGCGAGGGCGAGCTCTGCGTGAGTGGTCAGTGATGCTGAAGGCTGCGCTCGCTCCATACCTCGGCTGGATCTATGGCGCCATGGCGATTGCCGTCGCTGTCGCCGGCACCATTGCTTACGCCAAGATCTATGACCGCGGCTACGACGCCGCGACCAGCAAATTCGAAAAGCAGTTCGAAGACATGCGCAAGGCCAACGCTGCCGCGGTTGCCTCTGCTGAAAAGGGACTGCGCGAAGACATCGCCGTCCTCGTCGTTGAAAAGGAGAAGCTGAAAAATGAACGCACTCGCCTCGATGCCGAAGCCGATCAAGATGCTGACGGTTCTTCTGGTGGCATCAAGCGCAGCGGCGTGCAGCGTCTCAACGCCGTCCGCTAAAGCCAAGATCGAGCTACCGGCTCTTCCGGCCGAACTGATCGGTGAGCGTCAGCCTGACGGCACGCTCAAGCCTGCTTGTCCTCGGCCGGTCCTGATCCCTGACCGCGATATCACCCAGGCGGAAGCGGAAAAGCTTTGGCGCCGGGACCGCATCAACCTTCTTGAGTGCCGGATGAAGGCTCAGACGATCACGGACTTCTACGAAGATCTCCGCAAGAACTTCGACGCGACCGGGAAGTAATCCGGTCCGTCTCTCTTCTATGTATCTTATTCACTAACAGAGAATATAATAACTATGAACGAAGTAGGACCGGAAACAACGCTTTCTTCTGAGGATGCAAACTTCGTTCGGGTTTATAACGATCCGGCGACCTATCCTTTTCTTGCAGACGTCGCCTATGAACTGAAACTGTCCTATCAGACAGTCCGGAACAAAGCTGCGATCATGCGTGGTCGTAAGCGCGCCGGCGAAGACGTTCCGGCTCTGATCAGCCGTGTTGGCGTTAAATCGCCCAGCCAGAAGAAGGAACCGGTCGACCCGATGATCCACGCCAATGCGCGTGCGAATCTTCTGCGTGAACAGCTCCACAATCTGCTTACAGCATCGCGTTATCCGGTGATCAACCCTGAAGCCGTCGTTGTCGAGGGCACGCTCGTTAACCGCTACAGCCGCGCCAGTGGAACGCGCGAGTCTACCGAAGGCGTGCCGCGCACCTGGATGACTGATATCCTGAAGACCGAAGCCGTCACAGATCCGCGCGGCCGCTGCTTCATCCTGACCGGCGCCCAGAACGACTGCCCGGTTGATGGCGACTTCTGGCAGAACCTTCAGGCATACGCGCACTTCCGCGATGCAGACATCATCATCGGTCCCGGCACCTACGAAACCCAGTGGTGGGCCGAGAACAACCCGGCTGTGCGCTCCTACGCGCCCGAGATCCAAGAGTTCCTCTGCTTCGGCCAGATGGAGTTCGGCGACAACTTTGTGTTCGCCGGTGAAATGAACATGCTGCCGACGGCCAATCGCCCGATCGGTGATCTCACCACCTATTCGCGCGGCAAGTGGACCGTCTTTCCGCACGCCAAGATCCAGCTCAAGTCCGTTCCGTCGCTCGATCCCACAAAGCAGGCGCACCAGGTGCTCACCACGGGTATGATCACCCGTCCGAAGATCATTCCTCGCAAGGCCGGCATCAAGGCGCTCAGCTATCACAAGATCGGCGCCGTGATCCTTGAGTTCAACCAGGCCGGCGATCCCTTCGTGCGCCACCTGCTCGCTGATACCGACGGCTCCTTCTACGACCTCGAGTTCTTCGTCAAGAATGGCGTCGTCGAGATCGATGAGGAGAGCGTCGATCTCGTGGCGCTTGGCGACTTCCACAACGACAAGGAAGACCGCAAGAACTACGATGCCACCTTCCGGGCGCCGAACAGCCTGGTGAAGAGCCTCAACCCGAAAGAGGTGCTGGTCCACGACATCTTCGACAACTACCGGCGCAATCATCACAACGTCCATGACAACGCAATGAGCTGGGAAGTGGCAGTGCGCGACCGAGAGAGTGTCGCTGAAGAGGTGCTGGCTGTCGCGAGGTTGCTCGAGGAGCTGCGCCAGACCACCGCTGTCACTGTGGTCGAGTCCAATCACGATATCGCTCTTGAGCGCTATGTGAGGGAAGGGCGCTACCGCAACGACGGCATCAACATTCGCTTCGGCCTTCAGCTCGAGGACGCCTATCTTGCCTGGCGCGAAGAAGTCGCCAAGGATCTCGACGCCGGCCGTAGCCCGCGTTCCTTCTCGCTGCTCGAGCATGCCGTCAACTGGCTGGCAGAGAAGCACGGCGTTGACGTCTCCGGTGTGAACTGGGTTCATGACGGTCAAAGCTACGTCAGGAACGGCGTCGAATGCGGTCATCACGGCTTCCGCGGCGCCAATGGAGCTCGAGGCACAGTCGCCGGCTACGCAGCGCTCGGCCGTCCGATGAATATCGGCGACAAACATTCGTCCGAGATCCTCGATGAGGTCTACGTCTCCGGCGTGAAGAACCTGCGCCAGGGCTACAACAAAGGCCCGTCCGGCTGGACCGTGACAGATACGGTCCAATACAAGAACGGCAAGCGCACGCTCGTCACCTACCAGAATGGCGCGTGGCGTGGCTGATACGGTCAATCAATATTGATTTATCTTCAATAGCAGGGGATAATTGACGCTCAATCAAAGAGGACTGTGATGCTTCAGAAGGTTAAGGGTCAGATCATTACCGCGGGCTATGACTGGTCCATCCAGATCAGCTTCGAGAAATCGGGCCTGACATTCCCTTCGACTGCGACCTTCGTCTCGCAGGTCCGGCGCGATCGCAATTCCGAAGAGGTGCTGACGACGCTTACGACCGCGAACGGCAATATCGGCCGTGTGTCGGACAAGATCCTCAATCTCAAGATTCCTGGCTCGATCACCGCAGACTGGCCCGATCGCGAGGCTCATATCGATATCGTGCGCACCGACGGTGGTCTGAAGCAGCACCTCGGCATTCTGCTCGTGGTGCCTGTGCGCCGGCCGGTTACGAGGATCTAGTCCATGGATGAGATCCTGATCGAGGTTGGCGACGTCGCTGTCGAGTATCCGGCCATCACGCAAATGATCCAGGTCGACTCCGACGAGGGTGTGATCGAGATCTATTCCGGCACCCAGATCGTTCCTGAGATTGTCGGCTTTAAAGTCGGCCCGAAGGGAGATGAAGGCCCGCCCGGCGACTTCACGCCGGAAATGGAAGCCGCCCGCGACGCAACGATCCTGGCAGCCAACGAGGGTAAGACCTACCGCGACCAGGCGGCGACCAACGCATCGACTGCCTCTTCCGCTGCGACTACCGCGACGACTGCAAAGAACGAAGCGCAGATCTCAAGGAATGCTTCGGCGAACTCGGCCATTAACGCTGCGAACTCGGCGAGCTCTGCCAACCAGGCGCGTGACGACGCGCAGAGCGCCAAGGGAGCTTCCGAGGCAGCCCGTGACCAGTCCGTCACAGCGAAGGCCGCGGCCGAAGCCGCACGCGATGCAGCTCAGACGGCTAAAACCGGCGCTGAGACGGCCAAGAGCGGCGCTGACACTGCGAAGGCCGGCGCCGACGATGCAAAGACCGCTGCTCTCAATGCGCAGACGGCCGCTGAAGATGCGAAGACGCTGGCCGAGGGTGCGCGTGATGTTGCTGCTGCAAAAGCGCAGGAGAGCGCGCAGAGCGCGTCCGACGCACTCGCGAGCAGGAATGCTGCTGCAAGCTCCGCGGATGCTGCCAGTGACGCTGCTGTGGCCGCTGCTGGCTCCGCAGATGACGCGCTTGCGTTGAAGAATGCGACCGATATATCTGCCGGCGTTGTTGCGACCGATCGCCAGGCCGTAGAGACGGCACTCGCTGACACCAATACGGCCCGAGACGCGGCTCAGACGGCGCAATCGGTCGCCGAAACCGCACGCGATCAATCCCAGGCCGCGCGAGACGCATCCCAGACCGCCCAGACGGCGAGCGAAGCGGCGCGTGACGTCTCTGTGCAGGCAAAAACCGACGCTCAGACAGCGCAGGCCGCGGCCGAAGGCGCCAGAGATACCGCGCAGACCCTCGTTAATGACGCCAATGCTGATCTGTTCGTGCGTCGCGCCAACAACGGCAGTGATTTCGCAGATCCCAACCAGGTGCGCGTGACGATCGGCGCCGCGCCGTTGAACTCCCCAGCGCTCGCCGGCACGCCGACTGCGCCGACCGCTGCCCTTGGAACCAACACTGATCAGGTCGCCACCACGGCCTATGTCAGGATCGCCATCGATGATCTGAAAACCGGTGCCCCGGCGCTTTACGACACGCTCGCCGAGATTGGCACCTGGCTTCAGAACAACGACACAGAGATTGCCTCGGCGATCTCCTTCAAGCTTGATGCCAGCGCCTACACGGCGGCCGATGTTCTGGCGAAGGTCAAGACGGTTGATGGTCCCGGTTCCGGCCTCGAAGCCGATCTGCTCGATGGCTATCACGCCTCTAATCTCTTCCGCGACGATGCTGACTTTACGACGACGGGCAACTTTACTGTTCGAAATGCCGCACCGAGCGTTCGTATCGGTAACATCGGCAATGCGAACGAGTGGCTCATAACTGTTGATGCAGACGGCCTTTTCAAGCTCAATTACGGAACGACCGGATCCTGGACAAATGCGCTGAAGGCCGACGCGGACGGCACTTTGACGGCACCACGGCTGCGTCTGACTTCCTCCTACGACGTCACCGAGACCAGTGCCTTTCATGCACTTCAGATCGGACCTGATACGGGCGGTAACGTTCGCGTCGACGCCAATGAGCTTATGGCGCTGAATAACGGCGTTCTCTCGGACTATGCAATCCGAACCTCCAGTCTCGGCATCTACGGCTCCACGACCATCTACGGCTCCGCGACTGTCACCGGCGAGATCCAGAGCACGAGCTTTAATTTTATACGCGCCGCGGCTGGAAATTATGGTCTGATCGGTCGTGTGGATGGCACCTCTTTTAACTTTCTGATTACCGCGTCCGGCGATCAGTATGGGGGTTGGAACTCGCTTCGTCCGTTCACGATCGATTTTGCGACCGGTGCGGTCTATATTTCCACTGGTCTAACGCTTACCAGCAATGGTGAGGCGCTGAGGATTATCGCAACCGACAATACGTCGGATCCTTATCTGACCTTTTGGAAGGCGTCTGCGCGACAAGGCTATATTCAACATCGCGATGGAACTGGCTCAAGCAACGGTCTCCGCATCTGGAATGACGTAGCCGGTGTCGGTCTCATTATGAGCAACGATGGTGAACTCTGGTTCGCCGGCGACAGGGTTCTGACGCCCCGTGAATTTGCAGATCAGGCGATCGGCTCCACCGGCATGCTCACTTGGGCGTGGAACTGCTTCACTTCGACGGCAATGCAGGAAGGCGAAGTCGTCTCTGGCACAAACATCAAGTCAAACGGCACTGCATCGGGCGGTGGCAACGGCAACCTGGGTGGTAGCTGGCGCTGCCTTGGCTACACTCCAGCCCAGACACGAGGCCTGTTTCAGAGGATTTAGAAATGACGGCGCAATTTCGAAATGCAAAGTGGTTGCCCTCAGGCGCTATCGAAATGGAAAAGTTTCATGAAGGCTTGCAGCAATGGATTCCATTTGCCGCATGGCCTGAAGATCCCGATCCGGAAGTCGTGGAGCTTTTCGATGCGGCAAAAGACACCGCATTGCCTTATCTCCCCGAGACCTCAGAGCCGACGCTGACAGACGTAGATGCGGAACGCGATCGTCGGATCGTCTCGGGTTTCGTCTTTAACGGTGTGCTCTTTCAATCCCGTGATCAGGATCGCGAAAACCTTATGGGCGCTTGCACCGCAGCCGTTGCGGCAATGATGATCGGCGCGCAGCCTGGGGATCTTCGTTGGCATGGTGGCGCTCAGGATTTTACGTGGATCGCGGCCGACAACTCGGAAATTCCCCTTGATGCTCAGGGAATGTTCGCGCTCGGCAAGGCGGCCATGGAGCACAAGGAAAAGCATATTCGCGCCGGTCGCCTCATCAAGAACATGAATCCGATCCCGGCCGATTACGCCGTCGGCACCTACTGGATTTGATTTGGCAAATAGCTAAATCAATATTTACTTACTGCACCCTGTTCGCGTAAACTGATGTCATTCGCATTCAGGAGTGAACCAATGTCCCAGCAGGCCCGCCGCTTCTCCAAGTCCTCTCAAAGACAGGAGCGCCGCGGCGCCTCTGTGAAGCCCACGAAGCACGACAATTTGCTTGCTGCCGTGAAGGAACATGAAACCAATCGCCGCAAGCCCTCGCGCACCGAGAAGCACGAAGGTCCAGTGAAGGCGCTCAATGCCGGCCAGAAGCGCTATGACGCCGCAATCAAGTCGTCCGACATCATCTTTGGCACTGGCCCGGCCGGCACGGGCAAGACCTGGTTCGCCGTCCAGCGGGCTGCCGAGGCCTATAAGGCAGGCCTGATCGACAAGATTTATGTCACCCGCCCGAACGTCGAAGTTGAGCGCTCCTTCGGCTTCCTGCCCGGCGACCTGGACGAGAAATTCGGTCCCTACCTGACGCCGCTCGAGGAGGCTTTTCACGACGCATTCGGCCAGGCCAACTATGAATATCTGATCGAGGCTGAAATCATCGTTCCGGTGCCGCTGGCCTTCATGCGCGGCCGCACGCTGAAGCGCGCCTGGGTGATCTTTGATGAAATGCAGAACGCGACCGATACCGAGTTCAAGATGGCGCTGACGCGCATCGGCGAGGGCGCCAAGTTCATCATCAATGGCGACCTGAAGCAGATCGACCAAGGCATCAAGTCCGGCATGCCGAGAGCGATCCATCTTCTGCGTCGGTTGCCTGAAGTTTCGGTGGTGGAGTTCGGCCGTGAAGACATCGTTCGGCACGGTCTTATTCAAAAAATTGTCGAACTCTACGAAGACCAAGAGATTTCGAGCTATTCAGTGAGCAACGACGACGAAGCTCGTGAAGGACTCGAGAGATTTTTGGATGCAAGTGCTGCCCGCAATTGACGACATGCCGCGACCAGACCCGATTGAAGACGATCTGGTCGCGTTCCGCTTTATAGACAAAAGGCTCCTGGCGATCGACCCGGAGCTTTTTCGCTCCAAGTGGTTCGACTACCGCATGATGACGCCGCTTCAGGCGACCCGTCATTACATCGAGGCCTTTGGGGAGGTCTATCGCGACTACTTCGCGGTGGAGTTCTCGAAGACTGCCTCGAAGTTCATCAAGGTGCCGTCGATCGAGGAGATCTTCAAGGGTCTCGCCCAGCTTAGCGAAAAGCACATGATGCAGTTCTCCGGCATGTGGCGCGGCCGTCAGGTGGCTGATGCGATCGGCATGCCCTACAAGGACTACATCCACACCGTGATGGGCTTGCGTCTGCGCTTCTGGGGTCAGAACCACCTGCCGCAGTCACAGCACCTCTACAAGCAGGAAGACGTCGAGAAGACCGTCGCCAAGTGGGAAGAAATGCAGGCGGCTCGCCTCTATCTGTCGGACGATCCCGCTTACATGATCGAGAACTACGATGGCATCGCCCATCAGGACGACTATCACGAATGGCTGTTCAAGCAGGCAGCACTCAGGGGAAATCCTTGGTATGTGCTCGCCCAGTTCATCAATCAGAACCGGCTGCCGCTCGCCAAGGTCGAGAGCCGCTTTGATCCAGATCTGGTCGAACGCGTCCATCGCTATATCCAATAGCAACCCACGCAATAAGCGCTAATTTCTAATGAGCAAATGACGCTCGTTAGAAGTCGATAGCGCTATTTTTCGCGCAATATCAGTCAGTAAATATTGATTGACTTCGAAAGGTAAGAAAGAATGTCTCAGGCAGCCGCAGCGATCGCAGAAGATCACGACGAAGAAATCGCCGAGCAGGAAGCGCCGAAGTGGGACTTCGATGAAGGCTTCCAGAAGAAGACCTTGGCGCTGTTCATGCGCGACACGCAGTTCGCCAACCGCACCAAGGATCTGATCGACCCGGCCTACTTCGCCAACGACGCCCATGGCCAGCTTATCAGCCTGATCAAGAACCACCTGCAGGTGCACAAGTCCGTGCCGGATCTGCGCATCCTCACCCAGATCCTCAAGGACGAGAAGGCCAAGAAGCGTATCCGCGACGACGCGCTGACCGAGATCAAGATCGCGATCCGTGACGTCATGAAGACAGATCTTTCGAACTCGTCCTATGTCGCCGAGAAGGTCTCCGACTTTGCAAAGTTCCAGGCAATGGAGCAGGCGATCCTGAAGAGCGTCGAGCTGCTTCAGCGGGGTGACTTTGCTGGCATCGAGAAGCTGCAAAAGGCAGCGCTCGCTGTCGGTCTGCAAACCGACGAGGGCGACTATCACTATTTCAAGGAGATCGTGAACCGCACCCAGATCCGCGAGGACTGGAAGGCCGGCAAGATCGTCAAGCGCGGGATCTCGACGGGCTACAGCGAGATTGACAGCTACCTCTACCACAACGGCTGGGGCCGTCGCGAAATGTCGCTGATGATGGGTGCGGCGAAGGCCGGCAAGTCCCTCTCACTTGGCGAGTTCACCAAGAACGCAGCGCTGCTCGGCTATCACACCGCGTATCTTTCGCTTGAAGTGTCCAGGTCGATCATCGCCGACCGTCTCGACGCGAACGTCTCCGACACCGCGATGCGGCTCCTCAAGGACGACCCGCAGACCGTCATGCGCAAGATCCAGGCCGCTGAAGCCAAGGCCGGCACGCTGATCATCAATGACTATGCGTCCGGCACCCTCAAGCCCGATCACATCAAGCGCATCCTCGAGCGCTGGCGCTCCGAAGGTATCATCCTCGACCTGCTGACCGTGGACTACGCTGACATCATGGCTGCGAACTATCGCAGCGACAACATGATCGACAATCTGCGCGCCATCTACGTCGACCTGCGCGCGATCGCCTATGAAGAAGATCTGGCGCTGCTGACAGCAACGCAGACGAACCGTTCCGGTGCGGCTGCTCACACGGCCAAGATGACCGACGTCGCCGAGGACTTCAACAAGATCCGAACCGCCGACGTGGTGATCGCCATCAACGCGACCGAGGCCGAGAAGAAGTCTGGCGAGGCCCGTCTGACCTGGGTCGCATCCCGTAACACCGAGGACAATTTCTCGCTTCTCATCCGACAGGACCGCGAGAAGCTCAAGTTCCTCACAAAGGTCATGGGGCGCGTGTGAGCGACAATATCTTCCAGGAGATCACCGAGAACCTCGACCTCGAGTTTCTCTTCGACCAGGAGAGCCTGCCCTACAAGATGGGCCGCGGCTCTTCCGGCATGCAGATCAACGCCAAATATTGCCCGGACTGCGGCGACGGCCGATCACGCGTTTATCTGAACGCCGATACGGGGCAGGGTAACTGCTTCGTCTGCAACCAGACCTTCAACAAGGCGAAGTTCGTCAAGCTGCACTTCGGCTACGACAACTGGCGCGAGACTATCGAGAAGTGCAAGGAGATCATGCGTGAGCAGGGCTGGCGCCCGAAGCGCATGACGACCGTCGCTGTCGATCATGGCGAGGTGAAGCTGCCTTACTCCGACGAGCTGCCGACGGCCGACGGGGAGAACCTGGTCTATCTCGAGAACCGCGGCATCACCGGCGAGTATGCCAAATATTTCGGCCTCAGATATTGCCAGTATGGCTTCTGGCCGTGCTTCGATGATCAGGGCGCGCCGCAACAACAGTGGTTCTCAAATCGGGTTATCATTCCCGTCTATGACCTTGATGGCACACTGAAAACCTTCCAAGGGCGTGACCTGACAGTTGGCGAGGCTGCCCAGTATGTCGAGCGCAAATATCTCTTTCCGAAGGGCCTCCCAGGCACCGGCAAGTTCCTGCTCAACGGACAAAATGTCCAGCTCACCGACGAAGTGGTGATGGGTGAAGGCTTCTTCGACGTTGCAGCGATCAAGATCGCCTTCGACGAAGAGGTCGATCTGCGCCGGATCGTCGCCGTCGGCTCCTTCGGCAAGCATCTGTCCTACGGCTCGGCGACCGGCGACGACCAGCTCGGCCGCTTCCTTCAACTGAAGAGGGGAGGGGTGAAGACGGTGACGATCATGTGGGACGGTGAGACGAAGGCGCTGATCGCAGCGCTCGACGCAGCCAAGCTCCTCACATCGATCGGCCTGAAGGCGCGCATCGCGCTTCTGCCGTTCCGCAAAGACCCGAACGAAGTCCTCGGCGAGGTTGTGCGCAAGGCCTACTATTCAGCCGCCCTGTGGACGCCGGCCCTCGATGTGAGGTGGCGCCTGCGCAATCCGTTCGCCGCTGACGAAGCCAAATGGAAGGTCGAGCAGGCGAAAAAGTCTTCACAGGGATCTTGACGGCTAAGTCAATATTTACTTACAACCCTAGAATAATCGCGCTATTAAAATCGCACGACAACGAACGAGAGACACAGCATGAGTTTTCCCCTTGATTTCGCGCACTATGCGCTCGAATGCTCGGATGGCAACCGCACGAACAAGCACTACAACGTTTCGCTCCTGATCAATCCTGACGGCATGGCGATCATCGTTCGCCGCTGGGGTAAGATCGGCAAAATCGGTGACTTCAAGATCGAGAAGTTTGCGATCCAGGCGAAGGCCGAGCAGGAGTTTGACAAGCTCGTCCAGTCCAAGCTCGGCAAGGGCTATGTGAGTAAATCCTCGCAGATCAAACAGATCAGCAGCGAGAGCGACCTGCGCATGGCATTCGGTCCTGCTGTCTGGCCGCAGATCCCGGCTGGTGCTCTCAATCACGTTCTGCCCGATATGGATACGACTGGCCGGCCAGCGCAGGCCGCCCCGCCGCGCTTCAGCGAAGATGGCAGATATCTGGGCGAACCTCCGGCGCGCACCTATTCGAAAACCGAGATCGCGAAGGCCAGGGAAGCCGAGAAGGCTCTTGAGCAGGAAGTGGCGATCGAGACCTACAAGTCCAACCCGCGCTTCGGCTTGTTCTGATGGATAAGCAGACGATCGCCTTCGCCGGCGAGCTCCTCAACAAGGTGCGCAAGATGCGCCTGAAAGAGTGGGACGCCGACAAGCACGGCCTGGTCGAGCAGGTATCCAAACGCAGTGACATGCCGGCGCTGTTTGTCGAGTTCACACTGAAAACCATCGAAGAGGCGCGCTGTCGGGTGATCATCCGGCGAGCCTATCGCAAGCGGTATGGACCGAACGCTAATGTGGCCCATCCCGACACGACCATTCACCAGAACTTCGGGAGATTTTGATGCCCCACTATCTGACACTGGCGCGCGAGAACGAATTTCAGTTCAATTGCCCGGTCTTCAACGCCAATACCAAGATGGCAGCTTGTATGGCGCTGCGTGAGGCCGTCTGGATGGGCAAGACCGTCGAGAAGCGGCAAGGCTGCCAGGCCGCAATGAATTGCGGCATGTGCCCGGCCGCAGCGATCGTCTCCAAGATCAACTATTCGAGGACGCCGGTCTCCGATGACTATGGCTCAAAAGAGCCAAAGGTCGGCAAGCTGCACGCCGATATCCTCGAGCGCATCAGGAATATCATCCCGATCCCCCGCGAGCTCGGCCGATTTGCGCTGACGGATAACGAGCGCGAGCTCCTCAATTCCACGCGCGGCCGTATCGAGGCGCAACTGAAGACAGCGCCAGGCGCCAGCGGCAAGGAAACGGCCTTCGTCGAGCCCAGGCGCTCGATCTCCAACATCACGACCACTCGCCGGCCGCTCGAGGCGGAAGGCAAGCGCACGGTCGTGCAGAAGACCACCCAGAACCAAGCCATCAACAATGCAGCGAAGACCGGCGACATGGCAGCCGCAATCAACGCCGCAGCAGCATAAGGAGAATCCCTTGAACGCCACTGAAGCTCTTTCGCTTATTCGCGAAATCGCTAATTCGCCCGGCCGTCTCGATAAGCAGGCAGGTCTTGAGAAGCTGCTCGCCGACGATCTCGGCAAGTTCATTCTGAAATGGACCTATGATCCGTTCATCACCTACGGCGTGACCGTCAAGAAGGCGCCGACGTCCGTTCCGGAGCATAACTGCACGTTGAGCGACGGCGTTGTTCTGCGCGTTCTGACCCAGCTTTCGACCCGCGAGCTGTCCGGCAATGCGGCCAAGGCCGAACTTGACATGCTCTTCAAGGCTCTTGATCCCGACAGCAACGAGATCCTCTTCCTGATCCTCAACAAGGATCTGAAGGCCGGCATTGCCGCGACGACGATCGAATCCGTGCTGCCAGGCTTCCTGCCGTCGTTCGGCGTGATGCGCGCTCATCCCTACGAAGACAAGCGCGTGACCAAATTCCCGGTCCCGGTTGAGCCGAAGCTCGACGGAATGCGCGTGACATTCATCGCGAAAGAAGGGAAGGGCGCTTTCTTCACACGCTCCGGCAAGGCCATTCCGGCGCTTCAGGATCTCGCAGTGCCTCTGCTCAAGGCTGCCCGTCACATGAAGGCCGGCGCCGATACCAACGATGTCGACGATCATTACCGCGACGTGGTGACGGTGCTCTTCGACGGCAATAACGAGGATCCAACCTTCGTGCTCGACACCGAGGCGATCAACGGTCTCTTCGAAACGTCAGGCGCAATGCGGCGCAAGTCCGAGAAGGCCTATGACGCTCAGCTCGAGTCCTTCGATCTGCTGCCGTATTCCGGCTTCATCGGCAATCTGCCCTACAAGGTGCCCTACGAGACGCGCCGCGAGTTGCTTTCGACCTTCGTCAGCGAGGTCCGCGCTGTCACCAACGCGCCGGTCTTCATGACGCCGACGTATGAGGCGAACAGTTACGAAGAGATCCAGGCGATCTACGAGCGTTTGATCAGCCAGACGATCGCCAACTACATCGCCCGCGGCGACAAGGAAGTCGAAGCCGAGCTCCTCAAGGTGCTGATCGACAAGCAGACCGGCAAACCCAAGGGTCTCGAAGGCGCGATGGTCAAGAGCTATGACGGCCCCTACGAGAAGAAGAAGTCGCACGTCTGGCTGAAGATCAAGCCCGAAGAAACCATCGACCTCTTCATCGTCGGCTTCTACACCGGTGAGGAGAACGCCGAGAACGAGGATCGGCTGGGCGGCGTCATTGTCGATCATAAGGGTGTCGAGGTGCGCGTCGGTGGTGGCTGGTCGAGCGATGAACGCGACGAGCTCTGGGATCTCTGGACCGAAGATGCCGCAGATCTCGGCCTTCATCCGAAGGTCGGTTTCAAGCCTGGCTGGTCGACCGATCCGTCAACCGTCCACCTGAAGCAATGGAAGCTCCTCGGCCGCATGATCGAAATCGAGTTCAATGAGGTGACGCCTGACGGCTCGCTCCGTCACCCGAGGTTCGTCCGCTTCCGCGACGACAAGGCGGGCGAAGCTCTGCGAGAAGCGGCATGAGCAAGTCGCCGGAACAAATGATCCTCGAGGCTGCAAAGAACGGCCTCGACACCAGCGTTGCTGCTTCGCTTCTGGTTGGAATTAAGCGCGCAGAAGGGCCGATGATCGTCTGCAAATCGGCCGACCATTATCCCGGCATCAAGCGAGCGTGCCTTGCAATCACCTACGCAAACGGCGGGATTAATCGTCACCGGCCGGAGACGCAGGTTCTTCACCTGATGGGTCTTTGGCTCGGAGAGAATTTTCATCGCCGAGACCTCAAGAGGATTGATGCCTGGCTTGCGGCCAAGACCGATGCTGAAATCGAGATCCTGGCCGACGGCGAGGAGAGCGAAAGTAAGGCTCTTCTGGTTGGTAGCCCGCCCGAAACCGACGAGCTGCTCGAGGACTATTTCGAAAACGTCTGCTGATTTTTCGAAAAGCCGACTGAAAACTGACTATCTATAGTTACAGCGACGTTCCCTCCGTTTCGTCATTGTGTCTCCTTTCAACTGGGCAGCTCTCACGGGCTGCCCTTTTTTTAGTGCCGTCGCTTCTTCTTCATCGTGTGGATCTCCTGGGCGAGATTCGCCTCGCCGTTCGCGATCTTGCGCGCCCAACTCCTGAAGAACCCGCCGAAATTATTGAGCGTTCGCCGGCCGCGCTGGTCATCCTCGAACATCTGCAGCACGTAGAAGAACGTCACCGCGGCGAGCGGCCGGCCGAGATCCTCGCAAGCCTCTTCCCAGGCCGTCCGGTGAGTCCCATAAACACCCCGCAATCGCGCCGCGGCCGCAATAAGATCGCCTTCCGCTCGGATTTCACCCGCCTGCTCGATCGCATCCGGGCACGCCACCCGTAGATCGCCAAGGTTGACCGTTTCGCCCCTAACCATTTCTTCTTGGCCGTTTGAACAAGGCTGCTCAGGGATCTCGTTGTTGTTCTCAATATGGCGGCAGGAATTGCCGTCACAGGCGGTATGATATTGGTGTTCGACGTCTTCCTTCAGTGTGCGCCATTCGGCCAGGAGAGGCCCAGGAGCGCGAATGAGCGACCGGCGCGGTGTCTGGCTTAGGAGAAGGTCGAAACGCTCTTCTGTGGACTCTGTATCGACGGTCACACCGAGGTCATGAATCGAGCGCAATGCTTCCTGCACGGAACGCCGGCAGATGGTGATCTCGTCGAGCTGACGCTTGCGGAGCTCTTCCTCGGCATCGAGGCGGGCGATCGAATCCTTGAACTCCTTTTCGCGAGCGAGGAGAGGGGAGAGATCGAATCCATAGGCGTCAAGGATCTGACCGCTCTTAGTCCGAATCGCGAATCGCTTGCCATTGGCTGAGTCCTTGGAAAGTAAGACACCAGAGGAAATGAGGTCTCGAATTGCGAATCGGATAGCACGTTCACTGTATCCGGTGGATTTCTCCAAGGCTTCGTTCGAAGGCCAGACGAGCAGTCGGTCGGCGACCGGCTCTTTGTAGTAAGAAATTAGTGCAGTCAGCAGCGCGATTTGGCTTTTAGACAGTCCCAATGCTCTAGCGGCAAGATTCTTTACCTTGTAAAGCTTGGGCCGGTCGGCTTCAATGTCGAGCTGTTCAAATGTATGAGGCTGCGGCGCAAGTTTACGCCAGCCCAAGTTACCCCCGGTTTGCATGTAGAGTCCTCAAAATGAGGCAAATCTTCTCCGTTCGCTCCCGAGGGAGCGTTGACAGCTAGAAGGAAACATGGGAAAACCGATTCGTGGTTATGACGGCGCAGAAGGTTTGGCGACCTAGAGGGCCTTGATCGGTTCTCTGCTGTTATCCTTTCTAAATCAAAGACCCTGGAAGTTGACCGCTTCCGGGGTTTTTACGTTTCAGTTTGCCGTTTCTTTTTCAAATGTCGTGCGCAATGCAGCCTGTATGGCTTCCTGCTTGGATTCAATCTTCCGTTCGGCCATGAACCTGCCCAGCTTCTCGGTATCCTCTTTGGTAAGCCAGATGGTAGCCATAGACATTCCCTCCCGCTTGCGACGCTCACGGTGCTCAGCCATTCTTTGAGCCGAAGACATTAACGCGAATCTCCTTGCACATTGCTCGCAACAAGTGACACCGATTCTGCTGATTTGGCAACCCTTGTGGTTAATACTTACTCAAACCACCCGCTTAAGTTCCATAAAATACATTATGCCACTTTTACGTGAGCTAAAATTTGGTTGCGTTTCGGATATTTTAAACCGCTGGAACCCCTACGAATCCTTGGGTTGAGTCGGCAAAATGCCTAACGTGAAGGATTCGTAATCATTTTTCGCTCAATCGGTATTGACTTACTACAGCAAAGTTTGCCAAAAAGAAATTGTGATATCCCATGACCGCTTCGCTATCTATACAGCAGAAAACAAGAAAACGCTGTTAGTGACAAATAAAACAGAGGTCAAGGAAGAAAGGTTTTAAGTTAATGTCCACTACTACGTATGTCCGCCCCTACGCTAATACGAAGGTCGCGCGTTTTCTGGATAAGCATATTGACCAGAAGGTCAACAAGTCCCACCGCGAGATTGCGCAAGCAGCCGGCTGGACACAATCGAACATGGTCACGATGATCAAGAAGGGCGATGCCAAGCTGCCACTTGACCGCGTGGCCCAGCTTGCCCGCGCGATCGACGTCGACCCTCTCTTCCTCTTCCGGCTCGCCCTCGAGCAGTTCATGTCGGATGACAAGGAGTCGGCACGGATGCTCGACTTCATTTGCAGCACGAACGAAGTCGAGATCCTCGGCGTCATCCGTGAAGCAACGGATAATCGTGATCCGAAGATCAACGACGCCCAGCGCGCCGCTGTCATCAAGGCATTCAGCGAATAGCCAGGCCCACCTGGTTTAACACCGGCGACCCGGAATAGGCCCTGGGTCGCTTTTCTTTTCTCCATCGCGATCAGTCAATATTGACTGATCGGTTAAGACATGACAAAGGACGGATCATGCAGAACACACCAGCGACAATCACCAAGTCTCACCGCAAC